TAAATAAGGTAATATATCTTTATTAGTTAAGAATAATACATTATTAGATAAACCGCATTGGTGTTTTCTTTCATAAAGATCATCCATGAATTCTTTTTCTTCGAGAGTAAATTCTTTAGAATTATGATGAAGTTTATTATAAGGAAATATCATATTACCATCTTTAAAATAATGATCACCTTTAATTTCTACTAACTGATTATTTATCATAAAATCTGGGATATAATTTCTTATATTGCCTTTAGAATCTTTATAATTAAAAGTACATGGATTTCTAATAATAGATATACCATTATCTATACAATATATCCATACTGCTAATTCCCATGAAGAATCAAAATATATACCATAATAGTTATATTTATAACCAACATGTAATGTACCATATTTTGCAAATTTAGCAAATATAGCTTTGTTTTTAATATCTTCGTTTTTCATAGGATACATATTGTTATATCGTTTTTTACAAGTCATTTCTGCTTGTTTACGATTAGTGTAATGCTCATTATTGTATTTATTTAATTTAGTAATTTTCATTTTATTTATATTATTATAATTTTTATTACTGTAACGTTTTAATTTAGTATTTTTAATTTTATATTTACATATATCAGTATTATTATATTCTTGGATGGTCATTCCGTTATGATTTTTCTTAAACGTCTCTATTTTCTTATCATTGTTCGAATAATTTGGATCACCATATTTTTTCTCACACGTTAGCTTAGCTTTATCAATGAATATTTTTACATAATTTTCACCATAACGTTTTATATTAGTCGATCTAGCTTTATCTCTGTTATTATATTTTTCATCGCCATAACGTTCAAATTTAGTTTCATTTCGTCTTCTAGTAATTTCTTCCCATTCCTCATTAGATTTATTGGATAATGCTTTCGATATCGATTTAGCTATTTCTGGATTTTTAGAAGGCGCAGAGTACCCATATTTTATCAAATTAGTTTGTTTCATTTTTAATTTAACACATTCAAGTTTTGATGGAACAGATATACCGTATCTTTTAATATTAGTTATTTCAGTTTTTTTACGTGCGGAAATATAATCCATATTAGACAGTTGTCCGCATTTTTTACATAAAAAATTAGAATAGTGTGGGATTCTATGTTTTCTAAAACTATTAATGATAAACAGTTGTCCGCATTTTTTACAATAGAATCCGAACGGTTTATTAAATGATAATTTTGAAAAATCATTTATGTCTGAGATTAGAACAATATTATCTTCCATAATCTTTCTTTCCTTTTTCAACGATGTTACTGTATAAATACTAGTTGTGACAGGCTGATAATGATTCTTCTTCTCATTTACACGATGAGAAGAAGAATATTACTTATTAACCCATACTACTTCGAGAAGTTATCAATGGTGTAGCCGCTGCGACCGCTGCGACAGAAGTTGGTGGACAAAAAACTATTGCACCTATAGTATCAACCTTAGCTGCTATAGAATTCAAACATGAAATAACAGGTTGCGCTTTAGCTAATCCCATAGACACCGTACACGGATTACCCGAAGTAAATACTCCTGAACTTGAAATATTTGCACACGTAGGCATAGGATTAACACCAGCATTTCCCCATATACTAAATGAATTAGATGTAAGAACTTTGGTAAATCCTGCAATAGGAGAGTCACATTTCCATTTAGAAGTTTTATTTTCATAACTAGAACTCTCTATTTTAGTATTGTTATAATTAGAATTAAGTTTATTACCTTTAATGTTGAGTTCGTCTATCTCTTCAGTATCTTTATCTGATGTGGTATTGATTTCATCGCAATCGCGTTTAAGTTTAGAAGTCTTTATTTCAATATCCTTTTCAGCTTCTATTTTTATATGTTTTATCTTAGCCGTCAACGTATCTTTAGTGATATCTATATGTGAACCAGCTTCATTATCATAGGTGAGTGAATCATCGTCTGTTCCCATCTGAATAACACGTTTTCCACTATCTGATAATACAACTTTTCCTTCTTTAGCATTTATACCAAAATAATACACACCTTTTTCTTTACCACTGTTTTTTCCACCAGTTTTAGATGTCCATAAGCTAATAATTTTTTCTTTCGTATCAATTTGAAAACCGAAAGTATTATCAAAAGTCATATCTGAATTGTCGTACTTCTCAAAATTAGGAACCATCAATGTCCATATATCATTTTTACGTTTATTTACTTCACCCAGAGTATAAGGTAAAACAAACAAGTTCTTCAGATCTCTATCTACAGATGTAACCCAAACGTTTTCACCTTTAGCATATTTAGGCGGTAGAACGTTATTGGTTTGCGACACTTGAAGAGTAACGTAGTTTTTTATCTTTATATTATTTTTTCCAATACTTTTGTTTACACTATTTAAACAGTTATCTTTCTTTATAAAAATGTTGTCTTCATATGCTCCGTTATTTATCGGTAAACCAAACATTAATTTACTGATAAATACACCTATAACATTATCTTTTTTATATTCTTCAGATGTCTTGACAACTAAGCCAAGCATCTTATCTTCACCATATAATAAACTTCTTTCTGAAGTAGGATTTATAAAATTTTTAATATACATATTTATAATCTCCTCTTATGCATTAAAATGTTTGAATTTTATTTAATAACGTATTCAACGTACATATTATATTACTGTAGTTTAGAGGTAGAACGTTGGCCGAAAGGCCAAAAACACTGGTTCGAATCCAGTCATTTTAAATTCAATTCTATAGCTTAAAGGAGAAATTTATGGAAAAGAAAACAATTAAATTTGGAGTTTGGGAAAATAACGAAATCTTTGTTGAGAACAAAATTATCATTCCCAACTTTTCAACAAACTACGGGTTTGAACTAAAGAACGGCATGTTAGTTACTGACATCGAAGGAAAAGAATATAAGATGTGCTATATAGGCAGTGGTACATCGTATCTCAAATACGAAATAAAGCCCCACTTGAGAGACGACGTGTCGTTTAAACTCTTTGAAAAAACAAAAGATCTGGTTGGAAAAAACTGGAGAACCAATGCGGCCGTTCTTACATTGATTGAAAATATTCAATATACGTTTATGCTCGAAGAAGGCGTTAAGACCTGTTACGGATATACCGATATTAAAGACGGTAAAAAATCTTTAATAGGTTTAATACCTATAGATCATGAATATAATGAAATAGTCGATACCTCATGGAATGATTATACTGGGGAATACGACATATTCACGACTAGAGAAGCCAGACCTATTGAAGAAAAAACTGCCTAAATAAAAAAGAACCTCTCGAATGAGAGGTTCTTTTTTATTCTTTTTTTGTAACTCTAGCTATAGTAACAGATTCTACCGCACGGGTGATTCCACTATATAGCCAGTTCTTATATTGATCTTTTCGACCATGATAATCGTCAACTACTACAACGTTGTTCCATTGACTACCCTGAGATTTATGTACAGATATTGCATATGCAAATGTACACGCAGTATATTCTCTAGGTAAATCGAAAAGATTTATATTTTCTGCTTCATTAGGATCATCTAATGAATATATGTCAAAAATACATTTCGGACATTTTAAATTAAACATCAGATGTTTATCATCTATAAAATCAGGACGTACTTTTAATTCGACATAATCTAATTTTGTGTTTATTATAGGATCTTCAAGTACATTCATAACCATACCATTCATAGGATTAATTATAGTATCATTAAATATTATTTCATGATTTAAATCATTTTTAATACATACTATTTTCTCACCTTTTAATGGATATTTAGATTTATCATATCCTAATCTATGACGTATTTCTTTATTTAATTTCTTTCTAGTCCTATTAGACCAACATAGAACAGCATCATAGTTCTCTATATGAAGTAAATCTTCATAATTTAAAACTTGGCTTTCTATGTATTTACCATTAGGAATAGGCTCATCGTTTCTAGCCATCGTTGCAAGTACCAATATACCAGAATCTCCAGCTTGTCGCATAACCATAGTAAGCATAACGTTAGGATGTTGAATATACATGTTTGGTGTAAATAATGGTGGTAATTGACCAGGATCGCCTAGTGCTAATATAGGTATTCCAAAAGTTTTAATATCTTCCATCATTTTACCATCCACCATTGATACTTCATCAATAACTATCAATTTAATACAACTATTTATAGATTTTCTTTTAGCAAAGAACGTTTGTCCAGTTTGATTATCTACACAAACTCTATAAAATGTTGAATGTATTGTATTTGAATATGCTCCTTTAGCTCGCAACAATGAAGAAGCTTTACCTGTTAAAGTAACGTATAAAACTTGATATTTATTTATTCCTAATAATTCTACTAATAAGTTTACAGTAGAAGATTTACCTGTTCCGGCATATCCTCCAATAGTGAAAACTAAATCTTTATCAGGATTAAAAAACCATTTTATAGCTTCAGTAATTCCTTTCGATTGTTGTTCATTTAAATGTAAAGACACATTCGTTTCCTTATCCGAATAAATTATTTATGTGAGTTTATAGCTTCAATTCCTATATACACATGATTATGTTCAGGAGTAACGTGCACGAAATTGATTATACCTCTCAATGTAGCATCTTTAATACATTCATCTATAAATTGATCAACTGTTATATCTTTTAAATTTTCTTTGAAGAACTCATAAGACGTATAATTTCTAATTATTTGTCGTCCATGGGTAGGTTTGTAAACAAATACTGTTCCTTTTTTATTTACATCAATTTTAGTAATAGCTTGTTGTGGAGAAACTTCTGTCATCTTAACACCATTTTTAGCTCGTTCTTCACGGTCTTTAGCTATTGCTTCTTTAGGTCTTACGTTAAATTCCATTGTGCTCATAAGAAACACCTTTATTCTACTTAATAATTTCGACTTCATCGCGAAGCCGTTCAAATTCTTCAACGAATGCTTCATGTATTTCGTCCGCGTTAATCAATCTCATTGCTTCAAATATATCGTCCATTTTAATAGACAATTCTGCTTTTAATTGTATGTATTCACACCTTACATCGATAGGTTCAACTGATATATTGTACAATAAATAACAATAATCGTCTTTTTCATTATATAAGACTAAATATTTAGAAAATCTTTTGAAATTTTCATAATTAACTTCGGACATTTCACGAAGACTTCCAGATCTATTTATCCATAAATACAATTGTGAGGCTATGTATGATAGTTTTGAACCAGAATAAGTTTTGAATATTCGTACTTCATATTCCCTATCCAAACTTTCTAAAGTTGCACCATACCTTTCCCCAACTTTTTCAAGACAAATCTCTTTATCTTTTCTAGATACAATTCCTATATTATCCATAATATCTCCTTTTTATAAGATTTCAATAACATATCTAAGTTATTAATTAAATACATAAATACATAGACAATGAGGTGTTTATATGAATGAATTATTAAATCTGAGTGATGACGAATATCTAGTTTCTTTTTGTATTCCTATCTACAAATACCCTGTAGAAAAATTACATAAATGTTTAGATTCTATATTAAACTGCGGATTAGATACTACTGATTATGAAATAATTATTATCAGTGATGGAAATAATAAAACTTTTAATAAAGAATTAGATAAACTCTTAGAATATTATAAATCTATAATTGATGTAAATATTCAAATAGCAATCCATATAAAAAATTCTGGATTATTTGAATCTAGAAAAACCGGTGTTAAATTATCGCGCGGAAGTTATATTTGTCACGTAGACTGTGATGATGATTTAGAACCAGGTTGTTTCGATGATTTAAATGATTTTATATCTAATTCTAAAACTGAATGGGATATTATTCAATATAACTACAATATGATATATCCTAAAGAAATGAAGAACGCTTCAGAATCGTATTATAAATTTCAAGAATATATCGCTAAAGATAATAAAAGTTTATTAGAATTATGTATAGTTGATGATGGTATACCTAAATATATTTGGGGTAAATTAATAAATAGAAAAGCATATAATAGAATTCTTAATAATATGCCTGATACATATGTTAATTTTGCTGAAGATTTCTTAGCATTAGTATTTTTAACTTCTAATTCTAAATCATACATTTTCAGAAAAGATATCAAAATGTATAACTATTACAGAACAGACGATTCGATGACTTCACATTATAAAAATATCAATAAAGAGAAATGGCAAAGTCTGATGTCTGTAGCAAATGTAATAAATATAACTGATATTAATAATTTTAAAGATGAAAAAGTTAAGAAAGAGATGCAAAAAATACACACTAAATACACTTTGGAATTATATTCGTTGTTGAGATTAAGAGACCAAGTATTCGAATCGAATGAAATGAAGAACTATGCTATAAAATCGTTTACAGATATCTTCGGTAAAGAAACAGTCAATAGATTTGAAAAAGCATTTAAAGAAACTAATCAAAATAAATAATAATTTCTCCTGGGAATTCCCAGGAGAAATTAATTAATCTAATCAGATGATTAATCGTCGACAGATCCTGTTGAAAGGAACAAGTCAAGAGCTCGTCCTTCATGGATAGCTTTTTCGATAATATATACTCCTTTGAATCCCATAGATTGATCTTTATGTTCTTCTTCACTAGTATTCAATAAAATATTTGAGAAATGTGCAGGAGCATAAATACCTGAGTAGCCATCATTAATTCGTCGTAAAGAATCAGTATGAAAATTTGTGGTATATAATAAATCTGAGCTCAATACATTGATATTATCAATATACCAGTTTTCAGTATCATCGGCATATCTTCCATCATATTTACTAAGTTCAGCAACTAATTTAGAATTTGTTGCAATAGAATTGATAATATCATCAACTGTACTATCAATTGTTATATCACAATCTACTACAAATGTCTTATCTGGAACAGCTTTACAAATTCCATACACACTAGATAATAGACTGTCATCGTCTTTAATAAATGTATCTGATAGTTTACCGAATTCGTAGCGAACTACACCATCAGCATCAACAAACACGAAAGTACTTTCCTGACCTTCTTCAAGTTGTAAAAGATTAAGAATAGTTGTTCTATCTTCTACATCGTCAGCATCACCGTTATATGCGATTTCTTTAGTTTTACCTACATGGAAGAAGATTTTAGAAATCTTTCCCGGTACCTTAGTGTATTCAAATTCATCGGTGGTACTAGATTCTTCTTTTTCTTTCCATGTGAGATAAAGATCAACGTCCTGGAGGATTTTAGAGTTTGCACGTACTGTTATTTTCTTATCACCGCTACCTAGTTTATATGCACCAGAAATAGCATAATCGTTAAGTTGTGATGCGAATTCCGCATATGATGTTTTAAACTCTTCATTCTTAACAACATCAGCAATAACTTCTTTAAGAGTTACAGGATTATCTTTTCTGTTATATTTGAGTATAATTTCTCTTGTATTGCTAGTATCGTGATTACCTACTACTTCATTGAAATTAAAATTAACACGCACATCAATTGTTGCTGGAGAATCAGTATCTTCGCTCTTATAGAAATCTGTTGCTTCATCATTTGCAACGGTTGAACTAGTGATACCTACAGTTTTAAGTTTACTGATATTTTTATCAATATCTGATGTAAGAGGAATTTCAGTACCCTTGTCTGTAACGATCTTGAATCCTTCAGCAGCATCGAGTTTTACAAGTGTGGTTTTGAATTTAATCTTTTTTGTAGGATTAACTTCTCCTACCATAAGACATTTGGTTTTTAAAGATACGATTTTAGTGTCACCGACATCAAATTCGGAAACATTTCCTTTTTTATCAATCAATTGCATATAATTGACTCCTTAGTTGAAATTTATTATTTCTAAATTTTTAATGCTATTTAAATTACTGGATTTAACGTTTGTTCTTGGTAATATCTGAAGATCTTTTGTCAGTTCAAATATAGGTTTATTTTTCTTATCTTTGATTTCCACTTTATCACATTTATCTAATCTTTTGATATCTTTGATAGTGTTCATTATTCTACCTCAGTTATAATTACTGAAACGTTGATATCTTCTTCAAGAAATTCGTTATCCATATAAACTTTATCTTCACCATTAGCATCGGTTACAGTATATTCAACGTGACGTTCTATACCGTCATCAGGGAATTCGATTTCTGCCGATATATCATTCTTTAAATCTTCAAAGGTTTTTTCACCTGAGAAATAATGAAATGATTTTTCTTCAATTATATCGTGGTATTTCTGTAATACACTAATAGTAATTTTTTTCTCAAAAACAAGTATTATATCTAATACTTTAGATTCGGATATAATTGTTTCTGGAGATATTTCTTCTCCGTTACAAATAATCTTATGTACGTCTTCATTAAGTTGAGCTTTCTCAGCATAAATAGATGTAGTTTTAATCCAGTCAATTAGTTTAACTGGTTCTCCGTCACCTACACCTAATTCGTTTAAAATAAAACTATCGTATTTCACAGGATGAGAAATTCCATCGACTATAAGATTATATTGACCGTATATAAAAGGTTTATCAAAAAGATTTTCTGAGTCAATATTTACATACGGATTACTTACTTGTAATAGATGTGGATTACATATTACATCTACTGTGGTTTCGTGATTTTCAAAATCTTTGAATAGAATCTTATATTTTCCGATTTCATTCAAAGCTTTTTCATCATCATAAATACATGTGTTAGTATTATAGTTTTTAGGAGTTTCTACGGTAGACACGTTGAATGTACAATCTTTATCACTCTCAAACAATTTAATATACTGTACATGATCGGTGTTTTTTCTATTACCGTTATTATAAGTTTCTAGTATATCAAATAATGAATACGCTAACCAATTATAAGGTTTACTTGACGTTATATCTATAACTTTGCATATATAAAGAGAACCATATTGTTTGAATTCTACCATACGTTTTATATCTGAGTCATCATACATAGCATCTTCAAACAATTTCAATGCACTAGGTATTTCAACGTCTCTAATACTATCTGGCGCACTTTTAATGGCGTTCTTTATCGTGCTTATCATAGAATCAATAACATTTTCCCCAAAAATACGTTTAATAATATGTATTTCTTGTGTAATAATGGATGGTATCATAATATTGATCCTCTTTATCGATTTAAATTTACATTATAATGTTTTTATTTCTTAATTAAGAAATCATTTTAAAACATTAAATTGATATGCATTTACGGAGGTTTTAAATGACCGAAAAAAAGAAAATAAATATTATATTAGAACCTATAAAAAATTGGTTTAAAAAATTTGGATTAATTTTGATTAGTATAGGTGCCGCTATATTAGCGGCTATAACTATAAAGAAAGCAGATCACATTATTCAAAAAAACGATGAATCTAAAAAGAATAAGTTAAATGAAAATGTAGATAAAGTTAAAGAAAATGTAAATAATACTAATAATATCAATAACGAAATTAAAAATGATATCAATGGTATTAAAGACAATATAGTAGAATACCAGCAACAGAATGATAAAGATAAAGATGATTTCGCTGAAACACAAACAACTTTAGCAGAAAACGCTGGGTTCAAAAAGAAACAATAATGAGGTATAAAATGTATCTTAAAATATTAGAAGAAATTAAAAAATCTGAAAAATATAGTCCTAAAACACACCCTATTATTACTTTAAATAATAGCGAGATTTTTGAAGAATATTATAATTATTTTATAGTAAACAATTTATTGTTTATTGTGAATGCTACATTTACTGATATTGGCGGAAACCCTTACGTTAGAATATCTTTAGTAAATCCTAAAAGCATAAGTTCCATACAATGCCCAAAAGAATTAGAATTTGACATATCCACAATCGGTGAAATTACAGAATCCAACTCTACAATATTTGAAACTGCCGCTAAAGACATTCTTCAAAAATTAGGCACTAATCCTAATAACTTCGGCATTTCTTATAATAAAACGAGAGTAACTATCGGTAAAGAATCTCTCATAATGCCCGGTGATAAAATTAAATTTAACGGCAACCTGTTTTCAGCAGATGTAAATGGAATAGGACTTGAAAATCTCGTATCTGATCCTGGAAAATCATTAGTTAATGAGTATAGAATATATTCAGATGTTAAAAATATAGATTGTATAAGCGTGCCTTTAATAGAAGCAGATTTAACTCCGTTGCTTGACTACTTCGACGACGACATTAAAACTATGATTAAAAATTATAGGAATAATAAATACGGAACGATGGAAGTACCAGCATATAAACATCAGGAATATTCTAAAGGAAATCGTGTTTGGGTAGATGTTAAAGTTGTAAGTAAGAGCGGAAAAGCTGAAAATGAAGTACCTGAAAAACGAAGATATTTCGTTTCTAAAATAGATAACAATAATCATATTCCATTAAGCAAAGAAGCTAGAGAAAATGATGCGTGGTTGGAATATGATCCTGAAACGAACGAAGCTATAGGAGAATAAAATGAACGGTTATATCACTTTCAGTAAAAGCGATATACATCATGTAACAAATAGCACAGTTATGAAAAACAAAAATAACGCTATTTCTATACGAGAAACTGTCGCTACATACGCTTATCCAATGAGAACAGCTACTTCTCCTAGAGCAAGCATGGTACATGATACTATCGCTAATAAAAACGATATTAAATCTATACGTATTAAAACTGAATATGCTAAAGACATATCAGAGATAAGTAATTTATCAGATTTATTATCGTCTAATTAATTTTGGTTATATGGCATGATGTCTTCGGATACATGTCTTGTGTGGGCTGATGCGTCGGTACCACATATATAAACGCGTTTCAACAGGTAGCAAAAGCTACCTGTTGTTTTTTATATATTAAAATACTTATATATGATTTATGCATGGAGGCAATATTTATGAAAGCAATTATTTGCGGAGGAAGAAGTTTTAATCCTACCGATTTCAAAGAAAAATATCCTAATTTTGAACAAGAAATATTAGATATTTTTAAAGAAAATAATATAGATGAAGAAGTTTGTGGATTAGCTGCTGGAGCCGATAAATATGGGAAATATTTAGCTGAAAATAACGGAATTCATGTGAAAGATTTTCCAGCAGATTGGAAGGGAACAAAATTTCCAGACGATCCTTGCAAAATGTTAGATGGTCCTTTCGGTAAACCATACAATGTATTGGCTGGTAACAATAGAAATAAACGTATGGGAGATTATGTTAAAAATAACGGTGGCGGAATCACAATAGCTTTACCTGGTGGTAACGGAACACTTCATATGATTAAATATTCGTTATCTCTAGGATTGAAAGTTTATAAATTCGACGAAAATATAGGACAGTTTAAACACATATCACATATAGAAGAAGGAGACTAAAATATGATGAATTCGTCTGTAAAAAGATTATTACCTGCATTAGCATTGTATGGTACAATGGCGGGAAATGTAAGCAAAAGCGCGCATGTAAAACCTGTTGAAAAACTCCAAATGAAAGGTTTAAGTAGTGAAGAAATGGGAACTAAAGGTAACGGTAAAAAATTATCTAGAGCTCAAAGAAAAAATAAAAACAAACGAAGAAAATAAAAACCATTATTATTAAAGATTAGGAGCATTTAAAAATGAACGATATTAGTACTTACATGTCACCAAATATAGATGCTATAAATGAAACATTATATGAAATGAATATGGAAAAGAAAAAGAAAAAAGATATAGATAAAACTATAGAAAAACCCCCACGCATTTTATCTGATGAAGAAATACGTGATTTAGGAAATAATTATTAAAAGGAAAAGAAATGACCAATAATTTTATATTATTCTTAAATGATACGAGACACGTACGTCAAAACACATTTTATCAGTTTTGTCTACATACACACATTGATACTAAAACTGCGTTAGATAAAATCAGAAATAAGCATAATAGAAAATCACAAATTGTAATTACCACAGATATATCATCAATAGGTTATGATTTAATAGATAAAGAAACCTATAATTGTAATATTTTTATGGTAGGATTTTTCAATAAAAAAACGGGTGAATTAATTTCCAGAGACATAGATAAATATGTTCGTGAATACGTTCATCCTAGAGATGTACTATTACGTGTACTATGTTTGGCTAAAAATAACGAGATAGTTCAAGTTACAGATAAAGAATTAAGATATGGTCACAGTTTATCGAGATTGATTCTCGGACACCATTTTGATTACGAATTAATCAAATCTGATTATAAAATACCTTATCACATACGTAATCGAAACAAATTGCTAAAAACGATATATTCTCTATATGGTAAAAACAAATAAAAAAGAACGCGGTACAACCGCGTTCTTTTTAGATTACTTCTTTTCTTTCTTTTTAGAAATTAAGTAATTCATAGCTGCCATAGATGCAGCTATAGAGGTAGCATCTACTCTCTGAGTTACTGTCTCTTTTTCCTCCTCTTTTTCCTCTTCAGGTTCTTTCTTAGGATTTCTATATCCATCTAAAAGTTCTTGAAAAGTAGGCTTATTAACTCTTATAGTAGTTTTAGCTACTTCATTAACTTTCTCAACCGGTTTTACAACTTGTTGTTGAGAAAGATTGTAATCAAAAATACCATTAATTCCACCCATAGTATTTCCCCCTTCACTAATATAATATAAACATCAAATGGTATTATGAATAAAAAGAAAACCGATATAAAATATCGGTTTTCTTTAAAAATCAAACGTAGATTTAATTAGGTAATATGCCTAAAGACTGAGCATTGATTATCTGAAAGCGTTTAGTATCTTCTTCTTGGAAGATCTTTGCTCTGTTAGTAGATTCTTCCTGAAAGATCTTTGCTCTGTTAGTAGATTCTTCCTGAAAGATCTTTGTTCGATTTGTTATTTCCTTTTGCATGTTTACAAATCCTTCAGTAATAACTTTTCCCATCTCAGGATCAACTTTAATAGCTTCAAGTTCGTTGTCAGAAAAATCATATCCGATAATTTTTCCATCATCATCATATACGTATTTCATATTTATAATACCTTTTAATATAGCTATAATAATTAAAGAGTTTACTCTACTATATCAATAATACAATATACATTTATCTGATACGATCAAATCAAATAATTAATATATTTTAAATGTTGGACATTATTATGATAAAAAGGAGTTAAAAATGCTTAATGAAACTTTTTTATTAGAAAATTTAAGAATTGCGTTAGGTTCAAAACTATTTGAATGTATCGAACCTAAATGGTACATTAATATATTAAACATTAAAACTAAATACTTGTGGTCACAATACTATCCTAAGTTAGTTAAAGGAATTAAAATAACGCAAGCTTGTGCAATTCCTACATTTGACCCAGCTAACAACATCCAAGAATTCCACAGATATATTATACCAAAATACAATATGGAAGATGAGTATATCGGTATTGAAAAATTCTATTTTAATGGTCAGGGATATGACCAAGTTTATTCAGGTTTTAATTCACCAATGGCAGATGCTGCTATGGCGAAAATTCGAAGTTTACAAAATGTGCCACAAGTACGCTGGCGCTGTGAATTCGAAGCTCCTAATTTCTGTGAAGTATATCCATATAGACGAAACCATCTAGATTTCGTATTGACTATGCAGAGATTGATTAGATTACCTGAAATACAAATGGGTTATCATGAACACTTTATAAACTTATTCATAGCTGATGTAAAAAAATCTATATATGCGGAATTCCCGGCTGCTAGAGAAAGTGGTGTATTAAACGGTGTAGAAATAAACGCCGATATCAGTAATTTCGAGTCTGAGGGTGATTCTAAAAGAAACGAAATAATATCAGAGCTTAAAGAAGATTATTTCTTAGACCCATCAAGATTTGAATCATTCCTTAGTCAAAGCTAATTGAGGTGAATTATGAAACAAACAATAGTACATCTTAATAATCTTAAAAAGGCTATGGAATTATCTAAAACTAATACAGTAGTATTTGAAAACTGTACAAATTTTGAAAAATATTCTTCAGATAAGTACAATTCTATATTAAATCTGTGTGTCCAAAATAATTTCATACTGAATGAATTAGTACCACATTTGAAAGCTGTATCTAAGATAAAAACATTCAATGATGAAGAAAAAGCAATGTACTATTATAAACCGCTTAAATTAGCATATGATTATTATGGTTCTACTGATTATTGGTGGATAGTCTTAGCTGTAAATGGTTTTTTCTTAGCACAAGATTTCACTGGTTGGGATTCTCTTATTATGCCTGAAAGATCTGATATAGAATCTATATTAGATAAACAAATATATTCAGGTACAGAACTAGGTAATATATAATAATTAACAGGAGGTAATCCCTCCTGTTAATTATCTTAATATGTCTTACCGTTTCTTTCAAAACTACATTTTCCTAAGAATCTAGGAGGAATCACTTTATAGTATATAGTTGCAGCTACACTATAAGTTGCTGTAGTTTGATTGAAATCTTTAGATGATTCCCAGCTAGTAAGATTAAATCCTACTTTCCAGTTAGGAGCATTGTCTTTAATTCTCATAGTTTCCATTTGGATACAGAAAGCTATATATGGATCTTGACAATATTTAATGTTTTTACATCCCTTATTCAGAGCACATAAAGCATTACAAGCATACATAGATGTAAGAGTTTTACCTGCTACATAGCTAGTATAATCTTTGGCTTTAGCATAAAGATCATCTTCGACAGAATTAACTTTCTTAGCTATATCCATGAGATTTTCAGGATTGTTGGTACTATCTACCATATCCCAATAAGCTTTTACATCTTGAAAATGATTTTTGATGTCTTCTTCTTTAATATTTTCTACCTGGAACATCTTTTTAAGATCAAGTTCAAAAGGCATGTATCTTGTTAAACCGATATACAACGGATATCTGTTTGAATCATTTCCTAAGAAAGTGAATTTATAATATTCAGGAACAGTTCTGTTAGGTTTAATAAAACCTGCTTTCTGATAAATGTCTGCTATTTGATAAAATTCTTCTGTTGCAAGATTAAGAATTTCTTTATTGTTCTGCATTTTGGAACAAATATCATAATATGCTGCGTCTGCTCCAGAATCACTCATCTTATCTGCTTTAGAAGCAGCTATTGCGAACGCATTGAGATTACCTTGAAGCATCAGCTTTGAAGGTGTAAGCATTTTATGAATTGTTGAAATTCTCGCATCAGAAACGTTAACGTCACCTATTATCATAGGACCGAATTTAGCAGTAACGCTAGATTCGTTTAGCATAATAACAGATTCATTACTTTTTGCGGGTTGTTCAATTTGTTGTACCTGTACAGGTTGTGACCCTTCTGTACAGATATTCACTGACATATTTTCTTTGCTTATTTTAATATTCATATCCAATTCCTTTTATAATTAATCGTTCATAAGATCTTCTAGATATCTTTCCAACTGTCCATTGAGAATAATCAATGTGTAATCTACACTATCTTTGATATATTCTATAACAAGTTCGAACAGATCCAATATCTCAAGTATTTTACTATGCCATGGGACATTGGTAGTATATATTATTGAAGAAATTATGCCCTGGATAACATTCAAATCTTTATTGACTATTTTACAAAAATACTTTACAAAATCATTAGGAATACCATCGATGATCTTACCGTTAAAAGTTAAACGCAATTGGCTAGACATGTGAGTAGTTTGTTTTGTAAAATGCACTAAATATTCTATGATATCACACATACTTACAGGGATGTAATCTTCGTTATAGTCTTCCATAGACCTAAATTCCTCAACTACATTATCTACCCACGCTTTCACACTATCAAAAAGATATTTAAAAATACAATCTGATAAAAAATGTGAAGCTATTAACTTTTTAAAATTTTGGAGTTCTTTTATTTCACCTTTAACTCCATGTTCGATTAACATTTCATAATTTTCAAATGTAAAATTATAGTCTATCCCAACATATTTATACTTTATAGATGTGAAAAATCTGTGATTCATCATATTCGACACTATCGTGTCTTTATTTATAGATAAACTCTTCGAATCGTCATTCTTTTTAGAATTATTAGTCTTATCTTTACGTTTACCAATACTGAATATTAATTGTTTTCCAGATTTTTTCAATTTTACCAATATAATTATCGATAAGATTATAGCTATTAATAAAACTGAATTAATTATCGCCAATACTAACAATTTTGTATTTGTATTTGGTTGTTGTAAAATAGTAGAAGAGGTCGTTGTTACAGTGTCCAACATAGTTGAACTTATTTCATTAACTTCATTCATATTACTTTCCAACTACAATATAATTCATTAAGATGTTTTTAAGAATAAATTAATCATTTCTTCATTTGAATATTCTATAAACGTAGTAGAATCTCTTTTTTTCTCATTTTCAACAAAATGTATATTATCATCATATGTTTTGATATTATAATTTTCAGCATCAATTGATTTATAAAAACGTATTCTGTCAAAAAATAAAATATTATCAATATTTAATTCTTTAATTATCTTAATGAATGTGTTGTTTAAAAAAAGTTTAAGTTCTTCATTACTTATAGAAGGAAGAATAAAACATATTTTGTTAAATCCGTAATACGATTCGGTTACAACATCAGTAGCAAAACTATTAACTTTACCGTTGTTCTTAGTGGGTTTTTTATCTTTAAAAAAACTATCGGTTTTAAAAATATCTAAATATTTGTCATATATCGAAATTGTAAACTCGTTCGTGTTAATGATTTTATCGTATTTTCTAAAATCAAAAAATAAATCATGAGAATAGCTCTCACAATTATCTAAATATTTTATCAAAAAAGGATGTTCATAATAATGAACCAGTTTATTATCTATCAATAAACTTCCTCTATATGAATCAAATTTACTGTAGAAACAAACGTCACAACGATATCCTTTATATTTTTCAAGTAATTCTTCAGAAATATAGTTATCGTAAAAAATATAATTAGGCAATAATACGCCTCTAATAACTATATTATAATCTTTTTCATTAGAAAGATTATCGCATATGTTCTTTAAAGCGAATACTTGTTTTGATGGATCTTCTTTAGATCTGAATATTATAAATGTAATTTGTCTATCATTATCTATATGATAGTAACCAAACAATTCTCCTGAATTAGTATATACGATTTCTATACTTGTGCTATTGATTTCATTATCTCCAAATTGATTTCTATAAAACTCTATAACGGGATCAGGTATTTTATATAAATCAGGATTTTCAATTGTCGGTAGATACAATGCAGAATAATTTAATATCCTATTCAAAGTAGTTTTTAGTGTTTTTTCAGTCTTGTTTATTTTAGGTTTATTTTTTTTAGACATATATGTATCTCTCCAAAAAAGAGAAAGGATACAAAAACCCTTTCTCTTTTTAGATTATTTTTTGTCAGCAAGTTCTTTAGGTATAGGAACATTATCTGATATTGCTGTTGCTATTACTCCGTTCTCATCAAATACAGTTAACTTATAACCGAATTTAATTCTATCATGCAAATCAGTGAATCTAGGCCAACTCAAAGTATTTTGAGTTTCAATATGACGAAGACAGTTGTTCATATCAGAGTCATTATCATATGCCTGTTTGAAATCTCCTCTTGTAATATCCTTAGTTTTAATAACTGTTTTAACTAACGTCAACAAATCATTATCTTGATCAGATATATCTGTGTTTATTTTTCTTCCATCATCTTGACGTTTTCGTTTTATCTTTTTGCGTTCTAGATTCATAGCTGGAGAAACTCCTGTATGTACTCGAATCTGATTTCCTATTGTATAACAACAATGAATATTTGGAACTTCTCTGATATCATTAAAGTCTCCAGCATACACCCAATATCTTCCTAAGAATAAATATTGTTTACCAACTATGAGTCTTTCACCAGTAGGAGTAGTTTTTAACCAAATAGTACCATCATCGTTGAGGTTTGTATTAGGTATCATCTTCTTTTATTTAAAACCTCCATTAAATTTTTATACTCACAATATTGCATACCGTGAATGGCTAATAATAGATTGTTAGAATATAAGTTGTTCAAAGACGTAATTACATAATTCTTAAACATCATAAATTCTGTTGCTGTAAAATCACAGATTTCTCCTTTAACATGATTGCTTAAAGATATTCCTTGATATTTTATACTCGTAACATCATCTATAATACATGGCTTAATAATGAGACCACCATTTTCAGATATCAACGGACATTGTGCTTTGATAGAAAGATCTCTTATCGAGATAGGATGACCCATTCCATCATTTGCAAACACACCACTATTTCCTATAATCCATCCTGTTGCAACGTTCAGTGCGTCAGTTAATAGTGGCAAATCCATAGGTGTCATTTTCACACGTACAACTGATGAATTTACTATTCCATTATCTCCTATGATAGTTTTCTTATTTTCCAAAGATATATATCCTCTGTTATTAAACATAAGGTTTCCATTATTACTATTTTTAGTAGAATAATAGAAACCGTATTGATTAAAATCTTTAGAGGAATTCTTCAATTCGACAATGTGCTTTAAACTGATAGAAGTATTGATTCTGCATATAACATTTGATAACTTATCAAGATTTTCAAAATCTAACATATGTTGCTCCTTTTATTCATTATATACGATCCAAATCAATTCTATCATTTTCAATTTCATTGGCTGCTCTAAGTCTAAATACTCTATCTCTATCTCGTCGTTGATCCATTATAGATGGAACACTGATATCTGCAAAATCGAAATAATACACGTCTTTATCTTTTATTTGTCTTAAACGACCTAAAAGTTGACGAGTTACTATCGAAGAACTGAATGTAGTTAATGGAAACAACATTTGTAATCCTTCGATATCTTTTCCATTCTGCATACTTCCAATTGTTCCAATTATAATCTGTTTGGTTAATTCTTTTTCTTTTAGTTCTTTATCTTTAACCAATCCACAATATGTTCCAACTGAATAGTTAGGATATTTCTTTTTCAACCAATCCCTAATAAATTCTATATCTTGTATCCAATCCGTTACTATCAGCATTTTCGCCTTAGGATTTTCTTTAAATATAGGCTCAGCATAATACATTACTGTTCTCATTAAGTTTCCACCATATTTATCAAATAAATATCGTGTATATTTTAACGAGCTCAAACCTCTAGGAGTTTTGAATCCGATTCTATCCTCGGCTGTAGAATTACTATTATATGTAACGTAACGTATAATATAATAATTATTCATTTGTGCTGTATACGAACCATAAGATTTAACTTCTTTATATATTTTAGCAAACATTTTATCTTCAACCTTAGCACTTCTACCTGGAGTAGCACTAAGGTATATAGTTTCATCTGTTTGCATATTTAAATCTATCGAGTTAAATAACAAATATCTGTTGTGTGCTTCGTCGAAAATCTTAATACCTATACCTAAACAGTCAGCTATATCTTGAAGACTCATTTTGCCATGGGTCTTCTGATACAAATGCAACGTATTTATTGTAGTAAGGTAAACTGCTGCTTTAGGTTTTATTTTTCCAGATACACAATCTTCGAAATATTGTATTCCTACAACATTTACTATTCCGCCATTTTCTCCGTTTTCAAGATTCGTGTATTCGGATATCTTATTGCTCCATTGATTTGCTAGATTAAACGATATTACCATCGTCGTTTTCTTAACATCACATATATGCTTAGTAGAACAATAAGTTTTACCTTTTCCAACATCCAGTTGTAAAAATGCCTGATTATTGTAATACAAAGTATTATTTAGGAATTTACAACTTTCTTCCTGAACTTCATCTTTTGGCGGAAATATCATATCCATTTTTGATATTTTTGAATAGTTTTTGTATCTGCTGGTTTGGTCTATAACAGTGTATTCTTCACATATTACTTCTAATGCGGCTTTAATTGTTTCTAGACCTAAACCTCTAGGCAATTTCAATAATCCTAATTTAGGATCTTTCTTTTCATCTTCTGCTTCAAATTCATATAGAAAAGATGTATAACGATTTGCTTGCGGATCCCAAACCGCTAACATTTTTTCCAATGCATATACTTGATGTAATCTATACGGAGTTAGAATTATAACAGAAGGTCTAACTAAAACCTTTATCATATTCTAAACCCTTTTAGTATTTCTTAGATACTCTGAAGAAGCAGTCATACAACGATGTGCCCATACGTTTACTAATCGAAGCATTCTTGAACAAATTCTTCAAATTCTGATAAGCTAATGCAGTATAGAAGTCTTTATTCATAATGGCATCTGATACTTTAAGAATCTGATACTCACAGTCTTTCTTATTCCAATCTGGTGTTTTTGCTTTAGAGAACTTATCTCTAAGCAAACTCTTAGCAATACACTCAAAGTGAATAATGTTGTCAACGAATCCTGATTCATAAATAATCTTAACCATTGCTGCGATAAGCTCATCATATGTAGTATATCGAGATACTGTGTTTCTATCAATTGTACCAATAAGAAGATTTAAATATTTAGAAATTTCCTCAGTATCAAGAATTGTATAGAACAACGGGTCTTCTGGTGATTCCAATTTATTGAAAGGAATAAGAATATTATCAGCATTGTTTTCATCTTCAATAAATATTTTCTTATTTGCAAGAATCTCATCTGAAAGTGCAATTCTCATACCGTCATTTTCAATAGGATAATCAACCTCATGATCTCTCACTGCGACATAATCCAATGCGATAACAGTATCAACTTCATCATCTGATGTATCTACGTTAGAGTTAACGATATCTTCGATAGAATCAGAACGAACTACCAAATATAATTCTCTTTGTGAAGAATATTCTGGTTTAATGAAGAAATCCATACCATCAGAATAGAAGTATTTAGAAAGAGTTTTATTTACGATAGCAATAGAATGAGTTCCCAAATCATGTTTAGCAGAAAGAGCTTTCTGTGACATAGGATTTACACACTTGATTGAAGGCAATGTACCAAGACGAGTTCCTTTCAATCGTCGTTCTACTGTACCTGCACACTTCTTACATACACCATGCTTACACGTACATGTAATAAATGTTCTGATTTTAATGGTCTGACCTATAAGATGTTTATCTTTATCTAATTCAATAACTCTTAATTTACCGAGTTTCTCATCATACATGTACTTACCAGCAACCATGTCAAGATAATCTTCATTCTTAACAAAGTAATTCAAATATCTTGTATTTCCACAATCATCGACATTATAGTTAATGAAAATATCTGATGTAAGTCGGTTAATTTTTCTTGATAAGAATCCTGAACGAGGCAAGTTATCATTCTTTGTCATCATCGCATCACGCGCAGTAATCGTTTCCATGTAATATTCTGCTGGATTTTGAAGACCACGAATATAACCTTTAGTGATAGGCCACGGAATAATTGTTTTATCAATGTCAGGACGTGTACCTACTGTACATAAAACTTTAGACAGCTGTGCTATCTTTAAACGTCCAGCAAGAACATATGGTTTAAAACAGTTCAAATCATCTTTAGCAATGATTTCAGTTAATTCTTTTTCACATTCTTTTACAATTTTTTCATTTTCATCAACTGTTTTATCGTTTGATAAAGTTGTGTGGAACAAACGATTGAAATCTTTATTTCGATTCTTAAATTCGATAATATTGTAAATTGAAATAGTGTTACACTTCACATACGCCCAGTTATGTGAGAATGTAGATAAATTATCTTTTATAGCTGAAAGACACTTACTTATTTCAGGCGTTACTTTCTGTTGGAAATCCACTACCATTTGAGTAACATGTTCCATAATATCGTTAAACATTCCCTTACTCAAATGATCGTATGAATACATTTCATTTGCTGTAATTGGAATTTTAAATACAACATTTGCTCTCCAGAAAATCAAATCAAGAATCAATTCTGGTATGGTCAAAATATAGTTATTCTTACCGCATTTAACTAATACATTATTATTTAAACGATGAATAGGATCATCGAAAAAGTAAGCATTTGTTCCAGTATATAATGAAAAATACGTAGCTCCATTATCCTTTAACAACTCTTTAGTATCGAAACCCATAATTACCCTACGTCCATCTTTCAAATAACCTTTTGGGTAATTTTGAGATTGAGCTACAACTGTGCTTTTTGTTTTACTCATTATATCATCCTCCATTTATTTCGTGAAACTAAAAATACCAATGTTTTCATTAGATAGTTTTAGTATTTTTATAAAAATATATAAATAAAAAACAGCTGGAATTTTTTCCAGCTGTTTAGGTTAAAATTTATATAATTAAAAAAATCTAATCAATTTATTATACACATTTTCAAAGATAATAGGATACATATTGTTTTCTAAGTTCATAATAAATTTGTGTTCGTCTTTAACTTTATCAACGTTTCCTCTAATTATCATTTTATTTTTATTATGACCATACGATACAAAATCCACCAATAAAACATGTATTGTTTCATGAAATGCTAATAACCCAATATAATAAAACAGATCTTTAGTATCTTTGATTTCATATTTTTTAGATAGATTAAAACAAATATTAACTTGTCTATCTATATCATAAATATCTGTTATTGCTTCCACACTAGAATCTATTATACTTTCATCATATGGAGCAGGTTCTCTTTTTTCAGGATCATCTTTAGAATATACGTAATACAAATTAAGCTGGATATCATGAATAAACCTACTTTTAAAATAACTTATCCAGAAATAGAACATCTTAGATTCTAATGTATTCATTAACTCTATCCCGTGTATCATAGACTTTTGTATACTATTAGAATCGTCTCTAATTACTTCTTTTAACCACATATCGGCAACATTCAATTCTATCTTTTTCTTCATACCTAGCATAGCGTTTTCTCCTATTTTTTATTAAAACCGTTATTAAAAAACGAACTAGAATTCTTTTCAATTTTCATAGAACTTACGTCTTGTTTAAACACCGACGATTTCTTATTAGGTTTATCTTTAGTCACAACTATATTTGTCACAAAAGGTTTAAACTCTTCTTTTTTATTTTCTTTTTTCATACTATTCCTCATATCGATAAAATGTTAAATTTATTTTACAAATATAAATTTTTATATATTAACTAAATAGACAAGAGGAGAAATAATATGAAAGAAAATAATAAATCATTCTTAATAGGCATGGGAATCGGTGTAGTTGCATCGATTGTATCGATCGGTTCTATATATGGCATAACTAAAAGATTCAATAAAATGAATCTTAAAGATAAAAAGAAGAGACTTGAAGAAGAGATAAATGAAGATGAAAAAACTCTCATGCTATTAAATAAAAATGTCTCAAAGATGGATACGATAATAATGTCGGCTTGGAATGAGCAGAAATTATCTTTTGATGTTCCTAAAAATATGACAGAAGAAGAGTTTTATGCTATGAAAAATCGACGTGAAGATATGAATTCGCTTATACCTGTGTACAGACAACGTATACAAGATAAGTATATTAAGCTCCAATATTTGGAACTTAAAAAGATGGAAAAAGAACAATTTTGTTAAAATCATACTAATCAATTAAGCCCGAATCAGTTAAATGTAATTGAGTTAATCAATTAAACCCGTCAAAAGAGAATGTATCGAAATAGATTATTAAATCCTGATTGGTGAAAATGTATCAAAAATCGAAAATCAAATCCAAAATGTTGTAATGAATCGATAAGCTATATTTAACCCACTAGAATAAAATGAATCGGTTTTCAATATTAAACACATATCCCCCACAAATGTATCTCATCATAAAAATTCAATCCAAAAGGAGTTAATGTATCGACACAGCTTATTAAACACGGATATGAGAAATGCATCTGGAACAAATATTAAACCCTTATCAGTTGAAATGTATCAAAATAAATAATTAAATCCTTATTACTATAATGTATCGCAATAGAATATTACACACGTATATATTAAATGTATCTTGAAGTAAAACGAATCGCTGATTCAAATTAAATCCGGAAAATATTAATGTATTTATTATGAGGAACGAATAAATCCGTGGAACAACAATGTATCGAAATAATGTATTAATTCCTGATATCAAAAATGTATCTCCGATTCCAATTAAATCCAGAAAGAGTTAATGTAGTTAATGTACTAAAAAATAAACTCGGGTTTTACCCGAGTTTATTTTTTTATAATTCATTATAATATTATGAAACAATTTCCCAAACGTATTCAAGACATTGTTTCAAATATTCTTTTCTTGCATTAATAAGATTATCTTTATTCTGCAAATCTTTAAGAATATCTTTTACAGCATCGACTCCTAGTTTAATAGCTGCATCGTTAGGGAACAATTCGCTAATTTCAATATGTTCTGAAGAGATATCAATACTTTCATCTTCAAGAGCAGAAATTGAAGGAACCAACAATGATGTAACTGAACTAAACAAATTATCGAAGTTATCGATTTCTTTGTTTTTAAGAGTATGAGTTTTTCTACTCTTTTCAACTACATAATCGATAAATCGACCAGAAAGTCTATTCATCATTAATACAAACGCAATATTAAGACGGTTCTTCAAAATAAAATCAAGTACGATAGAGCGGTTTTCTTCGTCACTTGTTTTATGAAGTACAAGATATCCTTCTGGGAGTGTATTTGTTTCTTTTTCAACTAAAGTATCATATTCAGAAATATTAAAATCTTTATTAGTTTTAGTATCTCTAATGAAGTATGTATCTTTTCTTTCATCAGGAATATTCTTAACATCTTCTTCATATACGCTCAAACGAGAAGTAATACTTTCAAGGTAGTTATGGTTTTCAAGAATAGCAACATAACTAGCTCCAATTTTAGCAACATCCAGTATAGATTTAGCTTTGCGTTTATCAAGAGATGAAGAGAACTTAGTAAGTTTATCATTAGCTGTAACGTACAAATATTTATTATCTTCTGTATATGATTCTTTTCTGATATCTTTAATAGCAGCAACAATCTTATTAGCCAACTCAATACATTCTTCACTCTTTGCAAAATCTTCAATGCCGATTCCATTAGCATATTTGAAATCATTCGTAGTTTCACGACCAATCAATGCTTCTTTAATATTAGGATAAACTTTTGTTACGAAATTAAACGGACGTTTTGCTACACTCTTAATAAAATCGAACTTAGTAAATACCTGTTGGAAAATACGGTCATATTTTTCGCTATCAGAGATATTTTCAGGAATAACTGAAATATCAACAATCGAACTAATGAAATCTTCATTGAGTGTAAAGATACTAGTTGGAAGTTTACCAAATTTATCTCTAGCATTATTTACTTCAAAAGTATTTATAAACGCTTTTGACATTTTATCTTTCAAGAAAGTATCATTGTCTTTATTGAATTTAGCAAAATCAAGATTAATCAGTTTAATAAACTTAGGGAAAGTTGATAGATCAAAATCATCTTTATCCACGCCGAGTGTTTCCAGAGTATGTGCATAAAAATCATTAAAATAATTATTACAAATACTAGAATACATATTTGTAAATTCACCAGAATCAATCTTCTGCTGAACACGCATCGCTGTATTCTTAAGCTCACACATCTGATGGATAATATCTTTCTTATGATTAACTGATTCATCAAGAATCTTGTCGAAACTATCTAACTCGAATACATTATTGAAATCAATTTCATTGTCTTCAACGAGTTTCCATAATGGAACGTCTTTATTTTCAAATAATGCAGTTATGCAACGACACTCCGAATCATATGATTTGTTAAGAATGATCTTTCTTTCTTCTTCAGTATGATTCTTAATCACTTCATCTGCAGTATTTAAACTTAATGCTCCAGTATCGAGAAGAGATTTAATCATTTCTTCAGTGAGACCAATAATTTTAAGATTGTGTAAATCTTTTTTATCAAATACTGGAAGACCAGTGGTTTTATCGAATTCATATGCGTCAGTATTTATATTTTCATCACCGTACTTAGGGAACAAATTTGATGTCACATTTAGTTCGTCAATAACGATACCATTCACATTAGTATTGATAGCATCAACAAGTGGGATTACTTGATCATTATTATAAGAGAATATAGCAAATGTTTTATCAAAATAAGGATTTTCATCACTAATAATATTCTTAGAAGTAAGATACTTCTTCAATTCTACTTTCTGAGGATCAGTATATCCGTCAATCAATTTATCGATAAAGCTATCTTTAATTTTATTCCATTCATTATCAATGCTATCAATTGTTGAACGGTATGCTTCTTCAGATATAACGATAGGTACAATATACACATTGTTATCATCGTCTTTTTCCTTTGTAAAGGTAAGCTTATTATTATCTATATCAATATATACGACATCTTCAACAGATAATTGAGTTGCTGGATCTTTAGCAAAAGGAATATTTTTCTTACAAATAAGATGATTACCAAGTTTAACCATATCATCAGAATCGATATGTGTCAAAACTCGATATTGTGTCTTGATTTCTTTTTCTTCACCTTTTCCAACTTCAATCTTTTCATCAGTTAAGAAAAGAATTCTAAATACTTTAATCTTATTAGGATATTCGATTGTTTTATTTGTATCAACGATTTTACTAGTCGTTACATCTTTCAAATTATCTAATGCGATATTTACACTAGGTTTTCCTGTAAGATATGGAACGAAAATGTTTTTCTGGTTTTCTTTAATGCTAACCAAACCTGTTCCTAAAAGGAATGTTTCAGTCGTATTATCCAATTCTTTAACTTCAGTAATTGGATCCATAAAACCAAATAATTTTTTAGCCTCTTCAAACTTATTGAAGATTTTAACTGATGAATTAGCTTCTTGTACAGATTTCTGAAGCTCCATTCGTTTAGCAATTTCTGGATTCTCCTTCATTACTTTGGCGAAATCCACTTGTGGTATAGCATTAATTTTGTTATTTGTCATTTAATGACTCCTTATAATAATTTATTTTCATTAATATAATCCATATAAGTGATGACTTTTTCTCGTAGAATATCTCTATTAAGAACGCCAGCTCCTAAATTCAGAACTTTGATAACATGTGATCTCCAAACATCCATATCTATAGATATCTTGGCATTATACATATCATCTTCTTCTATATCTTCACCGAAAACCACTGTATTATCCATATTACCTGGATCAACTTTATTTAATATTTTCGGTATGTTATCTAGATTGAAAACTGCAGTATCATATAAAATATCTGTAAAACATGTATTCTTTCTTAAATCATATACTCCAGGATTTTTAAGTATAATGTATGCAAATAATCTTCCAAGGGTATCATATTCACCTAAATACATCACCTTATAAACAGAATACAATTCATTAAAATCCGGTTTTCTATTAATATCATCGTAATTAAATTTTACGCCTAAGTGTCTATCATAGAAAGTCAACAACCCGTCTCTAAAAATATTATACATTTCTTCATACACTTCTCTAACTTCAGGAGATTTATCACATATTAAAGTTTCTATATTATCAATATCATCTAAAGTAATACCAAATACATCGTCTAAACATGTAGCAAACGTATCTTTTCTAGGATTAGAGGTATCTCCATATTTTAAAGATACTTCAATTTCAGAAATGTTATCATATAAATCAGTAGATTGTGAATTATCTATTGCATCGTTTTCGATCATATCACTTCTCATAAAAGTTACCCTCAATATAATTTTATAACACTTTTATGTCAATATTCATTTAATTTTCAATAATATATTAATTTATCGATGACATCGAATATGATTTTATGGAGGAAAAAATTATATGAATGAAATGATGAACCCTGGCATGATGGGTGGAAACATGATGATGACTAGAGGGCAGGATGGATCTGTTAATTTGTTCGGAGATATGACTATCATCAATCAACACACATATGCACCTAGACAACAAAATCCTATGATGCAAATGGCTCAGATAGCACAATTACAAATGGCTAATCAAAATAGGCAGATGGAATTAGCTCTTGAACACGAAAAATTAATGCTTGAAGCTAAAAAGATGGATATGCTCGATAGAATGCAGTTACAACAACAGAATAATCTGTTAGGAAATGGAAATTCTGAAAAAATTTTAGCAATAGGTGGAAATGATACAGATATGGATAATATTTCAGCAGTCGATACTTCTGTGGCTGAAGACGTTGAATATGAAATCCGTAGCGAAGATTTGGCATCTGGGGACAAAACAATATCTTCATCAAACAAAACAACTCCTATTAAACCAAATATATTTAAATTCCACATCAATGCCGACGAATATGAAGATGTTGAAATTCATGACGACGAATTGATATCTAAAGGAAAAGCCATTGATATTAAAAATTCTTATATCGATCTTTTAAAATATTATAGTACGTCTGGTGAACTTGAAGAAAACTTTGCAGATGTTATGGATGGTTGCTATGTTATACCTAACGTTGATAAACCGACAACCATAGTTGTACCTAACTGGCGTTCAAATATTGAAAGCAATGATTGTGATAGGTATGATAAGGTTTTACACATTGTAAAAGATTTATTATTCTACTGGCCTTATGAAAATAAAGATGCAATTGAAAAATTCGGTATTCTCGTAAATCTATTCTATAAAAATGAAAATAAATCTACTTTAATATTTATACAACCGACAGATGCTAGAACTTATAAATTCATACTTAAACATGATAATTGCGTTGAACGTAGATACGACAATTATCAGATTTGTGAAGAATTAAGAAAATGGGTTGAAGATGAAAACACGAATTTGAGGATGTGTAATATAGATAAATTATTTATTATTGCACAGCCAATAGAATTCGATGATGAAACAATGATGAATAAAAACTGTCATATGAATATAAATATTTGTTCAGTTTTTACAGAACAAGAACAATTACATCTATCAGTTAAAGAATTTGTCAATACTTATACTGAGATCGATTTATAAGGATAAATTATGAAAATAAATTTACCTAAAGAAGAACTTGAAGCGAAAATAAAAGAGTTTCAAGACGCATACTATAATACTGGGGAATCGCTTGTAAGTGATGCTGAATTTGATGATTATTACGATACACTCATGGAAATCGATCCTAACAACGAAGTTTTCAGACGTGTCGGTAGTGATTCTGGTTCAGCATTTAAGAAAGCTAAACATTTCATGCATTGTGGTTCTCAAAATAAATGCAATGAGCCTGAAGCATTTATAGATTGGATTAATAAACGTGCTGTGGGTAAAGATGTACTCGTAGAATACAAATGTGATGGTTCTTCAATAGAGCTCCAATACGAAAACGGAAAGTTCGTTAGAGCAGTATCTCGTGGAAATGGCTCTATTGGGGATGATGTCACTGAAAATATCAGTAAAGCACAACATGTTGTTAAGATACTTAAAGATTCCAATTTTACAGGAGGCGTAAGAGGTGAAGTCTTGCTATTTCATAAAGATTTTGAGAAAGTGCCGTTTGGTGCCAACTGTAGAAATGCGGCGAATGGTATTATGAAACGAAAAAATAGTGAATTTGCTTATCTATTAAGTGTGATCGTATATGATGTTTTAAATGCTCATGACCCAGAATGGTTTAAAAAAGAATCTGATAAAATCGAATGGTTAAAAGATCAAGGTTTTAAATGCGTTGAAACTTATTATATGCCAGCATTAAGAACACATGATGAAATAACTAAGCTTAGAGATGAATTATCAACAAATAGATTCTCTACAGTAGAATATGATATAGATGGTTTAGTAATTAAAGTAAACGACGTTGATTTTAATGATGCTAATAAAACTAAACCAGATAATCAAATTGCTTATAAGTTTATACTTAGCGAACAACCATCAGATTTACTGAATGTTGAATTCAGTAGAAATGGAAAAACATATACACCTGTGGGTGTATTTACGCCAGTTTATCTATGTGGTACTACTGTGCAACGAGCCAACTTATGTAATCCTAATATAATCAATTCATTAGGTATAAAGATTGGTAGTAAAATTATGGTTGTTAAACGTGGTGAAATTATACCTAAAATCAAATCAGTTATAAGCAATCCACCAAATGCTAAAGACATAGTATATCCTGAAATATGTGAATGTTGTGGTTCTAAATTAAAAATAACCCCTTCAAAAATATATTGTCCAAATAAAGCTTGTCCAAGCACAGTAATACATAGATTACTGAAATGGGTAACAATAAACAATATATATGGAATAGGTGAATCGTTAGCTAAAGCATTATATGATGCTAAAATCATAAGTGATGTAAAAGATTTGTATACAGTATCTGTGGATGAACTGAGTAAGGTGATGTCTCCTAAAATAGCTGTAAAAATCAAAGCAAACATTGACAAATCTAAAGCTAAAATGAATCTCGTTGATTTCATAGCAGGATATGACTTAGATGATATAGGCAGATTGATGATAGAAAAAGTTATAACTGTTAAGAAAATAAAAGATATTTGGGGATTGTTAAAATTAAGAGTAGAAGACGTTGAAACTATACCTGGATTCGCTGTGCTTGCTAGTGAAAATCTTGTAAACGAATTGAACTATTATAAAAACGAATTAATTGAACTTTCTAAATTGTTTGATTTTAAATCAGATGAAACGGTTATAAGAACAGATTCACAATTAAGTAATAAATCAGTTGCATTTACAGGTGCACTTAATACAATGACTAGAGATGAAGCAATAGCTAAGTTAAAATCTGTAGGAGGGTCGTTTAGTTCAAGTGTGACTTCTAATACAGATTACCTATGTACTAATGAAACCGATAGTGCAAATTCTAAATTCGTAAAAGCGAAACAATTAGGAATTCCTATAATAACCGAAGAACAGTTTAACGAAATGATTAAATAAAAATACCGTCCTTACGGACGGTATTTTTTTATAAAGTGATGTCATTGCCTTCTGATTTAGTGCTGACTTCAAGTTCACCTTTATATTTACCAGATGTAACAAGTTCATCAAGTTCACTAATTCTCAAAGGACCATTCCATAATTTCCAATAACAATCTACATGATTTTCAGGATCACATTCAAAATATTTAAAAGTTCCATGAATATGTCCATGAATATTGATACGAGAATTGTCTCGCATATTAACTGGGAAATGTGAGAACACATGTTTAGGAGTCAATATTCTATCGCGTCTGAATATTAATTCGAAACCACAATTTTTATAAAATCGATCATCACACGTATCATTGTTTCCTAATAAAATAATCTTTCTACCATTTAATCGTTTAATCTGGTTAATTACATGAGCCAATGCTTCGGTTCTTGCTTCATCTCCAAATTCGGATTCAGATATATCACCTAAAAACAAAAACAAATCGTCTTTTTTAACTTTAGAATTATGTAGTTCAATTATCTTTTCTTCTTCAAGTTTCAAAGCATCTTTTTCTTCACCTTCTTTTCTTAAAAACTTTCCGAAATGATAATCTGCTGATACCCATGTATCTATAGCTTCACCAACTTCAAAAATCTTTCCATATTTATCTTTAGTATCAATATCGAATTTTGTAGAAGAGGAAGAGAGGGTTTTATCAGATTCGATACTTATAACAGTTCCATTTTCTAACGAGATCCTGATATTATTCATATCGCACTCCCGTTATACTCTAGTAAAACTATCACCTAAATCTAAAGCAGTGCTTGTTAATTTTTCAAGAATAGGTTTATCTTTTTCAGATACACCCTTAATTTCATTAAGAAGGGTATTGAAATTTTGTTCTTCCTTCTGAACGATTTCTGCCTGGATTTTTTCCATAGCTTTTTCAAGTGTAACATATTCTGTGTAAAGCATAGTATCATCTTTCTTGATATTTTCAAGCATAGCATTGAACTTTACATTTTTGAAATAATGGTTTACAGCCTTTACACCTACCATTTTTTCAAGATCACCGCTCATATCTATAGGTGTACCAACTGACTCACCTGAACGATTAGGATTATTTTTTGCAGCTGATTCTGCATTTTCTATATCTGCAACAATAGAAGCTGCTGATTCAAATGAAACTTTATCGTTGTTAATAAGAGTTTCAAGTTCGTTCTTAGTTACAATTTGTCCATCAAATGTTTTTGAAAGAAATTTCAACGTAGTTGATAGGTTATTCATAATTTTACTCCTTAAAGGATTATATATTAGATTTATGATGTACGTAAATATATTACTATAATTATGTTTTTAAATATAATATAATTTGAACTATTTATATGAAATAGGAGTTTTTAAAATATGCCTAAAATAAGTGAATTATGGAAAGAAAAAACCATAGAAGTTCTAACTAATTTATATGGTAACGAAATAGATAAAGATAAACTTGAACAAATGTTAGATAATGAACTAGAAAAACGAAGAAAGTTCTTTCCAAAAATGCAATTGAGAAATCTGTATACCACTCAGAATTTTTCAGTAGAAATGGATGATATATTGGATATTATTAAAAAAGAAGATTTGTGTGTTGAAGCTAATAATACTATGACTTATAGCTTAAATAAAGTAGCTTCACCTTTACCTAAGATACTTATTAAACAGAAAGGCGATAGAAATATTCACAAGAAAAAAATGCTTAAAGCCAAAGAGATGATAGCTATTCTTAAACGAGAAGGAAAGTTTGTTGAAGGTTGCCCAGAAGACGAAATGTTTAAAGACGGTAACAAACTTCAGTTAAAAGTAAAGGTTTTCATGAATTCAGTATATGGTGTACAAGGTCAAAAAGGAAGTTTTTTGTATTCACCAGATACAGCAGGTGCTATAACTGCTCAAGGACGTGAAATGATTGCTGAAATGACATGGACTATAGAGCGATTATTCTATGGAACATTACATTTCTGTTCAATGGACGAATATATATCATATATTCATAAAATTAAAACCGAGATTAATCCCGAATCAGAATGGTTAAAATATATAACATATATTCCAACTGAGGAAGATGTTGCTAAACAATTAGCTAAAGGAATGCATAGTATAGTCGATATCGATAAATATATTGATAGTTTTGCACCTGTTATGTATAATTACATTAAAAATATGAATAAGATTGAAAGGATCTATTATTATTATTCTTGTAATTTATTCGGTTTAATATATAAGAATAAAAAGATATTCGATTTATTTGAAAGCATTATAAATATGAATATATCTTTCTTAGCACCAGCATATAAACCATCTGATGAAGATAATGAAAAATTCGCTAAATACTTAGATTTAGATTATACTGTTGTGGATTCGAATAAGATAACCGATTTTGGTGATGATAAAGATACTTTGAAAAAACTTACAAACTATCTTGTATTCAATAAAATAAATCCTATAATCAATGTGATTTGTAAAATAATTGAAGAGTTTGTAATCGTTCACATGAGTACTCCTAAAAGAGCACTTAAATACCAAACCAAACGTCGTAGGGCAATCATTGTTTCAGACACAGATTCGATTATCGTTAATCTTAATCCTGCTATTACAAATTTATTTAAGGCACATAGAATACAAAATCACTTAACTTTAGATACACCAGAATTAGCATTCTATGACGAAGATTTGAACTTTAAACTTGTAAATATATTTACAAGTATATTGATTCATGGAACAGTTGTTGCAGGTGATGTTTTCTGTAAGAATGCTAATGTTCCTGAAAATTATAGAAAATGGATTGAGATGAAGAACGAATTCCTTTTCAAACGTTTAGTAATGTATACTGATGCTAAAAAGAATTACATTGTTAATACTAGACTTCAGGAAGGAAAAGTTCTTGATGAAATTTCAGCAACAGGTATCAAATTGAATTCATCGGTTATACACCCAGAAGTAAAGAAACGCATTATGGATTGTATAGAAACTGAAATGATTAAAGCACCTGTTGTTAATCCTATAAACATCATGTATAAGGTTAAAGATATTGAAAACTTCATAGTAGAATCTATAAAACAAGGAGATTTATCTCTCGGTAAGAAAGCTAGATTTTCAGGAATGAAAGGATATAAAACAGGTGTTTATAGAAATGATGCAGGACGATCAGCTCTCATTTGGAACATACTATATCCAAACGAAAAAATTAATACTGGAGATTATGGATATACATTTTCGACAACATTGTTTACTGAAGATGATATTAGACGAAAGATGATGTCTAGATTCCCAGAAGAAGCAAATATGTTGTTAGAGAAAATATTTAAAGATGAAAATCTCAAACAGTATGGTTTAAGAAGTATTATGATTCCCGCATCTTCTGAAAATATTAAGAAATTACCAGATTGGCTGATTCCATATATAGATTATGCTAAAATGGCAAATAAACATATGCAACCCATTATAAGTTTACTTACTTCAGTAGGTCTCAAAAATAGTGCAATATCTAGTTCTAAAACTACATATTCACCACTTATAAGTTTTTAAATTATGAACTAATAGTCTCACATGAGGCTATTAGTTTTATTAAGAATAAGGAGAAAATATGAATGTAAAAGTTATACAATTAGATGGGTCTAAATATCCATATAAATCTAAGAAAAAAAGAATTTATAATAAATGGGTTAAAAAACACACATTACAATCAGTTATATATAATAATGTAGTTCCCACAGGAATCAGTATGCACCAAAATGAAGATGGTACCACGATTGTCGATGTTAACTGTAAATCTATGAAGTAAAAATATCATTATTAAGGAGTATTATAATGACACAAATTAAAATTGTTGAGATTGGAAATGAAATTATTAATCGTGCTGAAGATCAAATCAATACTGTACTTAAGAAACTTCAGGATAAAGGATACTTCATTCAAGATATCAAATATCATGAAACAAAATTTTCACAATATTGTACTATTATGTATGATGATAATACTTACTCATCAAGACCTGGAGATGCTTGTGAATCTGATGAAGAATTTTCTGCTAGAATGAAACATGAAACTAATTGATGGATTAAATTTCAATAAAGGAGAAAATAAAATATGCTCGAATTAACTAATGAAATAACTCGTTTAATGGATGAACACGTTAGTGAAAAATGGCAATATAAAAATGGAGACATTAAATTTCATGTTTACGTGTATTCTAAGAAAAACAATGAAGGCAATTTGGAACCGATAATATTTAATATAACTGATAAAATATATGGAATGTATTTAAGATACCCAGGATATACGTGCGGTAATATAAGAATAAATAAAGATAACACAATTCATTCGATAGTTCTAACCAGACGGGGCGGTGCTTTTTCTGGTGGTGATGAAACTGTATTCAATGATCCAGATAAACTTGAAAAGATATTAAATGATAGATATTGTGGAAAACGAATTACTGATATACCATTTGATAATCCAAAAATACATAAATAGGAAGAAAAATAAATGAAAAAAATACTAGCACTAATCATCACTTTATTTATAAGTGTAACTATATTATCAGCTGGATCTATAGAAAGACTTAAACGAGAAATACGTAGTAATACGGTATATTTCCCATCGGCATTTGTAAGAATTAAGTCAGATATTGGAACAGAAATATTACTTGATATAAATAATCCAAATTTAATATTATATACCCCGGGTGTACTTACTAAAATTGCAATTATAACATGTAATAATTTTTATATAGAATTTATGGATATGGATATTGATCAATTAATTAAATTAATAGACGATCTTTCTTCGAGACGTATCGATCGTGTAGACGACTTAAGTATACGAATTATAAGACCATAAAAAGGGGGAAGAATATAATGAAAAAAATTACTAATACATCAGTTGATAACGCATTAAACGCTAGATCAATATTTGATGTGTTATATAGAGGAATCAAATTCGTTAAGAAAGATAAATCCACAACTATATTAAATAACATTAACCCTATGGTAGCACCTGCTGTACAGATATTATTATTAAAAGGATATAACGTTAAAAGTGCTAAAATTATACCTAGTAGCGAAATCGGTATACTCGAAAATTTTGCTACTGATTTAATCATAACTATAGATTGTGATACTAAAAAATATTTAGATAAGATACAACGTGGAAAAATCACTAAAAACGTACGCAGATTACTGGATGAAGAATTAAAAATATACAAAGATCTAGTGGGTGTTTCTAATTACGTGAATATGGTATGGAAACAATTTTACGCATATGCTGAAATAAAACGAGACAGAGATAATCATGAAGTTATAATTTCTATAACTAATAATGCTCTTACTGCTCTATCGAATAGATATATATTAGAACACGATAAGGATAATTTAGTTGATTTTAAAAAAGATAAAATGATATTCACTATGTGCGAATATGCATTTGCGTTTGCTAAACATGTTCCTGAATACGTAGATGAATGTGAAGAGTTAAAGAAAACATTACGGATATTTAGGATAGTATAATTAACATAAAAAATACCTAGGGCAGTATTGCCCTAGGATTTTATCATTTACTATGTTAACGCAGTAATATCTTCATCATTTTTTTGTACTACGTTTAACGTTTAACAGTATCAAGAGTTTTATTCAGTTCAGGATTAGCTTTAAATGCTGTATCAATAACATCGATTTTATCTTCTAAGAGAACAGAAGATTTATCGAATCCTTCACTTGAATTAGCTTTTCCCTTAGTATAAGTGTCTTTGTATGTGATGCTGTCAGCAATTCTGTCAGCAAGTGTCATACCAATTGCACTCTTTCCAAGATTATCATCAGAATCAGTAGGATTAGCTTTAAGCCAAGTATCATAGATATATGCTGGAAGAACAGCATTGTTAGCACGCTCTTCGTAAAGACCTTCACGGTCAATAATTACAGCAGCTAATCTATCAACTTCTGGCCCTCTATCAAATGTTCCAGAAAATGTTAAATCGTGTTCAACACCCTGACCTGCTTCACCAAGAGCACCTGCATTTACATGATCATGTTTTGGTGTAGTACATACACAATCATGATATATAGCTGCATATTCTATGTCCTCGGGTCTACATGTAGGTCCAAGCAATACATAAAGAATAGTCATTGATTTATTTGGTTGTAAATCACGAATATCCTTACCATAGAAATGAGCAGCACCGGTCTTTGGATCGCTCATTCCAAAGTGCCAGTAATCGATTGCTTTACGTACTAACTGACCAGCAGTTTCAGGTACTTTAATAGTGAAGTCACCATTATTTTCTTTATAGATACCAACATATGTAGAGTTCTGACGAACAACACCATGTTGTTTCTGGAATGTTTCAAGTTGATAGCTTTGAATTCCTGAGAATTCGAGCGCTGTATCTTCAATAATATAACGCCAAGCTGCTGCAACTTTAGGGTCAAAGAACGGAACGTTCTTGAGTACTTTAAGAGCAAAACGACCAACCTTAAAAGGTTCACGCATTGCTGTTATAGATGGATCAACTGGCTGAATGCCGTTTTCAGATGCGAGTCTTGAATAAACATTACCAGCAAAACCAACTGTACCATGTTCCCATCCAGCAACTACATTAAATCTATCGCCCTTAATTCCGTTAACACCATAGGTATCAGTATTGTTATAAATATATCTTGAGCCCATATTTATCTCCTATTAGTCGCCAACGATATTATTAGTAGGACGTTTAGCCCTAAGTTCAAGATGGAACTTTTTAGCATAGTTAGGGAATGTAATATCTACACCAATGTGAGCATTATCTTCCTTAACATCTAACTTAGTCTGATACAACTGGAAATTAATCTTAATTGTTTTAGGAATAGCTGCTTCAGCAATTCTATCATCAAGATCTTTCTTACAGTTAACCATTGTAGTTGCAATTTCATTTTCATCGTATTTATAGTATGGTGTTACACCTGCTACAATTCGAATAATTCTACCTACCACAATAGCATTACGTACAGACATCATTTTAGAATTTTCTACTTCATACTGAGTATCTTCAAGACCATAAACAAGATCTTTATTCTTATTAAGGTATTGGATATTGTTGATATGAAGTTCTTCTAATGTTGCAATTGTATTTGCTTTATTCTTAACAGCAACCCAGAATGGATTGAAATAAGATACACGTCCATGATTAGCACCAGCACGCATCTGGAATGCTCCGCCTACTGTAGCGAAATCATCTGCTAAACCAGCAGCCCAGTCATATGTTGCTGTTACTACTCTAGGAGTACCGTCTATTTCCTTATCCTTAAGGAGACCAGAATGACCATAGAATGAAACCATAAATGACCATTTACTATTTACATACGTAGTAAGTTCTCTACATTTAGAAATAGCGTCTCCAGAAGTTCTACCACCTTCGATACCGAAATCAATAGGAAGAGCAATATCTGGACGATATAAAGAGAACTTAGAAAGAATAGTTTTCTTAACTTCATCTGGATAATTTTCATCAGGAAGAATATCAATATCTGTGATTTTTTCATCAAAAATATCATCGTCTACATCACAGTTGAAGAAATTAATAAGAAGTTCTTCTTTCTTAGCTCTAGCCATTTCTTCAGTTACTACTGTACCATCGTCGAGAGTATTTCCTACTTCAATACTTCCGTCAGTTCCGTGATCGAGTGTAATATAACTATTTTCAATATCAATAGAATCAGCTGATGTAACGATCTTGTTATAAGGATTACCATTTTTAAAGATAGCATTAAGAATATCTATATCGTATGCACTTGCTTCTTCATTAGCACCGGAATCATTAATCTCATTAATAAGAGCATCATATGATTCAGGATAAGTAATAAGTTGGATTGTCTTAAGCTCGTTATTATCATCAATATTTCTATAAACACTTCCGAGTGCTTCGGATGTATTATCGGTTGAAGAGAATACAGCATCTTTATTGAAACTGAAATTGAAGTCTTCACCAGAGAATAATGGTATATATTTACCAGTAGAAGACAATTGATAGAAATACATCACATAGCGTCTTCCATCTACACTCTTTTTATCTCTATTTGTTTGTCTAGAAATATGGAATGCAAAATCGTTTCCACCTTTACCACGAGAATAATAATATACTGTAAATAATGGATAGAATTTTCTTTCATTATTATTTGCGTCCATTAATGTTTGAACTGAACCATCAAATGCGGTAGGATTACCGTCATTATCAAAATAACCACGATTAGTTAATTCAATAGTTTCAGTTCTTAAAATAACGCCATTAACTGTAACAGGAATTTCTTCACCGCTTTCAGTAGATCTAACTCTTATTTGAATTTTATTTCCCTCAGTATCAAGCACATATGCACCTGAACCATAAGAAAGAACAGTTGTTCCATCTTCCGAAATTACAGTGTCGGTACGTTTGTATACTGGGATTGCTGAATCTTTTACAAGCGATACACCAAATACCGAATACGCTACTTTTGCATCATCTGGGCTTAAAGAGCAGAAGAATACTCTAGCTTTTGATTTAGCGAGACGAAGCGCATGAATATTTGCCTGTCCGTATTTTTCAAAAGACCCAAAATCATCACCATATTCAGTTTTAAGTGCGCCTGGGGAACGATTTTCAATTATCTTATTCTTCCTTCCACGACCAGAGAAACCTGCTATTAAAACACCTAAACCAGTGTCAAGGGCAGGAATATCGTTTTCCTGTTCAGGAGCAGATTCATCGAAGAATTCATAATCGAAATTAGGATCAAAGATAATCACTTTTGACCTCCTAAAACTAAAAAAGAAAGTTAAAAAATATATTTTTTAACTTGACTTACTGCTATATAATTAACAATTATTTACAGAAACCAAGTCATTTAAATGTTATTTTCTTATGAATAGTGGGTTTTTATTTAAAACCTTATTTAGCATTTATATTATATTTGTGACATAGTGTAGAAAGAACTCAGTGGCGTGGATATATAAAAGCGTTACGACTGATAGTAAATCTATGCGAAAAAGCTTAAGGAAACATTAGGAGAAACACCATGAAAACTATCGCACAGATTAAATTCGAAGAAGTATTGGCTAAGGCTAAAAACGGTACAATCACTATAAATGATTGTATGGCTGTTTATCAGTATGCAGAAAAATTAACAGATAAACAGCTTGATTGGGTAACCAACATGTGGCAGTGTCTTAAAACTGGTAAGAAATTCGAGTTTAAATCAGAGAGCGAGGATATCCTCGACAGTGGTCTAGTTTACAACAACTGCTTCGGCAGCGCTCGTTAAACTTAAACCTGTGTTACAAAAACACTACTCGCTCACACCGGGTAGTGTTATTTTTTTCTTCAAATTAAATAACAAAATATATATTATTAAGTGCTATAATAAGGAGGTCAAAATGAGATTATTTATAGTATTATTATTTTTCGCAGTTTTAACTTATATTTATGGTTGGATATTCTATAATTTCGCAGAAATATACAACTCGGTATTATATAAAATAGGTCTTAATAAATTATATAAAAGTATAAAAATCACTACAACTTGCATACAATTAACTACATGTGTAGACGTTAAAGAGGTCGTCGGTTCGAAAGAATACGACGAGCTCATAAATATGGCTAAAACTAAAATGGCTAAACTTAATAAGTCATATACAGAAATAATGTCTAGAATATGCAAAGAACCTACTAAATTTAAAAGCATATACAATCCACAATATTTAAAATGCATAAAATATGCTGGCAAATTAAAGAATTTATATTGTGAAAACTTTGCACATTATTATTAAATTTTAATAAAACTGCACCTTTTAGGTGCAGTTTTATTTTTTATTAATGTAAATGACTAAAAAAATACCTCATATCATTTTGTAAATCATTAGCTTCATAACTCTGTTGCTGACGAAGAATCTGACTTCGGTTACTTTGTTCAACAACATTAACATCCAAATCTTCATGCATATTTCGAGTATATTCTGATTGTTGATGTTTCTCATCATACAACATATCTTCTTCCCTTTGCATTTCAGTAGGATCCAATGTATAAAGTTTACCGTTGTCATTCTGTCGCTTCATTTGTTCTTCTATATCAGGATCATATCTTCCGCCCATCATACCATACATACTTTCAAAAATATCATCAGCAGACGTTTTATGATTTTTCATCAGTTTATTAGTTTTTATTATATCGTTGTCGATGACACCACTATTCATCTGTTGTCTTTGTAAAAGTAATTGATTCGTTTTAGACATCTCCATTTCAGCAAATTCAGAATTCTTATCTCTAATTTTCTTTATCTTTTTATTATCTTCTATATCTGCTAGTTTTTCATTAGTTATACTTCGCATTTTAGATTCGTCTCCTTTATTCTTTTCGAATTCATGAACCATACAACCTATAGTCAAAGGATCAATAAATTTCTCTTTATAACTTCCAAATAATAGGAACCATCTTGTAAACAAGTAAGAAATTAACAAGTCATCATGACCACCAACAGGATGGTCGACCCTACCTGTTCTAGTAGTTATCAACGCTTTTATTTCATCTATGATTACTCTATCATATATTCTATCATAACTATCGTCAACAGCTATTTTAAGAATCTGACCATATATCATTTTTCTTGCTTGTTCGGTAGTGTTAATACCGAATTCTTTAATTTTTCCTGTTTTAGGATCCGTTGGCCCATATATTCGTGACGCTAAAGAAAAATCTATCTGAACTAATCTATCTGCGACGGTAGCACCATTTAAGTTACGTTCTATAACTAATATAGATCTATAGAAGTATTTTCTCATCAAATCAGCTAACATGTCAGCGAATAACATTGTGCTAAACATATTTGATCTTATTGTTCCCACTATTTCATAGGTATATGGATCTAATATCGCTATAGCACTATAGTCTGAACCTACGTTATTTGCACAGTCACAACCTAAGATATAAGGAATAGACCAATCTATTGTTTCAGGATCTTTATACATTTTCATCCTAAATACTTTATTTAAAATTACTGTATGTATAGGAGATCGTTTGTTTTTATCAAGTAAAGTAAGCACTTGTTGTCCAAGTGGGTGAGTAGTAGATACGGCTTTCCATTTACATAGAACTTCACGATCTATTGCATCCTGATCATAATCCAGAGCTTTACATTGCTCTTCATAATATGTATCATCTTTACCTAAATCATAATATTGATATTCGATATGAATAAAATCGTTTTTAGCGTTATTTCTAATAAGAGCTTTAACTTCATCTATAGATAAATCGTATAATTCTTCTGAGAAGTCATAACAGTTATTCATGAAGTTATGTGCGTAAACACCTTCATCGGTATTAAGATAACCTGATGTAGTAGTTATTCCAATAAAATGCGGATTACCGTTTTTCTCAGCACGTCTAGCAACTTCCATATACTGTAATACAGTAGATTGATATTGTTGTTTAATGTGCGGAATAAATGCAAACTCGTCATAATTTACTACTGGTGTAGAACGTCCACGGAACTTCTGATTAGCTATTTCTTCACTCTTAGCAGGAGCCATTCGAGAAACATCGTTTCCTAGTAATTTAAAACCTATAGTTTCACCATTTTTATCACGATTACTGTTTAATTTTAAATATGTAGGAAGTGCATCTCTAATAGCCTTAATACGACCCATATTATCCGATAACTTATCATCACTCTGTGCATATAACATCATATTTGAGTTTCTTGAACCAAAATATAATATCCACACAAATATTACCATTTCACCGACAGTCTTACCTGTCTGACGAGGTAATATCACATAATGATTAAGATTATTAAGCGCACACCAAGATAATGCTAAGTTACCTAAGTTCAAATCGTATCTAATTAAACCTGACGCAGGAATCCTAACTATTTCTCGCAAAAAATACCAAGGATTAGTTGATACTTCCACAAGAATACGTTGTTTCTGTTCTTCTGTTAAATTTTCTTCATCAAAAGGATCTATATCTTTAAGAGTCTCATCGTATAATTCTAGAAAGAAAGAATTATTCTTAACTCCTTTTTTCTTTAAAAATAAATGTACTTTAAGAAAGCTGTTATTAGATGTATTATAATGTATCATAAAGTACCTCATTTTAAAGTCACGATATTTGCAATAATTAATAAATAATAAATAAATATTTATTGTAGTATATAAAAATAAGTGTGGAGGTTCTTCCTCCACACTTATTTTATAAATAATCGCTAATTTTTAATATTAATTGACATACCACGCTGCTTCTTCTGGCGTTAATTTTTCTATACCATACCAATCTACTAACCATGGAATGAGAAATTCAGAATTTTGTTGTAATTCACAGTATTTATTCCACACATCCACTCCATATAAATCAGTATAAAATTTTGTCACATCATCAAAAGTAAGAGAAGTATCAAGTATAATATTATTGTTTTTAAGTGCATTAAGTTCAATAAATCTATAATAAGTATAATCTATACTTAAACAAAATCTAAATAATTTTATTCTAAATCCACGTACTAAATTATTATATTCTACGGTTGTATATTTTCCAGAATGCCACAATTGTATTATATAATTGTAAACTTGAATTAATGCATTGTATGTAGTATGTCGTTTAATATCCTGTATAGATATAGGTTTGTTATTATCTATTTTATAAGAAGAACAACCTGTATTTTGTCTATATATATAAGTATTAACTGTGGTATTATAATAATATGATTTAGCAAAACAATATATCATGAACGTTGTACATAGATCTTCACCCATAAAGCATTCTATATTTACAGGAATAGTATTATATGCATTTATTAATACAGATTTTTTATAACATTTAGACCATATAATAAATGGCATTTTCTCACCAATTAAACAATCATATATAATATTTTTTTTAGAAACATTAATATATTTTAAGCATCCTCCTCCATCATCATCTTTTGACGAAGATTCAACCCCCCATTGATCATGTCCCTGTTGATCATGTATCAATTTTATTCGTTCATAACCTGTTTCAACAACATCAGGATAATCATTATTAACTATCATACTAATAATAATATCAGTACTATTCTCAGTTAATAGATCATCACCATCAATATATCTAATATATTCACCTCTAGCTAATTCAGCTAATCGTCTTCTAGATTCCAATTGTCCTACATTAGTTTCATTCTTATAATATCTTAAATTTAATTTAGGATATTTAGATTTAAAATTATCGATAATTTTATCTAATTCCTCAGTTCTAGGACTACAATCATTGATAACGATAACTTCTATTTTATCAGTGAATATATCTTTACTAGATTTAACTACTGATTCTAATAACTCTTCAACATAATCTTCATTATCATATTGAAGAATACATATTGACATAAAAGGTTTTTCTTGTTTTCCAAAATAATCCACAAGATATGGAACCAACCAACCTCTTCTAGGTGTCTTACTTCGAATTTCAAGATAATCATCCCATATAGATTTTCCATCATTAGTAAAACCTTTTCTGAACCATTCATTAATCTCATCAATAGATATACCGTCAAGCTCACCTTTATTGATATTTTCTATAAAAAACGATTCATATGCTAAAGAATGACTAAATATTTTTTGTCTAAATCCATACACAAGATTTTCATATTCTTCAGTAGAATATTCATCTTTAAGACTTAAAATATCTTTATAAAGCAGATTTATTACTTTATAATCTGTGTGTAGTTTTATTGAATCTTTTATTTTTCTTTTGCTATGACTCATTGTACCAATATCTGTTCTATATATGTATCCGAATTTAGTAGAATCTCCAAAATAAGTTTTAGCACATTTATACATGTAATAAACCGTGAGAATATCTTCTGCCATATAAATACGTTCATCGATATTTATACATTTAAAAGCGGATCTATATACTGTAGATTTAACAGCTTTATTCCATACGCAAAACTTCATAGCCTCAACACACGTTAGATATTTATATAAAAGATTTTTATTTGATTTCATGTAACCATCGATTATCTGTGGAAAATCGTATCTATTGATACTTCCATCAACATTCATGGTATAATTATTCGTTTCAACAACATCAGGATAATCATTATTAACTATCATACTAATAATAATATCAGTACTATTCTCAGTTAATAGATCATCACCATCAATATATCTAATATATTCACCTCTAGCTAATTCAGCTAATCGTCTTCTAGATTCCAATTGTCCTACATTAGTTTCATTCTTATAATATCTTAAATTTAATTTAGGATATTTAGATTTAAAATTATCGATAATTTTATCTAATTCCTCAGTTCTAGGACTACAATCATTGATAACGATAACTTCTATTTTATCAGTGAATATATCTTTACTAGATTTAACTACTGATTCTAATAACTCTTCAACATAATCTTCATTATCATATTGAAGAATACATATTGAAAGAAACGGAAATAAATTATTGCTATTTTTTATTTGTTGCATAAAAACTCCTTCAAATATATCTATTTTATAAAATAGATATATAGACTGTGTGTACGTTTATCGATCGTCATTTTATCTATTACTATATCGATTATATTATTTGTATTAAAATTCATTAGATGTTTTAAAAACGTGTTATTAATTATTTCTTTGAATCTAACAATATTATTTTTATAACCAATATAAATATATCTTAAGCTATTTACACAATAAATGTATTCAGTGTCATTATATGGTGTAATATGTGTATAATCAGTAAAGCCTTTAGTATCACCATATCCGTTTGAACATAAAAACATCTGATCATATAAACATATTTCGTCATATTCAGCATTGTTCAAATTATTTTGTTTAATAGAATTTGTATATTCTGAAAACAATTTACAACGTTTTTCAGCGATACTACCATAAAAACTTTCACCAATATTAAAAAAATCACTGTCTTCGAACACTAGTATGCGTATTTTTATTTTTTTACTACGATTTTCAGGTAATAAACCACGTTCTTTAGCTTGCTGTAAATTATATTTTAATGGAAACAAATGGTTAAAAAACGGTTTATCGCCAGCAAAATCAAAGTTGTTATATTCTTGAATCATTTTATTATTTTCACCGCTACCATATTTATTAAAAAACAAATTTCTAAATGTCCTAAATGCCGAATAATCATATTCAAAAATTTCAGATTTATTATAATATTCCATAAACTCGTCTAATATAATAGATCTATTTTTACCTTTCTTAACACAAAACGCACAAGCTCCTTCTGTATAATCTTTATATGATGTTTTCGATGGATCATTAAAAATCCGTAAAAATTCATCTACATCAAATAAATACATATCAGAATCAATATACACGCTGTTAGGTATATTTTGCAACATCTGTAGTCGTATTACATCAGTTGATATATTTCGTTGTTTTCTAATAACGGTATCTACTTGTTGGCAATGTTCTACTGATTTATTAAATTCGTCGAAATAGATAAAACGTTCATAAATCGGTACAGTTTCAGTAGGTTCTTCCCCGGGTTTAAGATATTCATTATTAAATACCTTATAATAAGGATCATTTTCAATCATACCAGGAAAAGTATCTCTTACATCTTTTTCCAAATCAAACAAATACAATACCGAGTTAGGTATCCGTTTCCATGAATCTAAACATTTCTTTATAAGAGCATCTTCTCTCATTTTTCCATAAGGAATTATAGTAAAAATATTTATCTTATTTTCATCAAACGTAAATTTCATTTTAAATTTCCTTTAATATTCATATTTATCACCGACAATTTTAGACATAATGTGTTTAGTTATATGCGTTATTACATCTTCGTCATAACATTCTGTTTTCTTAGTCTTGTGATCATATACGTAGATTACATCATCTTTATCAACTAAAGTATAATCCCCATTATCAGATTCTATAACGATAAATTTATTTTTTTCAGAATCTTTAGCTACAGTATTTCTCCACTCATTGGTTAATTTTATTAAATCACTATTTGTTGGAAGATAGAAATCTTGCACTTTTATAGAACCTATCTCTATTAGCATTTCTTTAGTACTATTGCCTAATTTAAAATCTAAAGCTTTCTCTAGATCACTAATAGTTATGTCTCTTTCGGTTGTTGTTTTACAAAAATTGTTAAATGTTTTTACTAATTGCTTCATTTGTTCTATATTAATAGCATCTTTAACGTTATCAGGTTTAGATGATTCTATAGAAATCTTCATTTTATCTGTGGAAACTATTATTTTATTTCTCATATTTTTACCTCGCTTTATTAAATTATCATATTTTAAGTCGTTAATTTAATAATAATTTAATAATTATATATTTTATTCATAGTAATAAGGAGATAAAACATGAAAAAGAAACAACAAAAGAAAAAATATGAAACTAATAAATTCATATTTAATTTGACTTTCGGTTTAGTTAAATTTGTGAAGATTACAACAATAATCTGTTTATCACCATTTATAATAATTAAAAATTTAAAAGATAAGAAGGAGAATAAATAATGAAGAAACTGAAAACAAAGATTAAGGTTATCGGATTCATAAGTTGTGATAAACTCAAAGAGCTCACTGAAAAAGAATTCAATATACGTATGGATATATTAACTGAATTCGGTACAGACCAGGACAGCTATAGTAGCCGAGAAGAAATGTATGAAAAAGCTGAAAAAGTACTGGAAAAATATCTATGGAGACACAGATATCTTTATTCTGGTGAAGAAATGCAAAACCGAGGTATTCCTGTATTGATGGATACAAGATCCAAACAGATCATGACACTTTGGATTACTTGGAGAATGTGGGGCAAATTCATCTCTGAAATAGTAAATAAACATACAAAATTAAACACTGATTATCTGTGGTTTTACATGGATAACTATAAGAGATGCAGATTTCCTAAATATGATACTAAGAAAGTAGAAAAATATATACGTAACGAGTTACAAAGGAGAATAAATAATGAAAATAGTGTATAATAACGATCGAGATACTTATATCAAATTTGATATAAGTAATACATTAAAAAATTTCATAAATGATGTAAAAAATCTATATGATATATCGTGTATCAGTGTTAGACTATATGATATTAATGATATATTAGATCACCATTCTGAAATCGAAGATATAAAATGTCATAACCTCGATCTAGATTCATGGGATGACGACGATAAAGATCCAAAACAATTTATAACGAACGTAGACATAGATGTATATGACTATAATACTTGGAAAGATTATGAGAATTTGATGATTGCTAAAACTGTAAATTTGGTGGATGGATATAGGCCTAATCAAGATATTTATACTGTTAATACCGGATTAAAGTGGAAAGATTATGAAGACATTATTCTTCAAGTATTTGTCGATGGGTTAAAAGATTGTATCAAAACGATTGATAAAGAAAAAAGTAAGGAGTAAAAAATATGACAACATCTTATTTAATGTTTGCATATACGGAACCAGCACTGGAAAGTTTAGTAGTATATAAAGTTGTTATTAACGATAAGAATAAATTTGCAGGAACATTAACCCCTGATGAATTCGCGATGGCTAAAATATTAAGACACGTGTATGAAAACCATGGTGGTTGGCCACGAGACTTTACATTATTCAATGAATCAACTGGTCATATGGGTTGTCCTGGTATATTCGGTGGTTTAGGTGGTCCAAAAGAAGTTCCATCTCCAAACTATATGAGTATTGAAAGAGCAACTGAAGAATACAACTATTTTGCTGAAGTATATGATGAACCATATATACCATATTCTTCACCTGAACGACTTATGAATGCACATAATCATCTTGAAGACCAACTAATTGAAAATATAAAATACAAAAAAGATAAAAGAAAAGAACTACTAAATAAAATAATAAATACGTGGAATATATCAGCCGATGGTGTGTTTGTACAACATGGAGTAGACAAATTCCACGAAAATAGTTTATGTTAAAATTAAAATAATATATCATCCGTATCGATTAAATCCAGATCATGTTAATGTATCGTGATCCGTAATTTAACCCATTAATCCACAATGTAAAGAAAACTGTCCCAATTGGGACAGTTTTCTTTTTTTAATCTTCCGAAAATATATCTTCCATATAAGAATTAGTCATGTTGCCTGACCATTCGAGAATAGTATTCATTCTGTCAGATAAGTTAGGTTCCATAGATTCTAGACCAACGTTATATATAAAACATTCCGAGGTCTGACCTATACGGTGTATACGGTCTGCTAATTGTTCAAAATCGGCTTTTCTCCATGGAGGACCAAATATTATCTCAGTGTTAGCACATGTTATAGTAACACCAACACCCATAGTTTTATTTGTACCTATGAGTACTTCGCATTCTTCATCATATATAAATTTATCTATTAAGAACTTACGATCTTTAGCATTACTACCAGTTATTTTAACATAACCTATATTATTGGTTTTACAATATTCTTCAAGTTTATTAATTACTCCTAAACTATTTGAGAACATCGCTACTTTCTTTATAGAGTTATCGATAATATCAGTTATTTTATCCTGATTATCTTCGATAATTTTACAGAACATTTCTTCTCGACGTTTTGGTAAAATCTCACCAATAGCTATACCCATAGCCTTTTGACGCATTCTAACAAAATCAGTTTCAAGTTTATTAAACTTCTTTAATTCTTCCTTGTCTTTGATATTTGGACGAATATACTTGTTTGCAAAATCATAAAACTGAGACATTTTATATTCGTTTACATATTTTCTTTTATCTTTAACAATAGAATTCTTCAAGAAATTTAAATATTGCAGTTTTAAAATAGGATTAGCTCCTCTACAATATTTATTTACCATTTCTTCGAATGCAATAAATAGATCTGCTGCGCTTTCTTTTAAACCTGCAAATATTTCATCAAATCTATCAGATATTTCTTTTTCAACTTGTTCTATATAATATCTAGTTTCATCACCTTTAATCTTCCAATAAATATTTTCTTCGTGTTTAGGAGGAAGATTAAGTGTTTGAGCCTTAGTTTTTCTATATATGATAAGCTTAAATCTCTGATTAATTATATCTTGAGCCGATTCATTATTTATAGAGAATGCTGCTACATATTTCTTCGCAATTTCTTCTGTAAATAATGGGTCTATACACATCATAGCAGGTACGATTTCACTAGGGTGAGCTTTTATAGGTGTACCCGACATAGGAAGTACGTCCAATATATTATTGTCTTTATCATATACCTTTTGTATAAGATTATACAAAACTATCCATCTCTTGCCTGTTATATAACGGTAGTTTTGACATTCATCTATTACCAATAATGTTTTCTTATTTGCGTCTACGTATTTATCAATTTTATCGACACTTTCATAATTAACAATTATTATCTTAGGATTTTTAGCAACATCGAATCTATTTTTATTAGAATCATTTTGAACATAAATATCAGTCAATTGTTTCTCTGGATTCTCTCTATAAGAAGATATTTTAGAGCAAATTTCCTCAGCCCAAATCAAAGTCAATGTATTTGGACAAACAACTATCAATTGCTCTTTTTCAAGTTGATAAGATAAAGATATACTTGTTAAAGTTTTACCTAAACCTTGATCAAATGATAAAATAAATCCTCTTAAATTAAGAGATTTCTTTAATGAACGATATTTTCTTACAAATTCCTCTTGATGTTTCAATAATGGATTTTGTTTTAATTCGTTTTTCAACGTACTATTTAAAGGTTCTTCTTCTATCTTAGATTCTTCAAAATTTTTCAAATATGTTACGTTTACTATTCGCTGTGCCATCGCTGCGTACGATGACATATCGTATTCTTCAGCGAGCTGATTAAACAAGTTAACAACTTCCATTGCAAAGAATTCGTTGAAAGAAATGCTTTTAATCAACAATTCTTTCTTTCTCATTTCACCAGTTTTATATAGATGATTATCCCACCATCCATATTTAATATCGAACATTTTTGCTAATGGAGAATCTTTCTTTTTCTGTTTATCAGGATTTATTATAGTTGTTCCTGCTTCAGATTGAGAATACATTTCAGATAATCTTCTTAAGAGTGCTCTGGCATTAATGTGTTTAATTGTAACTACGTGATTCTTATTATATATTTTAAAATGCTTGTTATTTTTCCAGAAATTCTCTACATCATTACGTCGCATTCGTTTTACATGGTCTATGAATAAACTGATAGCTATACTTACTGTTGCACTTATTGCTGGTAGCATGTACATAGCAAATGTAGCTAATACTCCAGATTCTCTAGATCTATTATTACATTCAGGTTGAATACCATACGATTCATAGTCAAACGATTTTTTATCGTTATCTATTTTATCTAGTATTTCTATTATTATAGGAGATTTTCCTTTTTCAGTTATTTTAAGTTTCATATTTTTCACCACAATATATTAAATTTAATTCATTAATAAGTCGATTTTAATCAACGATAATATGTACTCTAAAATTAAAAAAGAATCTGACTCCTAGTAATTATTATTATTTATATATTATAATGATGAAATACAAATGGAGACATTTTATGGATAATGAAATATTTATAGATAAAAATAGCTTAGATAAACTAAACTCTCTACACGGTAACGGTAAATACGTAATAAAATACATTTGCGTTATTTGTGGTAAAGAAGTTAAACGAAATTACTATCCAGGTAAAAAATCTTCGTACATTAAATTAAGATGTGAAAAATGTGTTAAAACTAAAGTCGATCATGGAATCGGTTACAGTAAAAATAATCCGTTTATTATAACTGAATATAATAACAACATTTTTCAAGAATTTATGAATAAAAAAAGAAATCGTGTTTGGATTAAATATAACTGCTCTAAATGCGGTAAAGAAGTCATTACTGAATTTACTTATTGGGATTATATAAGATCAGATAAATTACAACAAACAATGTCTAAATTCCAATGTAGAGAATGCAATTGCAAAGATACTAAAGAAATGATTCGAAATCATTCTAACATAACATACAATAATAGTTTTGAATATACCGATGATGGATATAAAATAATAAATACAATAGATGATATAAAAAAGATAAATAATAATTGTGAAAAAATAGTTTTTCATTGTTCTGAACCAAAATGTATATATCACTATGAATGGTTTAAGATGAATTGTGCTAAGAAAGACAGATTAGATAAATATATAAAATACGGTAAATTACTTTGTCCTAAACACAGATTTGAAAAATCTTATCCAACTAAAGAAGCAAATATAAATAGAAAAAACACGTTTATAAATAATTGGGGTACATCTCATTTCATGAAAAACAGAGAATTCAGAATCAAATATTATAATAATTTGATGAAAAAATACGGTTCCCGTTCTACACTGATTTCTCCCGATGTAATAAAAAAACGAAATAAAACAATGTTAGATAGATATGGTACAATATACCCTTTACAAAATAAAAATTTATTAGATAAAAGTAGAAAAAATGCAATAAAAACAATGTATGATAAATATGGTACATTACATGTTGGTTATAAATATAATTATTATGGTATATATTTTGATTCTTCTTGGGAATTAGCAGTATGGATATATTGTATAGATAATAATATTTCTATAATAAGAAATCCATGTACTTTTAATTATACTGATTCTAAAGGTAATATAAGAAGTTATATTCCAGATTTTATGATAAATGGACAGTTAGTAGAAGTTAAAGGTGATCATTATTTTAAACCTGATGGAACAATGGTATTTCCATATAATAAATTACATCATAATTCTAAAGAATTTACTCTCGAAGAAAAAGAATTCATGGATGATCTTTATGAAAGAAAACACCAATGTGGATTATCTAATAATGTATTATTCTTAACTAATAAAGATATATTACCTTATATTAATTATTGTAATAATAAATATCCTAATTGGAATATATTATTTAGAAAAGATAATATATTTAATCCATCATATTATATTTATACTATACCTTTATATAATAATAATGGAATAACTCCATATGATATTAAAAAGAATGATAAATATATAGATATAAAAAGTAAAGGTATAACACCATTTGATATCGAAAAATAAAAGAACTCCCCAAACGGGGAGTTCTTTTTTATTTATCAGTCTATTGTATCTTTATTTAGCTTACTCAGCTTCAATAGTGAGTTTGCTTGTTCCCTCCGGGAAAGAGAGAGCTTGAGATTTGTTATTCTCAACCATATTTCTGTACCAGTTATCATCATTATCACTAAATGTGATACGTGTCTGAACACCAGAGAGAATATTGATAGAGTCACGACAAGAAATGATAAGACCCGTTCTGTTACCATATTCAGGAGAAATACCTGAGTATACACGGAATGAGTATGGTAAGTAAACAGTTGTTGGCTGTTCAAGACTTAATGACTTGAGAACACCGCGCATTGGAACGCGTTTACCTGTTTTCTTGTTAATATAGTGGCGGTTGTATGTAGAACCGATTACACGTACGTGACGATCTTCAGAATCTACGAAACCAGCACGACCATTAATACCGAATCCGTATTTTTCAGATTTACCACCAACTCCACCTTCAGATCCATCCCAGTTAGTATATGTTACGTCTGGGATAAGGTTTGTATCCTGTTCGTAACCTAAGAGATACCACTGACGTTGAGTGTCGTCTTCGAAGTATGTTGTACGTTCTGAACCAAGCAAGTGATTGATGATAGAGAACTTAACACCAGTTTTCATCCAAGCGAGTGGGTCATTACCACCAGCAAGACGAGCAGTTACAGGGAAGTCGAAAGCGTTCTTCCAACCACCAAGCATAGGATAAAGCTTGAACTGTTCAATTGGCTTGTTGTATGCCTTATCGAGTTTCTCTTCGAATACACAGTCACGCATATTAGCGAGAGCAGAAGTTGATTTATCTGTCCAGTAAGCAACAGCAGATACACCTTCACCAGCGATATTGAAGTCATCGCTTGTTTCAGGAGCAACTGGAACAGTTGCATATGGGTGATTATCAACAGCGAAGCTTTCTACGATTTTCTTTGAACCAGAACGAATTGAACCAAGTTCATTTGCAACGTTTGTTAAACGTGTATCGAGCTGGATGTGAGTGATTGCGCCAACTGGTGAGAATGAGTAGTCACCTGAGTCGAGGTCAATCTGTCCGTAGATTTCAGCATGAGCTGAAGCAGCACCGTTGTTATAAGGAATATCAACAGCATTGTGGAAGTGCTTAATCTGCTGTTCACCGAATCCGTCATAGCGGTCGAAGTAAACAGGTACCATTCCTGTGAATGGAGCATTTTCGTCTTCTGGGTTTGGAATAGAATAGATAATACCAGAAATCATAGGGTTCTTTTCAAGAGTGAACTTTGTTCTATCATATCCGTTATTAGCATCTGTGAAAAGGTTACCAGTAACACCACCAGTTACCTTAATCCAAACTTTTGAACCACCGTTTGTTGATTCGAGTTCATCGAATTTTTCAAGGTTTGGCATTTTGCCAAGGAAAGTATCGTTGTCAAATGGCAAAAGCTGTGGAAGATCATACATAAATGCAAGATCACCATCGCGATCAGCCATAGGGCGATAATACTGTTTTGTATCATTTCCCTTAACAGTATAGTTAAGAGTATATTCAAATTCTACAGTAGGATCATCGCTTGTGAAAGTATGGAACATTTCCATTGCCTTAGAACGAGCAGTATAACCTACGATTACCCAGCTGTTAAGCTTTGCTAAAGAGTTGTAGTTAGCATTGTTTGCGAGAGCATCAGCTGCTTCGTGAGAACGGAAGTTATCACGAACATCTTTCATTGTGTGACGTGCAACGTCCTTAACAAGCTGACGTGTCTGTTCATCATTTTCAACAAGAGAAGATACTAAATCATTATATTGCTCTCTGCTTGATTCATTTGCCATGATTGCACGGAATCCATCTTCAGATGTAATATCTGCGTGATTGCGGCTATTGAATGTAACCATTGCCTCATCAAGCTTATCATGCCAACCAGCAGGAGTTAATGTCTTTTCGTACTGTTTGCTATGAATAATTTTCATTATTCTTCCTCCATGGAGAATTCATCTTTTCCACACAGATGAGAAATATTAAAAATTTATTTATTTTGAACTTGCAGATCTTTTATTAACATTTCGCTAATAGAAGTATATGTCATAACTGCTAACTTATACTTATAAACAGTATTCTCAACAGGAACCATATATACAGTTTCACGAATGTTCCGAATTGAATCTAATAAATTCTCTAACTCAGACACGACGACAGTGTCTACTTTAGGATATGCATAAATTCTTTGCAATGTGTCGGAAACTGCTGATTGTAATTCTGCAAGTTTTGTATCCAATAAAGATTTACTATTGCTATCTTTAAAAGGGTTTTTAATAGGATTATCATTTACATCAGTTTGTGTCGAATCACCATTCGTATCAGTATTTTCATCAGTTTGGTTTTCTTCTCCACTATCGGATGTTGATAAACTATCATCACCTAAATCCATTCCACCAGAACTAGCATCAGGATTCAGGTTTAAATTCATATCATTATTTTGTTCATTGGAATCGTCACTTTTCTCTTCATCCGAAGAATTAGCTCCACCAGCAAGTGGAGCATCTTCTTGGTCAGCTAAAAGCTCTCCATCTTCTTTAGAATATATTCCTAACTTATCAAACGACTTCCAAAATTCATTATTGAAGAATCCTTTAGCCATAAAAATCTCCTAATTTAAATTTTAGAAAAATCTACAGCATGTTTTAAAGGCGCAGCTATTGATTTTGCTACAATTCGTTCAATGTTATAACTTCCTAAAGAATTTTCAGCATTTCCAAAATCAAAATAATTTCCAATATTGAAACGTCTAAATATAGTATCCAGTACAAAATATATAGTGGCATATATTGCTACCGCATAAATCTCAGGATTCGATTCACTTTCAGATCTAACGTCATATGCCATATCTATAGCATTATCTATATATTCATTACCTGTATATTTTTCAAGACTACCACCAAGTTTAGTGATAACGTATTTAGGCATTTCTTTATGCTCATAATGTTTAACTATATCACTAAATGTATCTTTTCCATAGAAAGCACATTGTGTTATAGTTTTACCATTTTTAGTTGCACATAATTTGATAAACGTATCTTTATCAATCATCGGATAATGTCTATTGAATCTATCGATATTCTTGTCTTCTGTTATGAACAAAATTTGTTCATATTTATAATGCTCATACATAGCAGTATCACTTTCAATGATATTACCAATACCATATCTAACAAATTCAATATAGAACTTCAAAACATCGTCTACTTCGAGTTGAAGTTCTTTCAATGTTGAAAGCACACCTTCACGACCCATACAATAATTTGGACGATTTGGTTGTATATAGAACTTACCAGAACTAAACCATGTATGATATAGTTTAAGAATGATAAGGTCTAAAATATCTATTGCTCCATTAATTTCGTTATGAGCTTTCTTGTTTCTCTGTGTAGATCTAGCATTAAGAATTCGGAATGCACTAGCCATTAAAACTAATTGTAAAATAAATCCCGACTCAACTTTAGAGAATTGATCTGTATCCTCTACACCACTAACAAGATTTCTTACTTCACCAAATGCTCTATCAATATCTTCATTTGAATATTGTGATTTCATACATGATTCAAGATAGGTCTTAATACCAGGAAGTACAAACTCTTTTGAACTAAGTTTCTTTTCTTCTGTTTCCGATTCAAGATTATAACTTCTGAGATAAGTTAAACCGAAACTGAAAATATTAGGATTATCTTTGTTGATTATATTTGCTGAACGGAAATACATTACGTCCAACAAAGGATCGCATTTATCTGTGAATGATTCGATAGAAATACCTGCAGCAAAAGAAGTATCCATAAAATCAGGATCTAAAACAGATTTAATCTGTTCAGCTGTTTCAGTTGTACTTGACATCAGTTTAGAAACGAATGTTTCAGAAATATCATACATTGTTCCTATTAAACTGTCCATACCTTTAAGACCAGATGTTCTATTATAGAACTGAGTCATTCTATAGAACACGTACACCAAAGATATGATATGTTTCTTTTCTTCATTGCCTAAGAATGCTTCTCTGAGAATACGTTCGTATAATGTCAATGAAGAATTAGATTTAGGATTCTTCATAAATGAGAATAAATCTAAATCTTTGTTAGACAACTGAGAAAAAAGAATAAATATTCCATATAAAGTAAACATCAAACCAATATATGCACAGTAGAAAATACACATATTACACATATCATCAGACATTTTACTTTTAGCAATATTCTCTTTATTCTCTTTAATGATCTCAGATGCTTTGAGATATTGCATATCGAATGGAAGATATGAAGATTGATCAATTGCTTCTTTTTTGAAATTGTTTATTACTTCAAGAAGTTTATCGTCCAAATTAATGAGTTGATTATAATAGTTTCCTAAATAAGGTGCAACACCATTTGAATCTATAGAAACACTATTCCAATCTGCTCTAGTTAAACAAACCATAAGATTTGCTAAAATAGTTCTACCATATTCATAGAAGAATTTACCATAATCTTCACTTGTATATACTGAGATATCATGTGTAGGAAGTTCTTCTACGTATTTATAATTCAATTCACCAAAGTTAATAGTATAATCTTGGATTTCATCTGCCAAAGTTATACTATCGATTCCTCTAGCTTTAAAAACAGGTCTACCTGCTCCTTTACAGCCGAGAGCAATCTGTGTGGCAAATTTATATGAAAGAAACGGGTTATTTGCATCAATTGTTTGCATGTCTCGCTCCTAGATTTAAAAATAATTTCATTAAAATGTTAAAATTTTAAATAAACATTTTATTCACGTTTATATTATATTTATGACATAGTGTAGAAAAAAACTCTATGGGGTGTATAAATAAAGGCCTTACGATAGATAGTAATTCTATACGAACAATAAAAGCTTAGAGGTATTATTATGGAAGAAGAAAAGAAAACAACAACACAACCACAGAAATTGGAATTTAAGTTTGAAGGTGAGAAAGCTGAGAAAACATTCTCAACTTTAATCACATACCTTAGTTCTAATAGTAAAAATTGGAACAGTGACAGTATTTCAAATGTTATAAATACACATAATAAATATGTGCAAGACATCCAAACTAAAGTTGACAAATGGGTTAATGAGCATGAAAATGATGGAAAATGGTACATTCCAGAAATCAATGTTATTCCAGACGTTTCAACAAAAATGACTACATATACTGTAACTGGTGGTATGAGAAAAGTATTTGCAAAAATGCTAAAACTTGAAACATCTGTTGTAACTAGTGCATCAACTGGTCCAGGTGAACTGATTGACTTGGATAGTATTTTTGTAAAACCAGCAAAAGGTGTTATGCGCATACGCATTAAATATGATGTGTCACACGGTGACCTTTATAAAATGTCTACAGAATTGAAAAAAGAATTAACTATCAAAGTTGATGGTAAATATTGATTTCGATTGTCTTACTAAATTGAATCTTGAAGATGTCGATGCTGCATAATATAAACCCGAAAGCACGAAAATGTGAGTAGGGTTATTTTTTATTTTTTAACTTGATAATGATAACTATAAAAAATCGAGGTTTTATTATATATGAATTTAGAACGAAACACTGACGAATTTCTTATTAAAAAATTAAAAGATAATTTATATATGAAATTCGGGAAATCTAATGAAAATTACCAACAAGATATTGAACAAATTTTAAATTTGTTTAAATCTGTTGAATCGTTTGATTCTACAAACGATAACGATACTGAAAAATGTAAATATATTTTCATAAGGTTATATAATCCTGTATACGATAAAAAAATCTCTCCTACTAATATTCTCAAACGTGGACAATATGTTACTGTAGTAAACAATGTTTATGTTGCACACGCAGCTATAAATTATGATCTGAAAGATAAGTTTTGGGGACTTACTGGTTTAAAAGATAAAGGCCAATACGATTTTGCTATTGAAAGTTGTACAAACCCTACTGGAAATACATATATGGAAAATTGTGATATCCAGAAAAGCACATGTTCAGTATATTGTATTCGATGTAAAGATGATGAATATAGTAAATGTAAAAACATTATATTAAAATATGCTAGAAACCACAAAATATCTTATGACGTAGCTCATAATTTCATAATGGCGTTATCTGGGATAAAACGAAAGTTTTTCACTAAGAAAGATAAACGTCGAATCGGAAGGGAATCTCTTGAAATAATGAGTTTTGAATCTGAAAAACAAAATACGCCTAAAGTACAAGAAAAATTCGTATGTTCTACATTAGTAGCATATTTCATATACAGTACTATTTCAACAGTAAGAAATTGGTTCAACAATCATAACGTGGATTATAACCATGTCACCCCGTCTGACATAGTAGACATTAGAGGTGTCAAAAAACTGTTTACTTGTAAATGGTGCGATTATAATAAAACTATTAATGAATATGTGAAAAAACACCCAGAATTTGGCGAATACAAATAATAATTACGTGGTCTATATAGACCACGTAATTTTTTATAAATCAATATTTATAAGTTGCGGATGTTCTTCGATGATTCTGGAAACGATTTTTCATTTGAAATATTTTTATGTTTCTTAATTTTAACTATCGTTTTAACGCGTTTCTTTTCATCGACACCAACAGCTTGTTTAGCCATCGTGACGATATTGACTTCGTTTGGTTGTTCAAACGATTCATCAATATCAACAACAACTTCTTCAGGCATATTATTATCATTATCGTCTTTAAGAGAACTTTCAATCGTCGTGTTTTTAAGTCCAAACAATACATCGATATCATCAAATATCACATTTTGATCTACAACAGGATCATAATGCATTTTGTCTCTAATATAGACTTTTGGAGTGACTTTTGTATCCATCTTAGAAATATAATTAAGTGTAGATGTTGGTGAATAATAATAGTAATTGTTAAATCTTTCAAAAATCATAAAATCAAGTAAACTGTTAGGCAATGACCAACTACTATTTTCAATTCCAGGAACAGCAGACGCTACTACACCGTCAGGATCGATACAATCATCAACATGTTTAAATATATCATAGGACATTTTACCCAATTCAATTGTAATAGTATGTTTACCTGAAGCGATATCGTTATTATCCAATAATTTATTTATTATATCATTGAAAGCGGTAATACATCTTGCACGTCGATCGAACTCATTCTGGCAATTTCTACAAAAATTAAGATATCCTGAATCATGTGAACAGATATTCAATAAAACTGTGGTTATTAATATCTTAGTTACAGGATTATATAAATATTCATACAATGATTTAAGAACCTCAGTCACACACTCTGATTCTATAGAGTTATCGTTGTTCCAATTAGATAGATCTATACTTTCATTACATTCATTTAAATACAATCTATATTTAATAGACAATTTATTATTCATTGTGATAAATTTATCCGACTCAAAGTCATAATATCCAGTATCCTTAGTAAGTATATTTATTGTCAGATTTAATGGAGCCGCAACAATAGCATCATTTTTGAGAAATACATAACTTAATGTGATACTAATAACAGATTTATCCAGTTGTTCTCTAATATCACTGATATATACATGTGGACATAATCCAAAATCTATCAACCGTCTAGATCCAATAATTGTATTAAGATCAAATATATTATTTAGTTCTTTAGTAAAACATTCATTTACACACTGTTTAGAACCGTTATACCAAGATGTGTATATCAGATCTCCAATAATTCTAAGTAAAAGCTTAGCTTTGCAAAGGCTAGTTACAATAACTTCTTTTAAATCAGGTGTAAAATAAGAAGGTGTAGAATTCTTATAATATTCATTTATATCATACCAAATTTCGTTTCGCATATCCGTGTACATGTCTGTTTTTAATCTCATAATTTTCTCCTATAAAATAGATTTAATTTCTATAAAAATGTTACATTTTTAATATTATTTAACACATTATTTAATATAAAAAACATCTTTATGATATTCTATATTTTTAATAAAAGCGAGGTAAAAATATGCCAACAATGTGCTATTTGAACTTCCCTGCTATAGAAATTAAAACTGCTACAGATAGTATTTTATACGCTGTTTCTAAATATGTAACTGGTAAATTTCCACAAAGAATCATTAAACAGACTTTCATAGATACATCTGATAAAATGCGAAGTTTATATAAAAATGCATTAAATTTTTATAATGGAAAAATGTCAGAAAATAATAATTATGAAGAGATGTTAAAAATCCCAAGACCACATTTATTTATAGGATACACGTTCGATTCGTCGTTCGATTCCACTGAAACAGGTTTAGGCGAAACACAACCATACATGTTTCCAAACGCATTTTTCTTACAAGAACATCAACAATCAGCTTTTCCTATTTTTATAGATAATAATAGAAAAATCTCTATCAAATCATCTAATTTAAGAATAAGAGTAACTGCTGAATTTACATTTACGTGTTCTAATAGAGAAGAACAGTTTACTATCTATAATTATATTTTAAATACTTTAAAGGTGTATTATAATATGCCATTAAACGGAATTAAAGCATCATTCATTATGCCAGATTCACTTATAACGTTTGTAAAAGATGCCCTATATGGTGAGAATTCAAATATAAGTGACGTGATGAACGGTTTAAGTGAATACCTTAAAAAAGGAAGCGGTGGTGATATATATCCAGTATTTAAAAATAATAAAGAAAAAGATAATTTCTTCGAACTAAAATATCATTATAGGCAAGTGGATTTTAGACTCACAGGAAAACCTCAAATGGATGAAGGTGAAAAAACTGGGGAAGCTCCTGATAATTTTTTAGTTCGATTTCCAGCAGAAGTGCAATTTTATATACCAACAAATTATACTATTAAACTTCCTGAATTAGTTCCTAATGGTGAAGGAAATATCTTCGAAGTGCCTAGTGCTATAAAATTAGACGCAGTAAACGATAATGATCTTAACGATCATGTATTAACTGTTATAAAACGATATGAAGATATTGCTTATAGAGAACCGTCTCTATATGAAAAAGGATTTGACTTTGCTTTAAGAAGTGAATTCGCTATAATGAATCCAGAAGATTATTTTAATATTCAAGATGTCTTAGATGATTCTCTAAAAACAGTTTTCAACTTTTTAACTCCAGCTGAAAGATTAGAGTGTTTTAAGTTTTACATATATGAAAACGGACGAATATTAGACAAAGACAAATTCTATACCATGGATGAAGATTGGAATATATTTATTCATGAAGGTGATATATTAAAAGGTCATGAAATTGAAATATATTTGAAAACTGATAAAATAAACGAAATCATAGATAAAAGGAAACGATAATTATGGGTTTAGAAAATAATACTAATATAAATACATATTCTCAATTTCCTAATTTAGACCAACGAACTAAAGCGGAAAGAGATATGTTTATATCCGAGCACGAATTTGAAAAATCGTTAAGTTCAATGCTCACTGAATTGGATGGTCTTCTCAATACTACTAGTGGGAACACTTCTGAAATCCAAAGACAAAAAGAAAATGTTGCTGCGGAATTAAATAATTTAATTGCTATCACAGAAAGTACTTTACATGATTTGATTAAACGTTATATAAATCTTATATCAGATGAAAGTAATAAAGTACTTGCTGCTGAAGAAAGAATTTACTCTAAAATACAAAGCGTAATTCAAAGCATCAATGTGAATATACAAAACCGAACAATTACATACGATGTAGTAATGAGTTATAAATTACGAATACTTGATGCAATATATAATTTGTTTGGTATAAAATCACCTTATTCTGATGAAAGAAAAAATAATAAAAAATACGAAGTAAATTTGAATGAAACCGCTGTATTGAGGGAAGTAGATGAAGGAATTGGTTTCAGATCAACTTCAATAAATATTGATCCTAGTGTTCAACAGGGTGAAGTTATCAAACTTTGTTCATGGGAACCTATAGCTAACGGAACACCTATACCTGCTTTCCTGGCTGAAGTGATTATAAGCGGAGACCTGTATGCATTTAGAGGCATAGTGTCTTCATCTAATAAAAACAAAAATGGAGAAAGAACAGTTGTATTCGACGCAGATTATTTTGTCAATCAAGATTTACCTTTCTCTATAAAAACATTCTACGATAAAATTAATAACAAGATGGTGTTAGCACTAGTGTATGATTCTACTAATAATAAATTTACTAGTATTATCAAATTCGATTTAAGTATAAATCTTTTAGTTGGTGAGAACTTAGTATTCTCACCTAATTGTACAAAGATGGCTAACGCAGGATTACTGACATTCGGAGTAACAATCAATTCAAATAACCTCGAATGTTATGATGTTTCTGGGAATAAAATATTGTCTCAATTCGATGATAATAATGAATATCTTGGTGGCGTCATTAAAACTCTTTATAGAGTACAAACTGGTTCTACTGTAAATATTGTACTAGGTATACCGGAAGGTAAAGGTGATTCTTATGGAATCCCTAATATATACGATAATAGATATAGTGATTTGATATCTGTTAAAGTTAATGGAATTGAAAGAACAATTAGCAACGCTGATGGTTCGGACACACATTTCTATCTTTCATCTAATTTATTAAGTATAGAAAATGTAGATGGAGAAGTTCAGATTAAAATACGTGCTGTCAATTTAAATGAATATTAATTTATGGAGATAATCATATGGGTAATTATGTCTCTGAAGAATTGAATAACGGCTTTTTTCAAGATAATAATAATTATGAAGAAATAGGTGAATTACACGCTAGCAGCAAAAACGCTGTAGTAGGTAGAATAGATAGCCGTTATAATGCTACAAAGAAAAAATCTTTATTATATCCTGATTCGGACAGATTGATATATGACTATTATTCAGATGCAAGTGTCCGTGACATGGCTATTAGACCAATTCAAGATTCTTTAAGTGAAAAAATGTTATTTATAGGTAATAATTTTATTACTGTCTATGATTCCGACGGCGGAAATTTCATTTTAAAAGAACCTAAAGATCTATTATCTTCTCTTAAAAATCCTCACACCACGGCAATCAATCCTGGTTTTGCCGGATTAGATGGAACTGAAACCGATCCTGATGAAATAGAACGACTTACTGATAATGAAATTGAACAAATTTGTTCAAATTTATTATATTGTACAGATTTAGGAAAATATTTTCTTATATTTGTCGATTATTATGGTCATATTGTTCCATTTAAATTTGACCCTGATAATTTTAGCATTTCGAAATTTGCTCCTAAATTGTTCTATGATGAATTAACGAACAATAATAAATTGTTATTTAAACCTTTTATTTTAAATGATATTTTATATCTCTTTATTTCAGGAGTAAATAATAGAATCGAATTATGGACTATAAATATAAATGATCCTAATCCATCATCATTTACTAAAGATATTACTTCATGTGCTTCTCTCGGAAAGGCTACTATCCAATCTAGCAACAGTGAAGATAATTCTTTCGGTATTACTATTGAAGAAATAAATAATCAACCCGTTATTAAAGTCTTCAATACCGTATTTACTGCTAATAAAAATGAACTTAATGCAATCGCTTTAACTATAGATGATAAAACTTATACTCGTATGGAATATACTGTTGTGGAAAAATCAAATTTCAGTTATAGTTATAGCGGTATAAAAGAAATAAAAACTATTGCTGCGAATGAAAAAATACATATTCTCATTTTATTAAGTAATGGAACTTTAAAGATAATAGATGACGGATATATTAACAACACGTTAAACGTTTATACTCGAAAAAACGTTGACTCTATTTCATTCTTTATTCATAATAAAAATAATGAAATGAGTAACAAAAATGTTTTAAGATTTTACAACAAATATAACAAAGTCAACATTTGTTGTAAAGCATCAGATGATAATTCCGAAAATACATTGAATGGATTATTTACTGACACATTATATGCATTTGATAATTCGACTTGGACTAAGAGTGATAATCTTGGTACAAATTTCAATTATACTGCTAATATGCTGGATTATTATATTCACAACGATGTGACTATTGTATTCGGATATCATAAATTGAATGGAATTATTAAACCGTTAATAAAATGTATTAATCCTAATAAAAATGCATATGTTATCGAATCAACAACATTAACAAATAAAGAATATGATAGGCCATTAGACAATGGTCTTGAACCTAATTCTGGTATCGATATAGTTAAAAATGTAGAATTCGGTAAATCTAAATTAGTTAAAGTCGAAATTAAACCTGAAATTAGCGATACTGTTCCTGAAAACTCTGAAATTAGTATTTCTGGAAAAGATTTTTATTCTACAGGTGAAATTCTTTGGACAGCTTTATATAAATCAGGAATCCCATTTAATACACAGATTAAAAGTTTTGGTCGAATCATCATAGATGGTCACGATATTCCTATCGAAAGCGTATTATTTACTCGACCTGATACTAATAAAACATTTGGTAGCGTTCTCTTAACATTCGATAAAATGTTTGATATTAATTCTCTTGAAAAGAAATATATTAAATTAGGTAATGTTTTATATCCGGGTATTCTTTTTAGAAATAATGAAGGATTCTTGAATGATGCCATGATCTCAAATGTATTCAATGTCGATAATACATTTGCTTACGATGATGCTAATAATGGTAGATTATTTGAAGATGAATTATCTTTAACTATTAAACAATCTATTATTTTAAATGAAGATAATAAAAATCCTATCATGGTAGTTGCTGCTAGTGGTGGGAAAATAGCATCTGTTGATATTAATACAGGTTCATTTACTACACCAAATGGTATAGATTATGGTAAAGATGCTCCTGGTATTTCTAGTGTAAATATTCCTTATAATCGAAACGATGGTGAAATCGTTACTATGGTTAGAGGCACACAGAAACTAAGGAATTATATAATTATTCTCTTTACTTCTGGTAAAATAATTAAATTAAATATTCTTGATAATACAATTTCTATACCCACATCACCTTATATATCAAACGAAAATTGTAAAGATTTAACTACGGTATATAGCGTTAAAAATGATGTTCTTACATATGTAGTAAATGATAGCACTAGAAATATTGCTAGATACGATATAAGTGGTGGTTCTGAAGGTGTATTATTAGAATCATTCAATGGTCTTAAACCAATTTCAAACGTAATTAATATTGATAATAATTTTTATTTCGTTTCAAAAAATAAAAAACTCATTAGAGTAAATCTCACTAGTGCTAAAATACACATATGTAAAGATTTAAGTGATTTCATAACCAGAAATACAGATAAACCATGCGTTTCTATGTGCTATGACTTTAATGACAGAATTTATATCGCAGTATATGGAAACGATGAAAAACTTAGGTATTACAGTTTATCCGAAAATACAATATCTAGATATGTCTCTACTATTCAGAAAATTGAATTTGTTCTTGGTTGGTTTAACAATAATCTATATGTAATTGACGAAATATCTGGAAATAACGTTAGTTCAATAAGTCAAATCTATCATACAGATAATGATTTCAATAATGCTAGTTCTGAAAGATGTAATATTAGTATTAGAAATTTAAACTTTAATTTTGACAAATATATAACGTTGAATCACAATTACATAGATGATAAATTAATCATCAGTTTGCAAACATCAAACAATCAAATATATAGAATACCAATAAAAAACGATAATGATTTTATAGATGTAGAAATAAAACGCATCATATGTAATGAATACACAACAGTTTATGATACTACTAAAAATTACATATATCTTACTAAATTAGGTGTTGGAATCTCTAATATTAACGATGAACTCACAAATGCTGTTAATAATTCAAGTGAAGGTGTTTTCATTCTTGGATATGCAAATAATGCATTCTACTTCGTAAAAAATAATAAATTATTTGCGAAAGATCTAAGAAAATCTCACTATAATATAGATAACGAAATAAATGTTTCTGGATCAGTTATAAATCTCGTAACAAGATTACCTCAGAAATATGTAACAGATAATCTTCCATTAATAACTGCTGTTGGGTATGCTGATAAAGGCAATTTACTTGCCATAGCTTTTGCGGATGGTAGTATAGATAGTATATATCTCCCAGAATTCAATGCTGGTAATGGTTATTATGAATCTAATATGGGTGATACAATTGAGAACTATTCTAGAACCATATATGTTGAAAGAACAATTAATTCCGATACATTGTTAAAAAATGTAAATAAACCTTCTATGAACGGTTATTCATTTATTGGTTGGAGTTATGATCGTTCAGAAGCTAATCTTATTCCTGTGGAATATAAAGAAACTCTTAATAGTACAATGATCCCAGCAGGTACTACTATATATGGTGTAATGAAAGATAATATAGAAGAGTACACAGATAGATCCGCAACTAGATTATATGCTAAAGCAGGCGAAATATCTAATACTCCTATTATATCAATAGAAGAACTTGGAGACGACGTATATTTTAAAACAACAAGTAAAAGTATACGTTGGGCTAATGATATCGGTGTCTTCTTTAATGGTCATGATGAAGATTTCACTGGACAGAATACTTCAAAAGACAGTGGTGAATTCAACTTCAAATTAAAAAGTGGTATCTATATTAATGGAGCCGGTTCTGTAAATGTAGGAAAATATATCTTCTATATTAATGGATACAATCCTTCAGCTATAAATCCTCAAACTACAGTACATAATGGTATTGTGGTATATGATTCTCAATATAATGAATATGCAGTTTTAAGTAAAGGTACAGATAACCTTCACGGTTCTATATTGTCAAGAATATATCCATACTGTCATTATTACAACGGATATATTTATATATTTGGTGGTCTTATTAGACGAGATATACATGGTAACGGTTATGCTAACGGTAGTTCAGCTATCGATGATAATAATAACCTTAGTAAATTTTCTAGAACCAATAAAATTGAAAGATACGATATTCGTTCTGGTGAATACTGTATACTGGAAGCTAAATACGGACCAGATGACAGATTTGAATATGGTGATACCGATGAACAACAACTTATTTTCTGTGGTTTAGATGAAATAAGACATTTATCAGAATTGAATGATAATGGCGATTATCTTGTCGGTTCAATTTATATATCTGAATTAAATTATTCGGATGATTTTAAATTCGATTTAAACACCGAAAGTGTTGAAATTAATCAAACAGAAGAAAGCGGATATAATGCGAATGATATATTCCATATATTAGCCACTGTTAAAAATAAAAGCGGTAGTAAAGAAATACGATTGAAACGAAATTTAAAATACAATAACAACAACTTAATCGAAGAATGTCTTTACATCGATAACAATTATAACAACATAAAGCAAGTTTTACTTGATAATGTAAATCCTGTTAGAAAAGATATTTTTATAAATATTTCAGAATTTATAAACGAAGACACTTTCATACTCCAAATATTAAAAAAGACCGACAAAGAATTAATTACTAAAAAGATTCGCATAAATGATGAAAATGAATTTGAAATTCTTGAGGAATCTATCAGTACAAATACTAATATACTTTATGACCCGATGTATTTCGATATTGTAACATATTGTAAAAATAAAGTATCCAAAGTATTTGATATTGGGAATAACGAATATCTTATCGATAATACTTATAAGTCAATAAAATCTAAAGATAGCACATACATATACACATATGATAAAACGATTTTACACAATATAGCTAATAGAATAGAAAAAATAGAAAACGATATTCCATTAAAAGCTATAGGTAATAACGATAAATTCGTATTTGCTGAAAATAATCAATTCATAGTTCATTTCACCAGTACAAAACTTGTGGTTAAAAAGATAGATAATGATGGAAATGAATTAAGTATTTCTAAAAATATAAAACGCATAAATTCAGTTTCAACAATATATCAACCTAAAGATAATATTATCACTATATTATTATTTAATGATAATAATACTTTATTTAAAATAGTGTCTTATTTTATAGATAAACACGTTTTAATAGAACGTTCAATAAACGAAGATACATACGAATATATAAACAATAATTTCTTATATTACTCTGAAAAATATAATAGCATATACAGTTCAAAACACAATAAATTTATAAGAATCAGTGGAATTGATGCTGAATCAATAGATGATAATAAAGAAGTTAGTTTTGTTAAAAAAGAATTTGTATCAAATATTATAGGATACGATATTTTATCAAATGATACTATAAATGTTTATGTTTTTTCTGAAAATGAAGATTATGCAAATATTGAAAATTATCAATTAAGTGAAACTGGAGATATTAGGAACTTAATACACAGTTGTCAATTGCAAGCTTCAAATATAAATCACGAGTTAAACACTAATTGTAAAATCATAAATAATACAATAGTTTCTATAAATACCGATAATAAAATACGTTATTACAAAGATAATGTAAATTATGATGATGTGTATATACCATCAGAAGCATCTATCTATCATATAGATGAATCTACTATACGATATTTATTAGGAAATGAACGTTTTATTTTACATAGATTATATAAATACAACCAAAATAATGATATAATACATCTTCTTGATGAATCACATTTATCTAGATTGAATAGTGCATATATCTGTGACAATGATAAATATGTATTCACGTATTCTTTCAAATCAATCACACAGATATCTAAGAAAACAAACGATTTCAAAAAATTCAATTATGAAAATTTGTTTGGAAATATTGTTGGAATTTTTGCATCTAACGATAATTTATACTTAGTAGATTCTATTCAAAAAGGAATTCATATACTTAACATTCATAATTACGAATACGATTTTATACCAAATATTCGAGTTGAAGAAGGTTCTAATATAAAAGCTTCTACAAGCGATAACAGAATATTTGTTCTTATAGATACCAACGTTTATGAATTAATAAATAATAATCTTAATTATATAACATCAGATGTTCCTATAGATAATATCCTTGATATAAGATACATTAATGAATATGAATCATTGTATTTCGTATCATGTCCGTCATCTATATCAAATATCAAAATAAGTTCTTATAATTTAATTAACGATATACTAAAAGAAGTATATGTTACTAATATAAATAATATTGGTAATAAAGCGAATGATTTGTCAAATGTTGGAAACGATTTATATTTACCTACTATTAATCTCGATAGATATGGTAACCTAATAGTCATCGGTGGAGATCTTAATGAAATATCATTTAATCCTACACAAGTAACTATATATGACGGTTCTAACTATAAAGATTTTGTAAAAATCGCTGGAAAGAACACCGATAATAGAATATTGCGTTCTATTGTAGATGACAATTATTATTATTCTTTAGCAATAGATTCATTTGATCAAATAAACTATGTCAAATCTATAAGACCAGAAAATGAATATAGAGGTTCTCTCAATGATGTGGAATCAGGAATAAATTTATCAGTAAATAAACAATTTACATTTAATAATGAGTTGTATAAATTATCTGATGACGGTTACATTTTAGTATTCAATAAGAAAACTAAAAACTTTGAATCATTCTCCAATAATAATATCCCATTTAGAGGAGAATTTGTTTCCGCTAATTCATATCCTGATGGAACGGTATATTTCGTTTTTGTAACATATGAACTAAAATCAATAATATTCAATTTAATAGGATACAACTTAAATACCAAAAAAATCATGTCTAATGTTATAGAACCAGTATATAATACTGTAAGCAATATAATGCATCTCTCAGTTCCTTTAAACAGTTCTTGGGAGGGAAAATATTTTATAACATCAGTCAATACTCTTCAAAATAGCGTATTAGTTGTGTTAAATGTATTTAAACTTAAAAATATAACCGTTATGGTTAGACCAATCAACGGAACAACCGATGGAACAATTATTTATTTTAAAGACAGAGTATTTGCGTTTGGTTCTGGGAAATATTTTAGATATGCTAAACTCACAGGAACTGATAACGAGATGGTACAGACAGATGTAAACGATGCAGTAGGTATTGGTACATCTGCTGTTATTTCAGGAAATCGCATGTTATTACGAGGAAGTGAACCTTCAGAATTATCAATATTCAATGGTAATGTAATGAAATCAGATACTAGATTTGTAACTGAAAACTCATCACATTCTATAATCTTACCTATTGATAACAATAAAATTGCCACAATAGTTCCAAATAATAATGGAGATTCTATAAATAATAGAACTAGTGTCTATGAATTTAAGAAAAGTCCTATCATATTTAAAGAAATCAAAGACGATGTCGCTATTAAAATATATTCAGGTGTTACTAAAGATATAATTGTAATGTATAACATATCAAATAATGAAATTTATGATAAAATTACATTGGATCATGCTTATGGTTCAAGTATAAGTAAAATGACAAAATACGATGATGATAGTTATATATTAGTTCATTCAGATACTCCTAGAATATCAACTCTCGTAATTAATGATAAAAATAAGTTGTCGGTTAAACGTTATGACGGTACAATGTTTGGTGAAATAATAAACACTGGAACTAATTTACACACGGTTCAAGACATTGATTTAACTATGATTTTTGATAGCGAAATTGATAATGAATCTAGACCTGATGCAGATGCATTATTAAATTCTGTAATAAATAATATGTAACAAAAGGTAGGAGAATTTATGCAAACTTCTAGAAATCCTAAAGTGATTGATAAAGTTCTACAGTATAAACTCCGACCTGTTCTTGATAAGATATCTCAACTAGAAGTTATTGGTAAAAACAACGATGACTATATCAACAATATAACTTCTAGATTGAGTGCTATTAAAGAAAAGGCAACTGAAGAACTCAACGAATACGAGTTAGCATCAGCTAAACTCGATAACACTATTTCTAAATCAAATAAAAACCTTTCTAATTTGATAAAGAATACATTATATAATCCTAACTTAAGTACTAATGGAAGTGGTTCAGGATCGGATCTAACTGAACAAGAAGAAACTAAACTTATAACCGATAAAACTATCGATTCTTGTATATATGGATTAGTGAAAGATGGATTAGATTATTCCATTTTCGGTATAACTGGAAAAGGTATTGTTATAAACGATAATTCTTCTGTTATTAATAAAGAGTTTGAATGGAGAAATCCTTCAAATGAAGAACATGTTTTTCCATCGTATTATATAAATGATATGATTATGATAGATACATCAAATGTTCTTATTGCCACAAATAATGGAATAGTTTTATACAATATCTATGATGAAACTTTTTTATTAATGGATAAAAGTTATGGTCTTCCTAATAATATAGTTCATGAAATCGTTAAAATCCAAACATCTGATAAAGTATTTAGAGGATATCTTGCCCTAACTGAAAAAGGAATTGCTTTCTCACCCGATGCAAAAATGTGGAACGCAATAGATCCTGAATTCACTGAGGTATGTGTAAGTAAAAGTAAGACTAATCTTATAAATACCCCGCAAGAAATAGTATTTATCGGTACATCAAAAGGAATATATTATTTCGATGTAGATAAATTCATAAACGATGATATTAGAACTGTTAAGGAAATACCTGGTTTAAACTTACTTCTTCCATCAATATATATCAATGGTGTAGCATATGATACACACAATGATATTTTAGCGATAGTATCAATGAGCGGTTTAAGTGTTGTAAAAAATATAAAAACACTTATTTCTTCTGGAAAAACGATTACTTCTAGTCTTAAAAATAATGATGGAGTACAATATTACAATCAATACAATACTATATCGGGTTTAAATACTGCTAGTTGTTATGATTGTATATACACTATAGATGATAAGTTAGTGATCTGTACATCTAATGGTTTAAACATTACTGAGGATTATATAGAATTTAAATCTATAACCAAGACGGTTAATAATTATAATGGAAGCGACGAATTACTAAATTCGTTTATATGTAACAAAATAATTAGAAAATCTTCTAACAAATACACTATTCTTCATAGTGTAGGTATAACCGAAGATATAACTATATAAATAATTAACTGGAGGCAAATGCCTCCAGTTAATTTATTCATGACAATATTTTCATATTTCCAGAATGTTGGGATGAACAAGATAACTTAATTTCTTCTTTAGAATATGTATTAACTATATGATTATAAACTTCATCATATGAATACATATCGAAATTATCGACAAGAATCAAATTACTCGCATTAGAGTTTTTGATATTACCGTCTATTGGCATAATAACGTGCATATTTCGATAAGTTTCAGCAACATATTGATTATATTCAGATTCAGTAATACGATATTTTATACTTTTAAAATATGAATCAGTTAAATCTTTTAACAAACTATATACTACCATCGTATCAATTATTTTACCAATATCATATATTATCTTTTTAAAAATCTCATCTTGCATAACATATTTTACACTCTGTTCATCTATTACACATAAAATATCATTTAGTACCATATTAGAATATATAGATACTAATTTTTTATATTTATTTTTTTCAATTTTATTATTTTCATCATTATGAAATAAATTTGGATAATTTTTCTTAACTTCATCCATATTGAAAAAATAAGAATTAACTGAAGATTTATGTGATGAACTGGTATTGAACCTTTTATCATATAAATGTGAAACTACCCTTAATATGTAACATCCTGAAGAATTAGGGGTGATCTCTAAATCAACTTTTTTATTATTATCTTTATTTAAACTTAAAGAATAAACTCTATTATCTATCTTTCTAAATAAACGTAAATTAATTTTAGACATTTACATTTTCCTTAGATTTAAAGTTTATTTGAAATTTTCCACAAGAATCTTTACAAACATAAAATCTACTATTATCTATATCTACAAATATTTTATCTGTGAAAAGATTATATTTATGTTTTACATGTGTCCACCATTCAATCTCAACAGCTTTAGCTTCTTCCAGATTATTAAAAGCTTTTTCAAAATATTCTTCTTTTTCTTTATCAGTAAGATTTGTTAATGTATCTAAAGTATTTGGTTGACAAGCTTGTCTAGCGGTAAACAATTTAGTATTAATTTTTTCATAAACTTCGATGTCTTCTCCATCTATTTTAATATCAAGATATTCTTTAGTATGTGCGCATTTTTTACAATCATGCGATTCGCGTAGTAACATATTTTTCTCCTTAAAATTTATTTATAAATTCATAAATAAGTTAAAAAATAATTAAAAAATAACAGCACCATTTAAAGTGCTGTTATTTTTTCTATGCATTAGCATCGGTTGATCCTGTCATACAGAACTTCTTTCTTGTCTCAATATCTTTACCAAGACAATAATCTAAAGTTCTAGCAGCAACTTCAGCATCTTTTATAGTAATACGTCTGATATTACGTGTATTTTTATTCAACAGATAATTTCTAACGTCTGCTGGGTCAGATTCACCAAGACCTTTAATACGTGATACAGAAGTATTATTATTGATCAATAATCCTTCAATAAATTGAGCATTTCTGTAGCTATTTCCACCATATTTAGTACCAGTATTTTTACCAATAAATACTATATCCATTAATCTAATATCTGCTAATCTGTTGGCTATAGGTTTATATACGTTCCAATAGAAATTATTATCAAGGATACAGAAATAATGTTCATATCCTCTATCTATATTGATATGAAGATGATCTTTTCCCTGTGAGAGTATAGAACAATCATAATCGAGAGCGTTTAAACCTTTAAAGTTTCCAACAACAATATCTGAATAATATCTAACAATGTATTCTAGTAATTCTGGACTTAAACCTGTGTGTGGTGAGAACGATTCTATAAATGATTTAAATCCTCTAAGTTTATTTACATAAACTTTAATAAGGTCTTTAGATAATTTCTTTTTCGTTCTTATATTTTCAGCTTCAAAAGCTTCACTAGCAGTATAAGCTACTACGTCATCAAATGATTTTTGATCAGGAAGATACAACGTTGTAGAATCTTTTCCTTTACCCACTCGTATTTGGAACAATGGTGGAAGAGCTTCATACAGATATCCTTTTTCTATAATTTCTGGCATGTATCTATAGAAGAATCCTGTTAACAAGAGTCTAATGTTTGCTCCATCGGCATCGGCATCAGCACCGAGAATAATAGTATGGAATCTTAAACGATTAATGTTAAAGTTTTCACCAAGACCACATCCTAATGCTTCTGTCATCATCTGGTGTTCTTCTGATAATTTAGCAATATGTTGTCCCCAAACATTCTGACCTTTACCGCGTACCGCAAATACGGCTTGATACTGTGTGTTTCTAGCAGGTTTTACACTTCCGAAAGCAGAATCTCCTTCTACTATAATCATTTCACTTTCTTCAGGATTCTTACTACTGCATCCAGCGAATTTTTTCGGATTAATTGAACCAAATGTTATCTTACCAGCCGACGCTTTTATGATATTGTCTTTAGCATCTTTTGCGGCTTGTCTAGCTTTAGCACTACGTATAACAAGTTTACAAATATTATCTGCTTCTTTCTTATTATTGGCTAACCAAGTTTGTAATAATGGATATAATGACGATGATGCGAAAAACATGATGTCACTATTATCCATAGCATCTTTTACTTGGGTTGTGTATTTTGGTGCAGAGTGTTTAGCTGATACTATAAGAACTAATGTATCTCTAACGTCATTACCATCAATATCAAATTTAGCATTCTTAGGTAATAAGTTATTCTTATTAATATAATCCTTTATAGCCTTAGTGATAGCCATATGGACACCAGTAACATGAGAACCACCATTTATAGTTCTAAGACCATTGACATATGATTCAATATATTCTCCATGTCCATTCTCTGCCCATGAAAAGAACACAGAATAATTCATGTTAATAAATTTATCCGGTTTAGTAGGATGAGGTATCTGTTGTGAATTTGCAAAAGTTAACGGTCGTGACACAATATGGAATTTATTTTTCTTAACAACCACATTTGAAAAATATCCTAATAATCCTTCAGGATGATAATATTCAAAATGTTTATTATCCCAGTTTAATAAAATCTTTAAACCGGCATTTATATAAACATTCATATCCATCATATTAGAATACTTATTAAAATCTGCTCCTAATTCTTCAAGTACTTCAATATCCGGTATCCATTCCACTCGTGTACCAGTAAGAGATTTAGGTTCATCTTTTATCCAGAATACTTTCTCTATGGATTTTTCCGATTCAAAATGTCCATGCTTTCCTCGATATACCGTGTCAACTATAAACTTCTCAGAAAGAGCATTAATACATTTCAGACCCAATCCATTCAAACCGATACTATAATCATATGTAGATTTACCGAATTTGCCTCCGGTATGGACTTTTACCAAGGCATCATGAAATACTTCAATAGGAATACCTAACGCATGATCTTCAATTATAAAGTGTGTTTTTCCTGTAGAATCTACATCTATCTTAATCTCGTTTAATCGTCCAGCATTAAATTCATCAATTTCATTTCCTAAACCTTCTAGAAATAGTCGGTATACACCTTCTTTACCAATAGAACCAATGTATACAGTTGGTCTAGTTCTAATACCATCCAAACCTTCGTGAGATTCGAATGATTCAGCTGTGTATTCTTTATTCTGTTGCATTATTACACTTCCTTCTATTATTTATAACATACTTAAGTTTTCTATTCTATAATATAATATATCAATCATTTTTATTTATAAAAATAAATAAAATATCATTATGTTAAATTTGAAACATTTTTATGAAAAGAGGTATTATTATGAGTAATAAAACTGCTACAACTAAAGTTGTAGATTTTATACCAGAATTCGGTATTAGTGGAGATTTTAAGAAAATAACAGAATACGATTTTCTTAAATATAACTCTCTAATCATACCAATAGTTACTCTCTTAAATATGGAAAAAGGTTCCAATACTATAATACCTGATATGGGTTGTAAAGATATTCTCTTACAATTTCCATTTTGTGAAGAAGATAATATAGAACAATTGGTTAATTCTTTAAATACAGAATTGAACAGATGGAGCGAAGTTAACTGCTCCGCATATATAGATACTAAAAAGACAGATTGGTCTACGGGCGAAGTGACATTAGCAATTGATATATTCGGAATACCCGCGCCATTATATGTTACTGTTAATAAAGATAAAGCTTCTGCACAACAGATAAAAATAGTTCCACCTTCCATATTTTCATAGGAGGAATATAAATGAGTTTGTATAACGATGAAGAAAATTATTACAAAGACGATGATGATTATGAATACACTAAAAACATAGAACAAAAGAAAAAACTTGAAATAAAAAACACAGATAAAACGACTGATAACAAAATTGATGAAAAAACTAAAATAAAATTAAATCATGTTACAGATACATCAACTTATGAAACTGATAAACAAATGATACTTATAACTCCTGAACAAGCCCAAACAGAATATGAAAATCAACAAAAAATTAAAAATTTTGAATTAACTAAAGAATATGCTAATCCTGTGTTTGCTCAAGCGGTTAAACAAGTAGAAGATAAATTAAAACGAAAAATAAATTATGATGAATTTGACAAAATGTGTAAAACTTATGCTGGTGAATTAGCTAATGCTGATGCTAGATCATTAAATCGTGCTCCTAAAGAGGAAGATTTCGATAAATATTATAACGATTTGATACAAAATAAAACAGTAAAACCGTTATATAAAAATTATGGAGCTAGATTAGAAGTGCAAAAGGTTGATGAAATATATGATTTATATCTCAAGGCAAAAGATAAAATCGATTCATCAACTATCAAATCTAGCATGAATAAACCTATAAATATTCATCATAAAGGCAAGGTAGAATTTCAAGATTTTGAAAATCGTAAAAAAATAACCATAAATAATGAAAACGATGTCAAATTATTACATATGCAATATAGAAAAGATTTCCTAGATAAAAGATTTGGTAATGAAATACAAAAAGAAACAGGAATCGCAAATAATAAAATACATGATAATGAAGGTTTCGAATAATTTCATAATATGAGCGGGGCAATTCCCGCTCATATTTTTAAAGAAAATTAACCGTTTTTAATAAGAAAAACATTATAATGCATATCAATTAATAAACTATCATTTTAAGGAGAAAAACATGAGTGATTCTTCAAATAATGTAAATAAATACTATGTAAATACTCCAATTGCTGCAGATTATGAAGGAGCGAATTCGGAAGTATTATCTAAAGCTAGTAAATTTGGCTCTAAATCACATAGACTTTTATTAGATAAAAATAAAAATATTATCGATAGAGGTTCTAATAATTTTAAGTATTTAGAAAGTACTTTATTTAGTAATAAAGAAGTCAAATTTAATAAAAATCAATCGCCTTCAATGTTTGATGTCGATTATATAAATAAAATCAAATCTGAAGAAGGGTGTGTCTATAAGGTGTTAAGATTTGACCGAAGTCACAATATTCGTTCTTTTGATTTTATATTAAATTACACCCAATTAAATGCTTTTGGCTCAGAAATATATAAACCAGTCGTATTAAATAAACAATTTATAGGACGTCTTTTATTCACAGGATGTTCTATTATTAGAGATACCGATACGATGGAAGAACTTCCTTTAAGATTATGTGGAAAATATGAATCTATCGGAGATACCGTAAATAACAATATCGATCTTGATGCAAATGTTGATGCTAAAGGTGGTCCAACCATAACTTTTAAATATTCATTCGATAATAATTACGTATATCTTTTCATAGCATCTTTATCTCCTTTTAGACTTATACCTGTAGGTGATGGTGAATTTATCGATATAAGTTATGCTGAGGGAAAAGGAACTTTAATTGGTGAAAATAAAAAAACACTATCTATTGTATCAGATCCTATAACTGGAAATAAAAAGAGTGTAAATTATTTTAGCGATAATCGAGTTTATACCGATATAGTTCTATCTTTAAAAGATACTACTATAAGTCACGACACTAATAACATCGAATTTGTTGATTTCAATGATGTTGTTATGAATAATGTTGCTGTGTTATCTCGTGCACAAACTCTGATCATGTATCCTACCAATGATGGAGAACAAATCATTATCGGTATGGAACCTGCTTCCACTATAAACATGGAAATTGCACCAAATCTTAAACCGATACGTTTCGGATCAAATCTCTTAAATACATCAAAAGAAAATATTAAAAGATACATTGATAATTTAAGAAAACAAATAATCGATAGTGCTACTAATATAGAAAAAGTTCCATTCAATATTAAAACAACCATTCGTTCTAAAGGAAAATATAACATCAATGGCGGTTTCTTTATTGATAATCAAGCCGATAGCATGGGTGCTATTATAATCCAAGATATTGGTGTATATGATAATATCACTGGTACATTTGATATAACCGAATATATATTTGATATTAATCAGAATAAATACGAAAAAGCTAAAACAGTAAAAAGATATCAAGAATACGTGAATAATGCCAGTGATTATCTCACTTCTATTTCTAAAGATCATCCAAATATACCAGCAGTTAGAAAAACTAATGTACTCATGGATACTATTCTCAATATAGATTTTAACACTCCTGAAGAATTAGACGTTTATTTTAATGCTGCATTTGCTAGAAGTTCAGTAGATTTTGATGTTTTATTTACTTTCACTGAATTTGGAAATATATTGGGTGATAACACTGATGATTATATTGTATATTTCTGTAAAGATGATAAAATAAGAATAATAAATTTCAAAGACTATCAAATGGAAAATATATACACATTTGATTTTAAAAAATCTGCTAACGATAGTGATACACACGATTATTTAAATACAAGTGATCATATTACATCTGTTACTAGATCTGAAAAAGATGGAAAATATTTATATTATATTGGTACGGAAGAAGGAAAATTTATAGTACTAGTTAACTCCCCAGAAGAAAAGATTTCAGATGTAAAAATATTAAACGCTTTTAATAACGACGATATCATAAGAGAAAAAGTTTCTTTCGTTAAACATGAAAACGAATTTATTTATATCGGTGGTGTCAATGGAAGTATAGCTATATACGATATTAATTCTGATAATATTATATACATCAAAACTTGCCTAAGATTCAATGATGAGATAATAGATATAAGTAAAGCAGATAAAAACAACATTATTGTTGTATCTAAAAAAGAAATAAATTCTTATAATTTGGTATTAAAAAAATGGAACAGTGAAAATAGTTCAATTATTGCTAATTCTATTTTTGATAATCCTTTTAAAGATTTACCTTATCCGAACATCGATTTAATTTTAAATAAAGAAGGATTTAAAGATGTTCCAATTATTCAGAAAGATAACTATGCTTATATTTTAGGTGTACGTCTAGATAGAGAAGCAGGATACTACCCAGTTTACAAAAAGGTAAATCTTTTAACTGGTGAAATTAAGAATCTTCCTTTACCAGATAAAGAATTATACTTGTATAAAGCAAAATTATGTAAAGATGAACGATATATTTATTGTATTGGCGGTGCAAGCGTACCTCACATGAATGATCCTGTTGAAGAAAGAAAAACATATTATAGTATATTTGATACTTTAGAGGATACGTGGATTTCTACTTCAACCAAAACATTACCTTTAGACAACTCGTCTACTATACTCAATAATAATAGTGACTTTTATCCAGTTGCAAATAATGGAAAAATATATATCGTACATCCAAAAGCTTCTGTTATCAATAAAAATGAAGACACGGGTCTATATGTGATGAGCAACAAACGTATTAATAAAACATATATAATTACGTTTGAAGAAAGTCGTTTAGATATCGTTAGTATCGATAATCTTACTGAAGATGAAGAATCAAAACTTCCATCATCAGATATAAATTTAGTGGCATTAGTAAATGATACTAAAGAAAAAAAGATACATTTATTCAGTTGTGTACCTCAGGTAATACAATCAGAATACAAAGGATACGTGTTAACTAGATATATTTTAGATACTGAAACTGATACGATTTTGTCAAATAACGAAAGTGTATTATGTGGAACAGAACTCGAATTAAGTTCATTATATTCTAATGGTAGATTTTCTGATGTACAAAACGATTTATTTACAAATATATCAATTTATTCTGAATATAAAGAAAGTATAATTTACTGTCTTGATAATTTTATCCTTTATATTAACTCATTAGATAATATTATATATACAGAATTTCATGCGATATATCATGATATAGGTAACGGTGCATCACATGCTCCATTACTCAGTAATGGTGATTTCTCTGCGTGGAGAAAATATAATAAAAAACCATCCAATACAACAATATTACATATAGGAAATTTATTAGGATTTGTAGGTGGAGATACTGTAAGGGTCACAGATTATCTTTCATTAGATTCAATGAGTTTAATACCTGCTCCAAGATATTTTGAACGTAAAAAAGGAATAGAAGCATCTAGTGTTATTTCTGGAAATATGAAAGATGTGTTAAATATAATTCCTATTGAGGGTAAATTTAAATACGATAAAATAGCAACGTGTAGAAATAAAAACACAGTATATCTAGCAGTTAATTCTATAGATACAAGTCGTATTATATTGATGAAATATGAATTAGATGATCCTTCAGCTAAACCTATAGTAATAAAAACTTTCGAGAATACAAACTCAGTAATTATACTCGATTTAAATATTCTATTTAATAATAATTCATTATACATTTCGACTATAACACAAGTGCGACAACAAATGGATATTATAGTATATAAATTAGAAGACGATAACGCTGAATATTTTAGTCTTAATATCGTTAATGGTACTAAAAATATCTACGCATTCATTAATAATAATGACGTGTATTACATGAATTATAATAATGGAATTAAATTAGCATTAAATGATGGAAACATTTCACAAATAGCAATAACGGATAATATTTTCAATTTACCTGATGACGATGTTATTAATTCAAAAATTATAAAATCCGTTAGCTTTAAGAATAAAAAATATTTCAACGTATACAATGTCAATAAAGATAATAGAATAGATGTATTAGATATGTCTGATAACAGTTATTCTACTCTTTACACTATTCCTAATAGTAAAGATTCTCTTTTCGGAGATATTATCAACGTTGATAACATTTTGTATTTCACAAAAGGATCTATTGGAAATGCTAATACTAACGACATTTATAAATTAGATCTAAATGATAATAATTTAAAACGCGCACTAATAAATAACGACATCTCAGAATATAATCCTATAATAATATCTAGAAAAAATAAATTATATTCTTTTGGCTCAAATGGAACACTCAAAGTTCTTATTAGTGATATCATAGATGAAGCTTTTATATCATTCTCTGCTGAAATCAAAATCAACAAACTTGAAAATACTAGAGATAACAGATTTAATCCTACGTTTACAATTTTCAACGTTAATGGAAACGAAATATTTGCTGTATTTGGTGGAAAGCAAAGTATAGGTACACCTATAACAAGAACAATTGATTTATATGATGTAAAGCGTCATATATGGAAAACCGGATTAGAACTTCCTGTAGAATTAAGTCATTTTACAGTATGTGAAAACACCATATTAGGCGCGACTGAAGAAATAATTTCATCTTCATCAGTAAGACCATACAATAAAAAAGTAGTTATCGAATGTGTTGATTATGAATCAATGGATTTCAAGTGTGTAATCAGTGACATCTATCCTAATATCAATGGATTCATATATCCTACATTCGGAAAATATGCATTAGACAAAGAAAATAACATTTTGTTTGTAGCAAATGTCGATGCAGAAGACAACATCATTGATAGCCAAATCCATAAAGTTAATCTTAACAATAATACATTAGCTAGTATTGCGGAATTACCTGAAATATTCTCTATTGAAAGAACTAGAATAATAGGTATGGTTGCTTTCAACAACAATTTAGGAGTAATCACTTATTCTTATTCTAGAAACACCATAATTGTTCTATGTTATAATTCTACTACTGATTCATGGAATGAAATAACTAGAACACCATTAGATGACCATCTGATATTTGAGGGTTCCGATAGGAATAAACATCCTATATTTGCATTCGATATATATGATGAAGTATTTAATTCTATTAAAAATAAATCATCTTCCAATGTAAATTATACTAAAGCAAATCTGTCAATTTTAAAAGATGATAATGCTATATACACGATGTACATACACATCAATAATTATGGTAGTTCAAATGAAACTATCGCTATATCCGATTTCTATAAAACAGTTTCTTTAAATAAAACTAAAGCCAATGATGTACAAACGTTTAAATTGAATAATAATGGTTTTATCTATATAGAAAACAAAAATGGTGACATTTATAGAATATTCCCTGATAACGATTTTGATAATTCTTTCGGTGTAAGAAAAAACAATTTCAATATAAAACGCCATATCCATGCAATAACTTCCAATAAAAATAAAGCATATTACGTTTCTGATTCAGAAACAGGATATGTAGTATATTGTAAAGATTTGATAACTGATATAGAAGAATTAATATCAAATATCGAAGATGATGTTGCTATAGAAAAAATTAAATTAGAAATATGTGATAATGAATTGATATTGGCTATTGTTGATAATGCAAATAATGGTACATTATTTATATATAATATAAATCTTGATGATAAAACAATTAAATCAATAAGTAAATCTGATATATGTATTGATGATAATGCTGAACCTTTATCTATAAATCAAATTGTTATAATAAATAAAAACAGCGTTTGCATTAAATATAACAACGATTGTTCTAAAATATTTACATCGGTTGAAAATGATATCAATATTACAGATAAAAATCTTCCAAATTCAAATCAATACACTTTAATCAACGTTATTGATGATAACGATTTATTATTTGGAAAAATATCAGAAAATAATGATAAAATACTTCAGTTATTTAAAAATGATAAATTAATATCTGAAACAAATTTATCATTTCACATAAATAAATTTATAGTAGTTGGATTTAATTTATATCTTTTTGATTATATAGGAAATGTTACAGTAGTTTATTTAAATCCTTTTACTGGAAATATTTCTAAAATATCTAAAGATTTTAATACAGATATAAATAATTTAAACGAATCCGATATCTTAATACGAAGTTCAAATATAATAGATCTTAAACGATGTATAGAATTTAGCAACACAAACTCTATAGACAGCAATCATTATTGTTTCGATAAAAACGCTATTAACGAAAATAACGTAATTGTTTCTATACATAACAATACTGATGGTGTTCTTATGATCTATACATATGATAAAGAAACACACGAAATCATAAAATTCGTACCAGTAGATATTAGTGAAGAAAACACGGATTTTAATCTCGATGGAAACAAATTTGTATATGAATACAATGATGAATATTATTATTGTATTATATCTGATGGAAAAATATTTACCATAAATAACACCACTGGAGAAATAAATACTATAATCAACGATAAAATTAAACACAATGAATTGTGTATAAAATTACCATACAAAAAAGATATTTTAATCGGTAATGATGATTCTAGTTATTTATTATTTGATACTTCTGATAACGTATTGATTTCTAAACAATGTAACACCGATGGTTATATTTTAGACAAAATTATTCATACATCTAAATATTTTAGACACTTCTATGCATTAATTCATAAAGAAGGAGAGTCTACATATTCTTTAGGAAAATTTGATGGTGATATTTATTCTAATGAAATAAACAATCTAGTATTTATTTCTAAAACAGATATAAAAATTAAAGAAACAGATATCGTTATTTATAAGAATAATTTTGGTATAATTATCGATGATGGAAACAAAAACGTATTATGTTTTGACATTGATGAAAACCGAAATAATATCATCAATCTCAGATATCTTACTAATGATGTCATAAATGAAAAATGTGTTGATGAAAAACCATTAATAGATTTCACATACGACGACAGAACATTCGATGAAAATATTGGAAATATAGTATTTGTAAATGACACGCGTGATATCGATGACGATTACCAAAATCATTTAATATTTAAAATAAATATTTCTGAAAATTTGGAATTAAGATATTATAAGCGTGACAATATTGAAAATCCAGATTCTAATTGGAGTACTGGAATAATTGCTATATTCGATATAAACAACGATGTTCTTATCAAAAAATTCAATACAGATGTTGATTTTTCTGAAAAATATAAAACTGAATTTATCGATACACCATTAGAATATGATGAAGTATTGGGATACACTAGATACGGTCATTTCATAACCGTATCAAATGCCGATAAAATCAACAGTTATTCTTTAAAAATATCAGGAACAATTGAAAATATCGATAATATAAATAGTGATGATGAAATTGAACTCATAAACAATAATACTGAAATAACATCAATCGATTCTTCATCCGATTGTAAAATTGTGAAAGTTCAAAATAGACATGTCGCTATTATAAATATACCGTTTGTATACGTATGTGTATTATCTAATTCCAATAGATTTATAGTTAATAAATATACTATTGAAACAGTCGGTTTATCATCAGATGATGGATTAAAAATAGCCAATATAAGTGATAATATTTATCTTATACCAAGTAATCCGACTCAACCAATATTTGTTATAAGCAATATTTGTAACGGAACGATTTATGATATAACAGACGAACACGTTGTAAAAAGCATAACGAACTATAAATTAGATAGACAATTGTTGAATAATTTCAAAGATGTAGTATATGCTGATAACGATCGAATGTGTAAAAATACCGATAGTGAATTCGGTTTATATTTTAACGTGCTTAAAAATTGCTCCGAATTCTACAACAGATATATCGGTGTAGCTATAAATGGTGAAGTTATTGATGCAGAATATCCTATAAATGAATATGATATATCTCATATAGAAATAACTCGTGAAACTAATGCATTGGCTTTGCGTTCCGTTGAAAACGTAAAAACAGTGTTAAATCTGATTCACAAAGATAATGATAAAAACATTGTCGCTGAAGTAAATGCTATTGCTAGATTAAATACTTCTAAATTCAGAATTTTATTCTCGAATACAAATATAGATCAATCTGGTGAAGTTTATGCGTTCTTAAATGAATCGGAAAGTAACATGATGCTTAGAGACGATACTTCATACTATAAAGGAAACTATAGTGTAGCTATAATTAGAGACTCTATAATTAAAATAAATATAGATAATGAAGTATATACATATAGTAAAGCATATGATGAAATACCTTTGTACAATAAAATTCTTCCTATAGTAATTTGTTACGGAACAAGAGAAAATGGCGATACAAGATATCTATCGTTCGCCGATGAAAAAGGAAACGTAATAACATATGATAAAGAATTAAAAACATTTATAGATATTTCCGGATATGTTGATGTTGATGTTCCTCATTTTTCCACAGAAGCAATGATCTATCCATCTAAGACAAAACCATTAGATGATAACGACATTGTTTCTATAAATATGAGAATAGGTAACTAGGTATATATTTAAATAAATTAGGACTCTCCCGTTAGGGAGAGTCCTAATATTTATTCTTTTATAATAGCATTAGCATATATAGTTATATTATCAGTTACATTTTCACCAGCAATAGTCAAAGTTGCTTCTTTCATACTAGTAAACATGAAATATAATCTAAAATATGTCGACGCAGGTATTGTATAATTATCTATTTCCGCACTAGTTAAAATATGTTCACCATCTAATGAGAATCCGTCAAATATACAATCTTCTACATCTGCTATTCCTAATGCACCATTTAGTGAATTTACTAACACTCTAAGCGCAGTATCAACATCATATACAAATTCTCTATCTTTTACAACTCGTCTATCATATATGTAATTTTCAGTTGTACCCGTTGTACCGATAGATACATTAATTGTATTAGGAAGTTTATAACCATCATTAGCCACAAGTTTCTTATTATAGTTAATATATCTTGTAGCAATATCTGTTCCTACTTCAGATAATCCTTCAGGATGCATATTAAGCATATCATATCTTACAGTATAAGTTTCATTTCTTTCAACACCCGTTCCATCATATGGTTCTTGCATACCAATACCACTATTACTTTCAGGTGCAGTTGTTCCACCAGGTAACCAAGTTGAAGTACTAGCAATATCTGTATTATTCCCAATAGTATCTGTTGTCTCAGCATATTCAAGAACTTCCGAGGCAAATAATGTAGCCGATTTCACACTATTACTCCAAGAATTTCTATTATCCAAATTTTCACCAGTAACAGTGATCGTTACAATCTTATCAAAATAATCATCATTTTCATGACGAACTATTCTTTCTGTTCTTGCACTGTATTCTGTTATGAAACCTTTTTCATACAAATCTCTAAGGGTAATATTATCATCTAATGTGAATTGTATTCGTTTTATAGAACCATCTGTCCATTGATAACAGAATTCACCGGATACATTGTATGATAAACCTGTGTCATCATCTGTAGTTACAAACATATTCTTGTTATTTAATGAACCATTTACAAGATGTACCCAACAATAACGAGAATCTATATTCTTAGTCACCATTTCAGGTATCAATTTATTGTTAAATAACTCGAGATAGTTATATTCCTGTGGATAGAAATTATTAGACTTAATTGGATACGTAGCAACCGTTTTATTGTATAATGAAATATATCTACTCCATTGTATATCTTTTTCAGTATTTAATTCTTTTCTAAAGAGTTGCTTTATGAAAATTCTATCAACTACACCAGATTCTTCAAGAGCCTTAGGATAATGTTGGTCTTTATTTAATGTGATAAATGAGAATCTATCAGCATATACCGAAGTTTTCCAATCATTTCTATCGAATCTATCAGAACTATCAATATGTAATTGATTTATTTGTTCCAATAAAGTTGTGCTAAATTTCGAATCTTTAACTGACCAAATAATCAACTCTTTGGTTACATTATTATATCCACTGTTCTTAATTAGATTATTGATCTTGAATATAAATTTTTTACTATAAAGATATTTCTGTGTCGATTTACCACAATATCTCTCCAATAAAGCAACATTGCTATCACCAGAAATCTGTTCAAGTGTAGCAACACCATTAGCTGATTTATCAGGAGAAGGTCCAACTAATGTTAATACAGGTTTATTGTCTGAGTCTGATTTAATTGTATAATTGTATACAAAATCTTTATAGTCTATAAATCTTGATGAATTTTGTCTATTTCCTAAATCAGACAAATATTGTCTTACTCTGAAACTTATATTATGTTCAGTTTTAATTGTAGAATACTTATTATCTTCTTCATAGTATGGAATTATTGCACCTACACCATAATTATAATCATAAGTATTAACTGTGGTATTATATAGAGTATTATTATTATGTGGTGCAACGTAATTGTTATTTGTGAGGATAATGGATTCACGTAAACCTTCAAACTTAAGACGAATTACATCTAAGCTTTGTTGAGGTGTGTCATTCCAATTATTTAAATATCCAAACAAATCATCGTTATTTACTATAGATCCATCAGAATACAATAAATCTCTAGATTTAACATAAGTTCCATATAAATTATTTTCATCACCAAATTTATCTATACCTAATTTATATCTAATTATTTTTGTATAAGATGGTTTAGATGTAGCTGAATTATCGTATGACATAGATTCATTTGAAATCTCAGCATCAACTACCTCATATGTGAGAGGTAAATTGATTTCCATAATACGATTACCGATAGTACGAACCTCTGTTGTAGCAGTAGGTGGATACATAGCTTCGTTAAAATATCTATTCCATTCAACAGAAAGTGAGTCATTAATATCATCAAGTTGATGTGGTTTAATGGCACCATTATCGAGTTCATATTTACTATCATGGTGTAATAGTTCGACGTTATCAGTATTAACTGAATCTGTTGAAGAACGTACAAGCCATTCTCTAGTAACAATACTTTCATCGCTAATTAATCTATCGAATTCAGCATCCGACATTCTAGCAAGGTTCTTATTTTCGCGATATAAATCCTTTTCAGGATTTCCATCAAAAATAGTTTCATGACGAACAACGAGTTTTTCGTCAAGAATAACTAACCATCTATGACTCTTATAATACCAAGCAGAAGCTCGCTTAAAGGTTTCAGTACTTATACCTTCATAAGTATCTCTTCGCTCATCTATTACTTCCCTATCGTGTACATCACTGTAATAATACAGTTGTCTATCAAATGAAGGTTTTATTGCGTTTTTAAGTCTAATCACTTCAGATTTAGCAAAATCTTCATTATTATAAGGAACTGAAGTAAATGCACAAGTTACGGTATTTGTTATATCTACTCGTGAACCTGAGTTTGTTGTTATTTTTTCAGCAGCAGAAGGTGCTTCTACTTCATAAAGATATTCAATGTGTTTATCTGTGAATACTTTTCGCCATTTACGAATAAAACACATCTTAGCCCATTCCCAACCTTTCCAATTTTCCAATGGGAATTTTTCATCTATTAATTCAGTATAAGCTTCTACAGAATCACTAGTAGTATGTGCACCATTAGCAGTAGAAACAATTCCGTTATTTACAGGATTTTTACCACCAATATATGTTTTCTTAGATGAAGTATTAAAGTTTTCAATATATTCATCTTTATTATATTTCTTACCAATAATGTTTGTTTCTATTTCATCAAATTGAAGATTTAATAATCTTTCATTTCCATTATTAATATAACCCTTAGCTGGTATCCACCATGCTTTAATCATATCATATGGAGATTCAAATATACTATATCTATCAATTATGTCATAACCATAACCAACATTACGCTTTTTAATATTATCATATGCTGATACTGTGTTGTTATATTTTAGTCCATTGCGAATCTCAGAAACTTGACCTATTCGTTTTTGATTACCGTCTACAGATGATATAGATTCAAATAAACCAAATTCATTTACCAAAGTTCCTTCAATAGCAACTATACGACCCTTACCTTCATAATCGATATAATAATCAGGATTATTAACGACATTTTTAGCAAATATAGAATGATTATGCATTTTATGGATAGTTCGTCCGTTTCTAATAAATTCGAGTTTAGCAAAAGATCTATCATTTAATACTTTACTACCGAAATTATCAAAAACGTATCTTAAGTCTTTTTTATTCTTACTTAATGGAACGATCACATAATTACTTGTGTTATCTGCCATTATAATACAATTTATTTTATCAAATGTTCCTAATCCATCACACCTTAAAATACTCATATATGTATCAGCATATATGCCTATTTTTTCAACATTCTGTTCTTTTTGAACAAAATGATCTTTATTAGTTATTATTGGATATTTAACATCTGATAACTTATCTTTAATAGTAGCAGCAATAATACCATCTATATTTTTACCGAAAATACAATTAATATTTTGTGTCGCATCTGTGTTACTATCGTGTGACATATCTGTAAGATATTCACTAGTTTTTATATTGTTTCTAAAGATCGCCTTATTGGTTGCATCTTGGAAATAAGGTTCTATATAGAATTTAGCATCTATTTCACTAGGAAGAGTATTTAAGCATTCTATTTTGATTTGATATTTGGCAACATCTGAACCAGTAAATCTTTGAATAAATGTCATAAAATCTCTAGAATAATTTACGTTACCGTTAAGTGAATTGTTACCACCATTATCACGTACGATAACTTTATGATTATTATCTAGTTTTGAAGTATATAATTCAAAGATCTCATCTTCAAATCCATCAATAGCCAATACTCTTAAGAATGGTTCAATTGTTCTAGTTTCATCATCTGTCTTGCTCATACCAACAGATTTCTCTGTTTCGTATAAAATGAATTTACCATTCGTTATATCAGATATAAGAACTCTATATCTTAATGTATATTGTTTGGATATTACATCGGTTTCTAATGCATTAGTATTATTCATTTTTAATCTAATAGCAATAGCATTCGGTAAATTATTATTTGAACCATTTCCTAATTCAACTTGAATACTTCTCCACGCATTACTTATTGCTCGAATAGGAGTATTCTTTAATGTATCATATATTCTATATGAATGAATAGAATTAGTATGCTCAATAAGCGTAGATGACGTATTATATAGTGCTATGTAAACTTTATTATCTTCTTTATCGAAAGCAATTATTCTTCCATAAGAATCAAATGTATTTATTACTTTAGCAGAATGCTCAAGATATTCACCATATCTATTATGATTAATAGATACTAATATACTTCTTCCTTTGGTTTTAAGGAAACAATTATTTCTATATCCATTAATGAGCAATACCGAATTAGTACCTTTATTGTTTACTTCGAAAAAGAATTTATCAGGATTATTAACGTTTACATCTATACCACAATAATCTAGATCCACTTCATAATCATAAATGTTATAAAGAGTAGATAATGATGTGTCTGTGTAATTAAAATCAATTATATGCAATTTATATGATTCATTAATTATAATACCGACTAAGAATATTATATCATTTTCATTTGTATAAAAACATAAATTCTTAAGATCTATATTATAATTTTCAAATTTATTATCGATATAATCAAAAAATTTAGACCAATATGGATCATTTTCATCTATATTAATAAATATTTTTTTACCAGAACTTTCATTATATGAAATAAATCGACAAGTTTCATTAGTTAGTATTATTGAATTATCCGATCTAATATTATATACATCATATCTATTATTATCATTCATAACCGCAAATATATCGCTGTTATTAGATGTGATTCCAGCATATTTTAAAGAATCTATAGATTCTTGATTATAATATTTTTCAAATTTATACCAATAAAGTTCATTACCACGAGAATATAATAAATAAGTATTTCTATCTCGTCCTATGTTCATTATAACATAAAGGTTACCGTTTTTAGTAACAATTCCCCTAGGCATACACTGAACATATTCTATTGTTCCTGAATCATCGGTTATTGGTAAAACTTCTTCATTATGCACATTTGTTATAGTATCAAATGATAATCCACCATCATTAGATACATAACAAATATCTAAAGCGTTATTTATTTTCCAAACATATCTACCATTTTTAAAAATAAAAGATGATGATTGATAATATGCATTAAAAATTTCATCATCTTCTGACGGTGGATACATTGGTGTCTTTTCACTCAATTCACCTTTAGATACGCGTATCAATAAAGAAGATAAATAATCAAATCTAGTTTGACGTCTAGCTATGTAATATAACTTACTTGTTGTAGGTACAAGCAATTCATTATTTTCTATAGAGAAAGTAAAAGCTACATTATTAGAACCTGAAATAAAAATCTTACCTCTATTATCTGAAACAATAGCATTTATCTCGGTATTCTCAGCAATATCTTCACCAGTGTAAAAATAACCTGGACCAACTAAAACATTTGTGTTAGATCCTTTATAACCAGTAATTCCACCATTAACCAAATCAATAGAAAATATTCTACCAGATTCACCAGTTACAAATGCAACTGTACCAATACGAATTACTGTTTTCAAAGATTTATTGTTAGAAGCAGACCCATCATCATATATACCTGGACCGAATCCTGAGCCATTATGTAAAACAATTTTACCAAGACAATTTGTCCATACCCCAGTTGAGAGATTACAACTAAATATTTCACCCAAATTGGTAAATACTATAAGTTTACCATTATTATAATTTATAAAACTTATTATATTACCATTAGTTTTAATAGCTTCATCATCATCAACGTATCTTCCATTAAAGAAAATATTTGAATCATATTGTGATATATTTTCATTTGCAGTATTGTATGGAGTCCATTTGAATGTAGATAATGAACAACTGGATACTCTACCAAAATCACCCATTACTATAAGATTAATTCCATCAGTAGTTATACAATTTATTGACACATTTCCTATAGCATTATCGCCTTTAGTAATAGCATATTTAGTTTTATCAACCTCAGAATAATCTCTAGAAGTAATATCTGCAGTATGATATGTATTATTGTTAAAATCGTATGCCGAAACATATCCAGATTTATCTGCCATATATAAAATTTTATATGCTGGTATGTAGACCATTGCATTGATTCTACTACCTGACTTAGTATTATAAACTAAACTACTTTCATAAAGATTATATCCTAATTTAGATATTAATTCATTTTTATTAATCTTAAGAATAGAATAATTACTTAAAGCGATGAATAAATCATTATCTGATATATTTTCATATATAGCGGTAATCTCTATATTATTAGTAAAACTAGCATAACAATGCTTAGAAGGATCATTAAAATTCCATTCACCAGTTTCAATATCACAATAAGCTATCTTACCAGTCTTAGTTATACAATATAAGATTCCTTTATCATTCTCATCTTGTTTATCGATGAAATTATAGATAAAATCATCGTAACCTTGATCTGTATATTGAGATGAAGTGATATTAGCTGTCTTATTAAATACATAACCTAATCTATCTTCAGAAATAATATTTCTAAGATTAATTAATCTATCTGCATATCTTGTAGGTGCTTGAACTACGTTACCATAAAGTTCTGTAGCAGATTCATCAGTTTTTGCACAATAGAGATAAATGTTATCTCTAAGCATATACAAATAACCAAATTCGTCTATAAGATAGAGTCCCTTATTTTCTAAAAAACTATAATCTGCAATACCTATTCTGTTTTTTCGAGTATCTAATCTTACATCAAATTTTTTATCTTGTGTTATTGAATCAAAATACCAAATATTAGAATTAGTAACTACATATATACCTACTTTATTAGAACCGCCAATATTATCAGATTTAAACATATTTACTATCTGATTATCAGTATTGAATCTTGGATCGTTCTCAGGGAAAGAATTAAACGTAATACTAGCAAAAAGATTTAATAGATCTATAGAACCATTACTGGTCGTTTCATATGCAACTAATCTAGTATTGTTATTATTTATATTCTCTGGGAAAATAAGCCTATCATTAAACTCAATAACGTTTGTTATTTTGTTATTAAATGTATGAACTTTAACGTTCATATTATCAGGCAATTCAGTATATTCTAAGTCTATCAATTTAAATCTTATTATACTATTATCTATATAAGCATAATAAAAATCTTTAATGTTATTGCTTTCTACAACTTTAAGTTTGTCATTAAAAAGAATATTTCCTTCTATATAGAAAGTAGAAGCCCCTGATACTTCAGAAATTATAAAATTAACATCATCATATTTGAAGATCTTAACTTCATAAATGCCAGATTCATCATTTATATTTCCAACTATTTCAGATGGATCAATTAATGATAAATCAGCTTCAGACATTTTCTTCGTAATAACAAAAATATAAATCTTATTCTTGTCTTTAACTGTAAATAATGAATGAAACGAAGATTCTTCCGTAATATTTGGGATTATCTTATTATCAAGATAATAAATATAGATATCTTTAGTAGTATAATCTACATCATACAAAACATTTTCGTTAGTAATATAAATGTATCTACTATTAGATAATTCAAGTATATCACTTTCACTAGTGATATTTATTGCACAGAATTTATGTTCTACAGGAGAAGCATTACTGTACTGATCTGAATAATGGAATTTCCAATAACTAGATACTTGTCCTATTTCATTATTAATAAAATTATTAACTGTATACGAGTTAGAAATTCCTTCGTTTTCAAGAGAATGAATTCTGGAATAGAATTTAGTCACATAGTCAGAATATCTATCCATCATCTCCTGATATTTAGGATGTGATACTATCAGATTATCAGACGAACTTGCTATAAAGTCATTTGTTGCAGTAGCTTGTTCTGTTCTCGAATTGTTAAGATAATTAATTTGAGAATCAACCCAAGCGTGCATAGATCTTACATCGTTAAAAAGGTCTGTTAAATCTGTTAAAATTTTGTTCTTTATATTGCTATAATAGGTTTGCAATATAGGTAATTTGTTCTTTGAAACTAATAGATCAAAGTACAATTTATTTATTTCGTTGGTTGTACCGCCTTCCATATTTAACCACCTATTAAATTATATGATATTTAAGCTATTATAATGTTTTTGTTTTAGCTATTTAGATAAAAAACAAAAAAATAAGAAGGAGCCATTTGGCTCCTTCCTATCTAGCTATATTTCGTAGATTGCGCGCAGTCTACGAAATTAACTATTCACCCTTCTTTCCGAAGAGTCTAGGGATAAAGATAGCTGCTGCTGCACCTACACCTGCAACAGCTACGTAACTTGTTGCTTTAAGGGTTACGCGTACTGCTTTCTTAGAAAGCAGTTTCTTTACTTTTCCAGGTTCTTGTTCTTTTGTTACAACTTCAGTTGTTTCGTTTGTATCAGCCATTTTTGGCCTCCTTAAATAGAATATTTAAAGGTTCTAAGTTAATTCCTTTCCCCTTTATTCATAATAATAATATATACAAGAAACCCCCTATTAAATAAAAAAAGAAGCGATTCGTATCACGAATACATTAAGCGATTAATACTAATCATGCACTTCAATACCGATTTTTTTCATCTGGAGGTTCTCGGCTAATATGGCTAACCTTGTTTGGAGGATGGATAAAACCAAACATTGTTAGATATTGTGTGTATAAGGGTTTGGACCTTAAACGAATATCTTTAATATTCTTACACACGTATTTTCATAGCATAACTATGTTTATCTAATATATTTTTTTACACAACATAATACATATTATGCATGAATTTTTTTAGATTGTTTAAATACACAGCTATCCTTAAGCAATACATATTTTAAAACATACCCAACTATAATTCCTGCTTGGATCTTAGTTATGAATCACGATATATCTCATTTAATTTAATACAAAAGATATTTTATACGAGTCTTTTTCATCATCTCGTTCATATTTAAAATCTTTATATCCTTTTCCACTGAATTCTTTATAATTAATGAAACTCGATCGTATAAATGCTTCATATCTAATAAATATATTATTTTTGATATGGGTCATCTCATCTCCAAATATCTTAGATAGAGAATCCATTTTACTCATCAACGATACTTTAGCTCTATTATATTTAGGCTTATTAATCGTTATAGAACTAAATTCTATTCGTTCAGATATAGTAGTTACAGAATTCTTACCGTAATACAACATTACATCTAATGGTATAATCGTTGCTTTTATCTCGATATATCCTAATGTAGGAAGGTATTCTTCTTGATCAACAGGTTCATCATAGTAATGAATATCGAATCCCCAAATAACTTTTCCTATACGTTTATTAAGGTCTTCATTTACTCCACAATGACTAGTATATTCTTCTTCGTTAAAATCAGGCATAATTATTTCCTCGCATTAATTCTTTCAACATCGGTTTTAAGTATTTCTATTAAATCTTGTCTTGATATTTTTTTCGTATCTTTAACAAATGAATTCAATGAATCAACCAAAAATCTAGAAAATTCTTCATAAGATAAAGTTTTAACTCCACGTTTTCGTTTCTGCTCACTATCATTACCGAGAAACCTCATCCAATAAAGTTTAATTTTTCTCTTTTTCTTATCAATGGATATACTATTCACAACGTGTCTTGTTCTTGAACGCTGCGATATATTTTCATTAATTATCATTTTAGACTCTAATCCAAGCAATAAATATTCTTGTTGATCACCATATAGCTTTCTAAATTCACTAACTGAACCGGTATAGTTATTCAATATCATTTTTCTAGCAATTTTAAATGCTTCTGGCCAAGACTCTATACAAAGAATGCGTTCTTTTAATTTATCTAACGTATATAGATTTCCCCCAGATTCAACCAGTAAATACTTAATCTTGTTGTTCAACCCACTAGGATTACGATGGTGTTCCAGATTTCTTTTTCCTTTATTGATATTTAATGCCATTTTTATTTTCTCCTTATTTTTTTATTTGTCGTGAAATTTCTATTAAAGCTTTTTGGGACATGTGTCTTTTACATATCATATCGATATTCTCTTTATCTAATCGTATAATATTTATTTCTTGTCGCAATTTCCGCGGTTTATCACAAAATGTTTCATCCATTACTGGGTTCGCATAATATACGTCAATATTAGAATTTCGTCGCCCTGTATCACAGTTATCGTTTAAATCTTGTCGTAATCGCTTATGCATTTCATGCATTTCATTTTCTTTATTTGCATATTCGCCAAGAAATTCACTTAAATCATATAAAAATTCATGTATACGTATATCAAACATTGGGATATTCACAAACACGTCAAATATTTTTCCTAATGTTGTGTGACATTCATATCTTTCATCCATTGACGTCACATATCCTATAGAAAACGACAAATTTATAACCGAAGTCAATACATGTATGATTGCTTCGAAATATTCCCATTTAAGTCCATATATTTTATCTATATATAATTGTCTATCGTTATCATTTGTAACGTGTTTAATAAACTGTAATATATCTCGAATATATTTATATTGTGGTAAAGTCACTTCATATGACTCGCGATAAGATTTTGAAGATAATAATATCTTATCATAGCATATTTCTTTACTACACACCAATTTATCTAACTCATATAGTTCTTTATTTATTATATCCATAGTTTTTCTCCATAAAAACAATATATAAATAAAAAATAACTAGGAGCCTTCAAAGGCTCCTATTAATGGAAATATTTAATTACTTTTCCTGAGCAGCACGAATGCGTTTAAGATTTGCTTTTTCAAGATTTACGGTTTTAACCTCGATCTTAAATGGATGACGCTGTGCGTTCATACCAATACAAGTAGCAACACCTTTAGTTGCATCATAATCTTCAACACTCATAACTGTTGGATTTGGTGAATTTTCTTCCTGTTTAAGGACAACAGGCATACCGATTTCACAAGCAGCTCTCATTTTACACTACCTCTTCTTTATTAGTTTTTTGTTTCATCATTAACAATGACATTAATGACGTAATCTCATCTTTAATAAGACCGAAATTACTATTATAATATGAATCTCCGCCTCTGTCAAGCATAAGCGCTGATGGTGAGATTCCTGCTTTGAATGCTTCAATAACGCATTTTTCTTTAAGCCAGAATACAGACAAACAGTCACCATCGAAGTCACCATTTAATTCTGGAAGACTTGAAAGTGGTACAGCCAATGTTCTGTCTTTTGGATCAGGAGATATTTTATTTACTTCAAAATACTGTAAACTTCCTAACGCTAAGCTAGGCGGTCTAAGTAACAAGATTGAGTTGTACTCTCGTTTATTGAGCAACAATTGACATGCTTCCCAACACAACGGATCGATCTCATCACTGTATTGTGCTTTAGTTACGTAATCAAGTACTTCATATACAGTTTTGAATTTAAACGAAGGATCTACTAATCCACGTTTCAACACGTTAATTACTTCCAACAGATTAAGTTCCAAAAATCCTTTATAAGACATTTCAACTTTATCCATGGAAGCGTCTGCGTCTACATACGAACGTATTACAAATCTTGCTGAAAAATTCATACGATTACCTAATACGGCACCACGTATGAGTTTATTCTTACCAGACAATTTAGTTTTAATAGTTGTCTGATATAATTCTTGAAGATTTTGTTGAATATCAAATATGATATTCAACGCTCTCCTCAATTCAACTTCTTTCTTAAGAGCACGTTTAAGAAGATTTACATTCGTAAGAACCTTAATATAAACCTGATTAAGTTTATCAAAAGAAACTGAACGTTTCTTAGATGAAACATATGTCGGTCTTAAATACACTGACGATACTGGAATTTTTGATGAGAATACTAAACTTTGATTTTCAATAAGATATTTTGCTTCTTCATGAAAACCTTTAATACTGTCATAATAATTTATGATTTTAACAAAATTCTGTCTGAATTCGATCATACCAGAATTAGCAAAAGGAACAGTTTGTTTTGTTTGATATCCTCGCTTAGTTAAAACCTCTATAGTATCTCCATTCTCTTTAAGATTACCATCCAGGTCTATATGAATATCATAAGACAATATTTTCTGGAGATTCTTTCCACCAATTACTTTAGCTATGAGTTCATATGCACTAGGATTAATTATATAGAACGGAGCTATGTCTATCCAACCTACACGACTAATATCCATAGAATATCTAGATATTACTCTTGTATTGCAATTAGGACAAACACATCCTTCAAAAAACCGTCCTGTCATTTCTCCACATTCACATGAAAATTCTCGTACATCTTTATCAGTATCAGTTATTTCACCAAGACCTTTATCGTATATAGAGTTTTCAACAGAAGTAATACTTTGTTTGTTGATACATACAGAATTATCTATCTCAACAAGCTTTCCTTCTTGTGTTTCTTTACTCCAACGTGCTTCCCAATTCGCTAAATCGAATGTGTGACCCACTACTCTTCTTGTTGGCGTAGAATCTTTTTTAATATTAGTAAATGGTTTAATTTGAGTTCCCACTTCTAAGTCCTTATTTCTATATTTGTGTTTTTAAAAAATATAGACAATATTTTATTATTGTCTATATTTTATATAAAGTCCAATTAACGATTAGACTAAATTACTTGCGGTATTCATTCCAGGCATAGCTGTGGTACCGGTCATCCCAGGCATGTTCATCATACCGTAATTCATACCCATCATACCAGGCATTCCCATGCCCATTCCCATCATAGGGTTCATACCACCCATGTTATTCATATCAAAACCAGTCATCATGCCATTCATAGCACCAGGCATTCCCATGCCCATTCCCATCATAGGGTTCATACCACCCATCATCATAGGATTCATTCCGCCCATCATACCAAAATTCATTGGCTGCTGCTGACCGTTACCGTTTTTATTCATCTTAGCATAATAATCTGTCTGATAGAGACTCTGTGCTACATAATACAGATTGTTGAAAATCATCGGATTTCTATTTGACATATTGCAAATAGAATTGAATAACGCATTTGTAAGAATATCTTCAAATACTTTATCTTCTGTGAAATCAATTTCAACACCATCATTGATAATAAGTGTGAGATAGATAATAGGATCAGTCTGATAGATATATGTCTTAAGATAATTCTTAGCATTTTCAACTTTATTATCTTCAGCCTGAGTATTTGTTGGCTGCTGCATCTGGTTCATGCCCATCATACCCATACCATAATTCATACCCATCATACCAGGCATTCCCATGCCCATTCCCATCATAGGGTTCATACCACCCATCATACCCATACCAGGCATACCCATAGACATGCCCATACCCATCATAGGATTCATTCCGCCCATCATGCCAGGATTCATATTACCACCCTGCATCATGAGATTACTACGAATCTGGTTTGTCAAATTCATAGCATTAAGAAGAATGTTCTGAGCACGAATACAGAATTTTTCGTCACCAGCATCTTCAATCATCTGAAGAATACGTGTTGACAACTGTTGTGAAGTGAAAGGATCTGCACAATACAATACAGGTCCAATCTGACGTGAGATAGTTTGAAGAATGTCTTTCTTGTCAAGCGATTTGATGACATATCCGATAAACTGAAGCATCTGATATTTCTGCATCATTGCCTGTTGTTGCTGCATGAACTGCTGCTGTTTCTGAAGTTCTTCCTGATTCTGTTTACTCATAGTAATTTTACCTCCAACTTGAGTTAAATACGTTTATTCTCATTTTTAATGTGATATATTATTTATTTTAAAATTAAAGTGCTAGGTTTTTAGTTAACTAGCACTTTAATTTTATTCATTGATTCATCATAGGGTTCATTCCACCCATCATAGCAGGATTGAAAATGTTTCCATTACCATTCTGCTGTGACATATGTGTCATCATATCCATCATCTTCTGCTGATATTCATCATTCATGATTCGTCTAAATAAGTCTTTAGCTTCAGGTGAACCATTTACAATATTAGCATATCTTGACATGAGATTAGGATTCATCATTACATTATTCATTCCCATGCCCATTCCACTATCGCTTACCATCTTAGATGAATTGAACATGTTTTCATCTACACGTTCTGTAAGACTATATGTTAATCCATCTGTCATCATAGCGTTTACAGTGGTTTGATTTACAAAGTACTGTTTTATTTCAACCTGTGTTGCTTCAACGTAACCCATGTTCTGGATAAATTGATTTCTAACCTCAGGTTGTCTAATCGTATTTGCCAAACCAGCCTGTTTAATTTCATCAGCCATACGTGTTATCAGTGATCCAGTATTAAACATTCGTTTATCCTGTCTCATATAATCAATATCTTTACTTCCTCGATATTCAGGACGTCTTACATATGAATATCTCAATTCACGGTTAACTCCATTCTGAACATACCGTGTTCCTTCAATAATGCTTCTGTAAGTATTATCAAGTTTACACAGTAATCCTCTCTCAATACATGTTGCGATTGAAGGAGAAGGGAATAAGTTATTATCGATATCCACAACAATGTATGGAGCAATTGTAGAGAATTGTGGATATTTGATGAGATATTCTTTGAGCAAAGCTCTAAGACACTGATTAAATCCATCTGCTATTATAGAAGATCCAACTTCAACATACTCAGTAATAGTATATATTACTCGATTTGTTTCTGTATTGAATGATTCTATATATTTAATACTAGCAACCATGAATTCGTTATAATCAGATGCAAGAGAATCCAAGTTGTTAACTTTAGCATTCTTATTTTCCAATTGCATTCTAAACTTAAGAACGTCTTTAGTAGTTGCTTGTGCAGATGAACTCCATCTAGCAATAATACCAACGTGTCCATTAGATGGTTTTCTAGATGGGAATGTTGAATATCGTTTATCAAAATCTCTGATATACTGATCATTCTTAGTATATTGGAATATAAAATTATCTTGTAAAACAATTCGTTTTCCTTTATACGCCAATATCTCAGGATTGATATATTTAACAAGAGCTTCGAAAGTTGCTTCTTTAGCGTATATTACAGAATCACTGAACAACACAACCCACTTATACTTCTTTCTCTTTCTCTTGAGTGTTCCAGTTCCGTCGTCTTCAGCGATTTCGTTAAAGAATGAGAAAGGAACTCTTGGGTTAATCCAGTCATATTTAACATTATACAAATCCGAATCATCAAGATTTGAACAAATGATACGAATACCACTTTCAAAATCTACTACAGGAATTTCATACGAATTCTCATTTAAAATGAGTTTATATGGTACATCTGTTTGTGCACTAAGCTGTTCTATGAAATCATAGAATACAGTTTCTTCAAATTCCTGAGTCAATGATTTTTCACGTTCGAATGGATTAATTTTTCCATTCAGTTTAGCAATATCGTTTTTAGAAAGTTTAAGATCAGGCGATTTCACGAAAATAGTTTTACGTTTCTCAGCCTTTTCTTTTCTCTGTCTTTCAAATTCAATATCACTAAATGTATTGGTTGCTTTATCTGAATCAAACATTGAAGCATCGTATTCTGTTCGTGTATTAAAAATGTTTCCTTTCTTAGTTTTTGGTTTTTCAGAAGTTTCATTTTTAACTTCAGATTTAACAGATTCTTCAATTTTAGAATTCATTGATTTAGGTTTAAGAACAAATGGTTTTTGTTCAGCCGTATTAGGTTGCTGATCTTTTTCCAATTCAACAACAGGTTTAACTGATTCTCCAGATTTAACAGATTTAAAAATCTCGTCTTCTCTTGCATCTCTACCACTGTTCTTACCGCAATATCTTGAAACAATATCTGAATATTTAAGAGTTTTCTTGACCCCATTACATGAACATTCGAACTCTTCGTTCGAATCACGTATAAACAGATGTTTATCTTCGTCAATAATTTTGAAATGTGAACGATCGGCAATAGCTTTAACAGTTTTCTTATGGTATTCATTTACTTTATTGTGAAGTAAAGATTCCATACATGAAGGACAGTTTACTACTAACGTTTCTGTTCCATCTAAATTATTTCGTTTATCAGAGAAATCAATACCATACATCGACGATATTTCTTCCAGTTTGCTTATTTTTACAAAATCATCCAATGAATCAAAACTTACTTCTTTATGACAAGTTTTACATTTTGCAAAAAGCTTACCGTTTCTACATTCAAAAGAATCGGTATCGTATGGTATATATTTCAATTTATCAACCATGAGATGCAAATCATTGTTTATGATTGTAGACAGATCATCTGCATCATAACATTCATCTCCAATCCATACAACGTTAGGATTGTCGTCATTTGCTTTCTCAAGTTCATCTTCTGGTTCTTCAGTTACTGAAAGTTCAGACTGTTCAGACTCAGGTTCTTTATCATCTTCCAATGCTTTGAGGGCATCTTCTGCTTCTTTAGCTTTAAGATTAGCTTCAGCAGCAAATTGTTCTGCTGTTTCTTTAGCTTTATTAGCGGCTTCAATTTCAGCAGCTGCTTTAGCCTTTTCAGCTTCAAGTTCTGCTTTCATTTTTGTTTCCATCTCAGCTTTTGCTTTAGCTACTTCTTCAGAAGCTTTCTTCTGAGCTTCACGCATAACTTCTTGTTTAGCTTCTTCAATCGCTTTTTGTTTTTCTATTTCAGCTACTTTCTTAGCATTTTCAATAGCTTCAGCTTTTTCAGCTTCAATGCGTTTGATTTCAAGTTCATTATTAATAAAGCCACCGTTCTCTTCAAGTTCAGTATCGATATCTACATCCTCATCATTTTCTTCTTCAACATCGATAATAGCATCCGAGTCATCAGCCATATCATCACCATTATCTTCAATTTCAATAGATGGAGAAACTGCTTCTTCAGAAATAGATGCCGAGTAATCATCATCTGATGCCATATATTTTGAAACATCATCATCTATTTCTTTATTATCTTCCCATTCCTGATATTCACGTTCTTCTTCATCTGCATTATCGTGAACAGGTTCAGATGGTATTTCTTCAGATGCAACTTCTTCTTCAACGTCTCTAACATCAAGATCAAATTCACTCATATCGATATCGTCGTCGTTATCTATATCGACATCATCTTCTTTCTTTTCACCTTTCATTTCATCAATTGCTTCTTTAACTACATCGATTCCGTGTTCTTTAAGAAGTTCGATTCCTTTAACACGCATATTTTCTTTCTGTTGAGCTTTAAGTTCATCATCTGAAAGAGAACCACATCCTGTACACACAAATCCATTAAAATATATCGAATTTAACAAGGCAAATGGTGTCATAGTAAATTGTCTACCACACCTCATACATTCACAATTAATTAATGCGGTCTTATATGGAATCGGTTTAGTTTCATCCTCCAACAACAATCTAGTTGGACATTCTGGTCCATATTGATTGTGCAAGATATTGTTGATATCTTTGGCGGTTATTATCGGTTTATTCCACTCAAATTCATCAGCCATTTTATATATTTCCTCCTTTATTTGCTTTATTCTATATAAATAGAATATACACTTTATTTAAGGTTTATATTTTTCCGTAAATGTATAATCGTTAAAAAGTTATACAAACTATTAAAAAACATACATTAGACGCTAATTATTAATAAAAATCGACATATTAATGAATTTCAAATTCTAATAAATTTAGGAGGACAATTATGTCTAGCCTTGTACAAAATAATAATGCTTTGGTTTTTGGTTCACAAAATCCATTTAGAAATTATGTTACGGAGCCAGGTCTTAAAAATACATTCATGCATCTTTTATTAGACAAAAGCTCTAAAATATACAGAAGCCGAAGTTGGAACGTTTTCTGTTTAGCTAACAAGATTTTTCCAAATAAAGTTGCTGAGATTAATGAAAATATTCGTTACGGAATAGGTAAACTTATTGATCCTTTCATAGGATACAATTTACAGAAAACACACGATCAAATTTATTCTACACAACGTCAAAAATACGTTCAAGGAGAAATCGCGTTAACCAACGAACTTGTAAAACTTACAGGTATCAAAAATACTTTAGTAATGGTTATTGATAATGAAATTGAACATTATGGAACACGCCATGGTATCATAACTTATATCACAAGAAATATGGTAAACGGTTATTCAAGCGAATTAATTGCTTCATGGAGTAATAAATTCTTCAAATTCAATGAACCTGATGAATTATCAATGGTTATCGCTATTCCTAAACAATACATTGCTACTGTTGTTGAGAATGTATTTGCTGCATCTTCTAAAGAATTAAATAGCATCAGCACAGATAAAATAATCATAAAAGGAAATATGGTAGATGAAATCTCGATAGATTTAATTAAATCTATTTTCTCATCAATCTATTCAGACGGAATAAGATGTCGTGTAATCAGTGATATCTTGTTAGCTAATAAACTCCTTCAAACCGAAGGTATGAATATTACTGCTACAACTAATGCTAACGACACATATGAAGCAATTAAAGCCGGGGATGTATTTCAGAAACACGCAGAAGCATTACACCAATTCAAAAAATCTTCTAATGATGAACATCTCGTTTATGAAATGCTTCAATTCATTAATGAAGGTGCTTCTTCTGCTAAAATAAATCCATACGAATTCTACACATCATTTATTGATACTCCATACGCACATATGGAAAATATTTTCAGTAAATGTGGTTCATTCCAAAGATTAGAAGGACAACATATTTCATTCACAGAATTCAATTTCTCTAATAACTTATCGGAAATGGACGCTTTCTATGCCGATAAAGATAGAGATATTATACTGTACGGAATCAAACTTATTAGATATCTTCCATTCGTATTATTCAATACTTATATAATCGGTGGCGGTTCTGCTCATATAGAAACAAAACAATTACTTGAAAATGCTAAGAAGATAATGGTTTCTATTTTAGGTTACAGAGCATCTAATTCATGGAGTGCTCCATTAGTTAACTTTATCGTACAGAATATTAATTACCTTATCGATAAATTATTTGTTGAATTGTCTTCACCTATAACTGTAACTTCTACTACAAGAATTGCCCTTACTACCGCTATTAGAAAATTCGGTATTATCGATGAAAACAGAATAGAAGTTCCAAAAGACATTGAAGATCCTGTATCGGAGTAAAAATGAATAATGTTGTAACAGAAATCGAATCTTACGTTAAAGATTGTTTATCAATAAAACATGATAGAAGTCTCGAATATTATTTTGGTGAAAACAATTCATTACGTTTACGTTTAATTGATTGGATTTCAGATATTCGAGAAACGATATCTTCTGTTTCAAAGAATAACCAGAATTTTACACCAAAAGACGGTCTAGAAAAAATTAAAGACAAAGGCAAATATTTAAGTAAAATTATTTGCGATGAATTTAATATAGAAGGATGTACTGTAGGTTGGTGTAATACAATAAACGCATGTTGTTACTCACAAATAGGTAATAGTGATTTATTTGGTAATTCAGACGATGCAAAAGATAGACGAATAAAATTGAACGATATTGTTGACACTAAAAACGGTTTCAAATATAAGAGTAAAAAAGGTCTATATTACGTGGTTTGTCTCGGGTATCCTGTATTCTGTATTGATACAATTTTTACAGTTGAAGAAGCAGCTGCTATATTAGTACATGAATTAGGACACGCAATGCAACACGTGGTTAACTCATTCAATCAAACAGTGTGTATATCTATATACAGACAACTTTACAACGAATTAAAATTCAACGATGATCTAAACTATAATCCCGCATATAAACGTTATGTTAAGCAAATGTTTAAACGCTTAAGAAACGATATAAGAACAAATAACAAAGCAGATTTCGATAAAGTAGTGAATGATTTCTTAAACGATTCAAAACAATCTGACGGATTCTCGTTCTCAAAAACAGATGAAGAACGAATTCAAGGTATTGTTGGGATGGGACAAGATTGGGAATTAAATAATGATAAATACCAAGAACAGAGAATGAAAAAGGTTGCTGAAAAGAAAGGTAAATTCTCAACTAAAGTAAAACAATTCTTTAGAAGTATTTTCAACACTGTTCTTATTATCCCGGCTATTTTCCAAGCTTTAAGAATATCTTCAATGAATTCGAAAGTACAAAAAGATAAAGATATTAATCTTTTTAAAATCTTTGAAGAAACTGCTGATGATTTCTGTCAAATGTATGGATTAGGATTAGCCCAAGCTTCTGCTATGAAAAAGTTTGACCAATTCGGAAATAATATGAATGTAAATTATGGAAATCTTATGGAAAAAATTCCAATATTAGATTTTTATTGGTCATATAAAGAAATGATGAATGATTACGAATGTGCATTACACGGTTATCCATCAGACAAACAACGAATGTTAAATCTTTATAGAAGTGCTAAATTCGAACTTCAAAACAATAAAGATTTATCACAAGCGTCTAAAGCAGAATTGAGTAAACAAATTGAAGATTATAAGCTAATATATGATGAATTTGTAAAATCTGATGCAAAGAAAGGATGGTTATATAAATTAATGGCTGGTCTTAGTCGAGATAAAATAGAAGAAGAAGCTAAGAAAGATCCATTCATTTATAGAAACGTATTGATTCCTTTACAAAAACGTATGGATCCAAACTTCGATCCATATGAAGAATACTCGGATATTATGGAATAAGAATAATTAATAAAACAAGAGCGCATTTGCGCTCTTGTTTTTTCTTATTTTAATAAACTGTTTATCATAGAGATCAATTTACTGTCGTTTCCATAATTAATTTTATCACTATGTTTATTCATTGAATCGGATATATTTGTAAAAGAATTTAAATCTTTCGATTGCATTGATGGGATAACTGATATATTATTATTCAAACCAAACAACGATGATCCTAAACTATTATCGGATTTCAATTTACATAAAATTTTAGTTCCTAATGTATCCAATTCAACATCCATCATCGAATCCAAATATTCGAATTCATAATCGACAGAATCATTTCTTATTTCTTTAAAAGTTATATTGCATGAACCACTAGATTTATTAAAACTGAATTTTGTAGGTTCTATTAAATTTCTAATATCAAAATTAGAATTTTTAAACACCGCATTTTCAACAATGAAATTAAACGGTGAATCTAATCCTAATGAATCTTCATCAAATGATACGTTTTTAATATTAGAAATCATTATATCTTTAGCTTTATATGTTGTTTTATTTGAATCTAATCTATACACTTTATCTATATTAATATTTTTCCCAGAAATAAGTACTGAGTCAGAAACATCAAATGTCCTATTAGTCTCATCAAGAAATTTAGTTTTCTCTACAATATCTTCATTTTCATTATCATGACGAACATTAATATTATTTTTAGCATGTATCTCAGATGAAGATATACTTGCCCAAGAATCCAATTCTAACAACAAATTTATATCTTCATCAGTATATATTTTCGTATTATCAATTTTATTAGATAACGAAGAAATCAATTTAATTCCGTTTTTACCAACAATAGTAGAATCGGAGATAGAAATATTACTAGCTAATAAATTAATATCGTCATTAACAAAATTTGCATTAGAAATAGTTATCTTATTTACTTGATTGAAATCACTGGTTTTAATCGGATTTACACATTCAATTACGCTGTCTGTTATAGATATTTTATCTGCTTTTGCTGATGCTATATCTATTAAACCTATTCCAGATATATTCAATTTAGACAAAGATAAAGACTGATTAAATTTTAAACCATCTTCTGCTATAAGAATTGCAAATGATTTTTTATCATCAACTTCATTAATCACTTTCATATCAGACACATACGTTTTATTCACATTACTTAAACCTAAAGTGTATTCTTTTGATGATGAAGTCTGACTTAAATCATTAATCATTAATTCATAACATTTTATAACTTTTATTCCTTTTATATTACTTGCCCCCGATATATATATACCGTTTATTTTTACAGAATAAATATCTCTAAATGATAATAACGCATCCACAAAACCATTATCTTCATTTATATTATCAAATGTATATTTTAATGAATTTATCAAAGTGTTTTGTGTTGTATATTTATCAATATTATCCGGTTTTGCTGATAATAAATTTATTGATACAGGTTGTTTAACTGTAACATCATATATACTATTATTATCTGAAACTAAATTGAATTTAAACATTCTATTTTTATTAATAGTATTTATCACGCACGATTCTATTTGAATAAATGTATCCGAAATTATTGAAATATCATTACTTAATATAATATTTCCATGTGAGATTTTAAACGATTCTAAAGAAACATCTAGATTAGGCATCCTAATTGTACAGAAAGATTTCGTTATATCTATATTGATGCATGAAAAATTATTAAATATTCCTTTCATAACTTTTTCAGATAATTCCAAATTCTTATCTATACTATCATCAATTATTAAATCTAAATAAGTAACCTTAAATAGATTATTTAATATAAATTTATCTATGTTATCATCAGAATCGATATCATAAGATACATACACTGAATCTATTTTTTTAGTTATTCCAAATATAGAATTAGATTCTTGTTTATTTTTATATGTAGAAACGATTTTATCAAAGTCTTTATTTAATTCTCTTATTCTTATATCCGTTTTTATATTAATTACTTCTTTTATCGCTTTTGATGGTATTTTAGTAATATTACCCGAATCATCTAGTAATGTAATATCTATCAATATCCGTTTTGTTATTTTAGTTAATTCATTTTTTGCTAACGAATCTGTTATATCACTCATTTAATTCTCCTATTTTTTAAAAAGCGTTCTAACTGCGATATCCGTCATAATCATATATTTAGATCTAAAATTATTAGTTTTAGTATCTAAATACCCAGGAATTTTTAATATCCAATCTCCAGGTTTAACTAATTCATCGAAACCATTATAACTACTACTTCCTGATATTAGTAAACGCGTTTCCATAAACATATTATCTGTAAATCCTGTGATAATACTTAAATTATCTTCACCTACAAAGTTTACAATATTAGGAATCGATTTGCTATCTTTATACTTAATAGCGTTGATATCATTGAGCGCTAAGTTCAAACATTCAATATCATCATTTAACATTTCGTTTAACCTTCTATTATGGAGCATCATCGACATATCCATCGTCAAACTCTAAAGAATCATAAGCTTTTATTTCGTTTCCATCATTCAATACCGCTGATTGTTTATTTACTTTACTAACAGATTTCATATCTGGTAATCTATCTGCTGGTAAATCTTTAACAATTTCACCAGTACGTCTATCTACACCAACGAACTTATCATGCTCACTATCATATCTAGTAACAATGTGTTCATTTATACCTACAAGTTTATCATTTTTACTCATAGGAATATCTCCGCTTTTAATTCTCTGATTTATAGTTTTTTCAAGTAAAGCTTCGTCTTCAGGTTTATTTTTATTTAGGTCATTTTTCTTTTTAGATCCAATTGGTTTAACTGCATCAGGATCTGTTCTTATTATACTAATAATTTGTCTAGCTGTAGCTGCTGCTATTTCAGAATCTTCTTCATTCAATCCACCGCCATTTCTGAAATTAAGGTCGGCTATAGTTTTCTTTAAAGATATACGATTATTAACTGCTTGGGCTCTGTATGTTCTAGCACTAACCATTGTTTTAGCCAATTCAGCTACGTCTCGTATATTTCTAGGAACATATTCACCGCCAGTAAGATTTTTATATAACCCATGAATTTCATCATATATTTTTTCAGATTCTTCAACTTCTCTATCGAGACATTCCAAATCTTCTTTAAAAAAATTAATATCTTTTACATTTTCTTCAGTTAATGTGTCCCTAGGTTTAACTTGAGATTTTTTATCCTCTTCTTTATTCGTTTTAGGTTTCGGTTTATTATTATTTTTCGGAGTTAAAATAAATCCGCCACTCATAATTTTCCTCCAATATTAGTTTCAATAGCATGTTTTTGTTATAATAGAAAAAAGAAAACCTAAATTTAAATTTAGGTTTTCTAACGATACATTTACTAAATACGGATTTAATATTCGGTGTCAATACATTACCACCTTTGGATCTATTTAAGCCTATCGATACATTCAGGCATAAAGGATTTAATCATTAAATGTAAATACATTCTTGTTTACTGGGGTTAATCAATTCATACGATACATTATCGAATTCATAATATATAAAAATAGATAGTATATAATAAAAAATATACTATATATTTTTGTTGACTTTATTATGAGGTAATATTATGAAAATAACTATAAGTCAAGAAGGTATTAGTCCTATTAGTATTACTGTACCTGATAATAATAAACAAGAAATAAAAAGTAGTGAAGGCGTATTAGCTGGTATCGGGATAGCTATTCTTGCTTTCTTTGCCTTAGGAATAATTAGTTCACTTGTTCAATACGGCATCGATGAAGCTAAATTCAAAAAAGCATATAATAAATTGACTAATGAACAAAAAGAAAAAGTTAAAAGCGTTTTAAAAGAAACACAAGATTGTATGATTTCCAATACCGAAACTCAAACTAAAATGATATTTGATAAATTTAGAGCAAAACTTTTACAAGATAAAAATGAAATTAAAAAACTCGGATATGAATTAAATGTTAGCGAAATAAATTATACTGTAAATATGCGTTATACTGAAAAATTCAATAAAGATAAAGTAAATAAACATCAAGCAAGCTTGATGTTAGAATACAGTTCAGTTATGTCTAATATTTACGCTGAAGCTAATATGATAGATGATTATAGTTATCAAACATATGAAGATTTTGATTCATCATATATTGAAAAATTAGACAAACTCATGAAAGCACATAATATAGATGATAGTCCAGATTCAAATGAAATCACAAGATTCAATGTAAAAAATATAACCAACAACGTTATTTTAAAGCCTACAGCTCAATACGATGTAACGGACGCACATCATATTAGTGAAAATGGTGAAAGATATGACATATGTTATCATCCTATAATGAATTTCGGTATAGATAGAGCAAAAGCTAAGAAAGAAATAGGTTTCTTCTTAGATATTTTAAATAAAAAATAAAAAAGAAACCTAGGGAAATCCCTAGGTTTCTTTGTTTTATACAGACTTAAATGTCATAGTGTCTTTATCGACTTCTGCCCATGGACAGATAACTCCAGCTATACCACAGTTAAGTGAAGAGAACGAAATCATATCAAGATTTCCTAAACAACTAGCATCCATTGCTCGCATCTGAGCACTTGCACGTTTAGCTGTGGTTCTTTCGATAGCACTCTGTGGACCAGCTTTACTCCATTTCAATGCACTATTTATAATACTAAAATCATTAACTTGGCTTGAATACTTAGTAATATTTAAAGCTGTATTTTTAGACTTAGTTTTACCAATAATACTATGACAAATACAACTACTAGATATCTTAAGAATATCTAACAGTCGTTTCATATCACGCATCTTCGGTCTAGTCTTCAAATATCTATACAACTTCATTTGTACTTCTCGTACTAATGGAGCTATAAGATATTCGGTATATCTAAGTCGTTTATTTCTCAAACTTGTATTCTTATTACTTAATGAAGCGAAATCTATAAACATCCAACGTAAAATAGTCCATGGAGTATCTTTCTTACTACCACCTACAATTCTATTTACATTGATTATCGTTCTTGCATCAAGACACGTGATAAACGTTGTTAATAACGCAGAACCTTGTTCAAAAGGTTTAGTCTGTGAAATATATGCACCCAATGTCCTCATCCAATAATAAACATTTCCCATATCTTCAAGATCTAGATTTTTACGATTGAGGGCTAGCATAGTGGCAACATATTGTTTTAAAAGATAGTTAGAGTTCCAAGTATCTCTATCTACTCCTAAATAATATTTACCAAACTTAAAGAATACTAACTTTTCATCAGGATCAACCGGTGCTTCGTTATATAACTTAATAAATTTATCAACACCAAAGAATTGCATAGTTCTGAAATAACCGAAATATGAAAAATAGTATAACAAAAACGGAATCTTTTTCTTACCCATATGTATATGGAATACATCTGTTTTAAAAGGCATACCGTGTACATCAGTAACAGTCGTTCTTGATTTACTTAATTTAATCGCTCTATTTAATGTTTTAAGTACAATACCATTATCTCTCGATTGATATACTGTACTATCAATAACCTGAAATGGTGCCGAATATAAATTCCCACGAATATAATAGTGATAATCATCTATAAATTGTGGGATATAAATCGGCATATCAGCTTTACACATACTAACATCACCAGTTCTAGGATCCTTAAATCTTACTTTAAAATGGAACACAGCTAAACGAGAATACGTTCTATTTACGTTAATATATTGAACATTCTCTAATTTACCGGTTTTACTATCTCTTTTCTTTGAAGCAGTATTGGCTTCTCGGAAACGATTTTTACCATCATCAAAATCTACTCCGACATAAGTAAAATTGTCGTGTAAGATTTTCTCCAATTCACGACATAACTCTTCAATCTTTTCAACCATATTATCGTTTAAACGATAATTCCTAATAATATCTTCATTCAAATTATCATGCTTATTAGCATAATATGAAAGAAATTGTCTCATGTGCTTTTCCCCTTCCTTCATTTTCTTATTTTGTTTTTAAATCCTATATCAAAAGGCGTAATTCCTATACCACCGATATCAACGTATTTATCTTTAACATCAATGTCGATATCGTACGGAGTTAATCCTTTAGTTTGTAATATATAAGTGTATCTTGAATAAGATGGGTTGTTTGGATTATTAGATAAAAAGATTTTATTCCAACCAGGATGTGCAATATTACAATACGCAATATATTTATAACAATCCGTTTCTAACCAATATTCAACACCATTAATCAATCCACAATGATGTCTGAGTTCATAAAGATTATCCATATATTCTTTTTCTTCTTTAGTTAATGGTATCCATACACCATTAACTTTCTTTTTATTATACGGAAAATAATGTGTCCCATCAGATTTTACAAATTGATTACCTTTAATTTCTACTAACTGTCCATTTATCATAAAATCTGGGATATAATAATGATATTCTTTATTAGGACCAATATATCTAAGCGTTATAGGGCATCTAATAATAGGAATATTATTATCTATACAATATATCCATACTGCTAATTCCCATGAAGAATCAAAATATATACCATAATAATTATAATAAAACGATGGATGTAATGTACCGTATCTATCAATCATACTATCTTCAAAATATTTAGATTTAAAATATGTTGAAGCATTATATTTATCGAATGACAAATCTTTATAATATTCAGATTGCATTATATTCGGTGCACCATATTTATTAATCATAGTATTTCGTGTTCGATTTCGACACTCTTCAGTTCTACTATATTCAGCAAAACTCATACCATCATGATTTTCTCTAAACGTATCGTTAGCTTTTTCCCTATTTGTGTAGTTTTCATCACCATACAGTTTTTCTTTGATACGTTTATTTTGTTGCTGGACGTCATTCGATTGAAACGGATATTTAACACCTATTTTTTCAATATTCGTTTTCTCAACAGATCGTCTAATTTCGGGAATATCCATTATGCTTTTAAAACTCGAAGTATTATTGTATCCTTTATTTTTAGCAGCACTATCAATTATTTGTCTAGACATACCAGGTATTTTACTCACATGATCAACGTGGTACTTATCAAGCATGGTTTTTTTAAAATTTTCACTGCCAATAGAATTTTTAGGTCTTCCATCTGTATTGTATCGATTTCGATTAGTTTCTCTAAAACGTTCGAGTTTTTGTTGTTTTTTATCTATCGACATATTCCGCTGTGAATTTGATCTACGTTCGATAAATTTTTGTTTATCAATATCAGATAGATTATCATACCACGTTTTAAATGAGTTGTTTAACTTATCCAATTCATCTTTAGATAAAGATGATCTCCATTTCTTTCGTTTTTCATTAGCCTTAGCTATAGGATAATTATTTAAAAATAAACAATGAGAACAAATTAATCCACCTAAAGATTTATATCTATTGATTAATTTCTTTTTAGAATCACATTTTAAAAAATGTGTCTTACCACATTTTTCACATTTAAACTCAAAATATTCACCACACATTAAATCATTAATTTCATCTATGTTAACTATATGTTTCACGTGATAACCCTCTAAAAAGAAAATATATAATTTTAATCTTTTTATTATTATCGTGTTTTTGTGATAAAAAATAAAGCCAACTATAAAAATAGTTGGCTTTAATACCTATTTTCCAAAAGGTTTAAAAGACTTAATCATTTCTAATGATGGCCATTTACCTTGGAAAATATAAACTCTATCATCTATATAGAGATGAAGAGGAGGTTTATTTGCTGTGACATATATTTTATTAAGCAGCGATTTATCGAATCCGTTATCAACAAGCCACTTCATAAACACGTCTCTAAAACCAGAATTTTTGCATCTAGATGACAATATGTATACCTTAAATGAAGAATCTTTTACTAATTCAGTAAGAAATTCAATAGCCCCATCATTAGGACCTTCTTCTATAACCAAATCACCTTTCCATTCTCCAGTAAAATGCTTACATAAAGTTCCATCAAAATCGACCCCTATACAAAGTTTACCATTTGAACCGGAATCTTTTTTAGAATCTAATTCATTAAGATATGAAAGTACATCGTCAAGATCAAATTCATCCATTTTCTTCAAACGTTTGTATATATTGTTTAGAAGTTGTGCTTTAGAATCGTTCGATACCATACGCGTTATTCCTCTTCTTTTTCTTTAGCTTCTTTCTTTTCAGCAAGCTTTTTCTTAGCATCAGCTGAAGCTTTACGTACTTTAGCTGCAACATCATCATATCCGGCTGTAAGTTTATCGGATACGTTTATTCCAGCTTTATGTAATGCGATTGATCCAATAGCTGCTGCGGCTGCTGTAACAATTGCTCCCCATCTGAAGCCAGAAGTCTTTCCTTTCAGGTGAGCTTCACGAATCTGTGCTTTGTTTTCAAGAACTTTATTTTCTTCTGCCATTTTTATCCTCCTAGGCAATTAAAAAGTTACATTATTTTGTTTAGTATTTAATATTATTTTATTAAATACGGTGTAAAGTTGTGTATGTGATAGTTCATCTGTGTATCTTATATTTTTTCATCTTTTCCTCCACATTTAAATAATATATAAACAAAAAATGTAACACCGCTTTGCGGTGTTACATTTCGTGATATTACAGAACAGAATGGAATTATTTTACAAATTCAATAGTTGATGGATCTACCTTAGATGTAGTATCAACATTTCCGTCTTCATCAACCAATTCGAAGAAACATTCTGCTTCAGGATCAACACGAGCTGAACCAGGAACTGAATGAAGTTTCTTTTCATTGTCCCACCATTCTTTTAATTCAACCTGAAGTTTATCTTTGTGTGTGAATGCTGCATTGAGGAAAGATTCAGAAGCACCTTCTTCTCTAGCAGATTTAAGCTGTTCTTCAATTCCATCCATGCGAATTGAAATAGATTTAAACGAATCAAGTGATTCAGTTGTAAGCTCTATTGGGAGCTTTCTTTTAAAGAATTTTTTCATTTTTAAACTCCTTGTAATTTAATTTCTATTAATATGTACACTACATATTTTAAAATAATAATAATTTAAGCAACTTTCGCAGTTTTACACATCGATTCATGTATAGATTTTATAATATCTGCTAGTGTAGGTAACCCTAACCATTCATTGGCAATATCAAATAATGATATGTCTATCGTTTGTATATCACCCAAGAACGTACTTTGTCTTGAAGAATTTCCGTCATATATTTTAACACCGTTACCCATATATTTATTAGTTGTACCTTGATATATGCCTATAATTCTTCCAAATAAAGCATCTTTTGAAATATTATGAGATATGTTTATCGATGGATAAAGTGACGATGCATCGGCGTCGACAGAATTACTATACACATAACTCTTAGAACAACCAAAAATCTTTACACCATATTGTTCTATCAATTGTGGAAGTCCAACTAAAGCACCTTGGAAATGTTCAACTATATCATAATCTATTGAATTTCCTGGAACCTGTCCCAATCTTAACAGATACATAGTGATTTCATTTTTCACACAAATACTCATTTGGAAACTTTTAGAAAGTCTAGTATTTGATGAACAAGCTATGTTCTGAGGGATATCCTTAACTTTATTTTCAATCGAATATTGAACAAATGAGTCACGAATATTATATGCCAAGAATATATAGAAATTCTTAACATTTACATCTTTGATAGAATAACCATTCTTGTTAAGATTATATTTACCAATATTAGCTTCAGATTGACCAATATCATCAAGTTTATATGATGGTAACAAAAATCGTTTTCTCATACATGAATAGTCAACCATTTGGTCACGGTGTTGTGTGTATGAAGGTGCTTCAAATGTATCAACTAATCTAGATGGATGAGGTTTCTGTTTAGAGTTCTTAGATGCCCCATCATCAACTTCTTCTTCATCATCATCCGATTCAGCTTCTTCAAACAATTTTCGTTTAGGGTCAGGTATCCAATTTACGAAACGATATTCCTTTGGAACTTCAGGATGACAAATTATATCAGCGATTTGTTCTTCCGAATATCCTAATTGTCTAAGTCGATTTACTATCGTAGGAATATCGAAACTCATATTCCACCATAAACAGAAATCCGGTTTACGTATATGCATATCATTGAAATAATCGATAATCATATCGCCTTCTTTTTCATATACTTTAAACTCGAAACTCAATCCAGATTCAACAATAATTGGGTCTAGATATTTATTTATAAATTCCTGTTTATTTTTAATTATCCATTCTTGTTCTTTGGCTACTCTTGGGTCATATAAAATGTAACTTATACATTCTTTAGAATCACCATAAATATTAGTTATAAGATTTATCGGACATGGAGCAACCTTAGGATCAGGGAAGCTTTCATTAAATCTAGAAATGTCAACCTCAGTATCAGAATAACAAATACTATATCTTGATGCAGTAACTTGATCTCCTGTTTCGGGATTAGCATATTTCATTACGTATTTCGTTTTATAATAATCTTCTATGTTTTGATCAGCAAAATACAAATCGGGGTGCTTTAATATAGCTTTAGAATATTCTCCATACGAACCATTTCTTTTAGCATAATTATATTCCTGCGTTTTATTCAAACATTCTGCTATAGCACGTGCTCTATCAGCATATGGTACAGTAACTTTATTACAATCAGATATATTTATATACATCTTATGAAAAGGTTGATGTTGTTTAGCTATATAAAAATCTATCTTCGGATGTGGAATTATCTTTAATTCTGTTTTCAAAGTTTCAACATCTTTTTCAGTATAAATCAATGCGTCATTCTTCAAATAAACATATTTTCCTGTAATCGGATCAAATTTTGATCCACCCCTATAATACACCGAGTTTAAGAATTGTTTTTTACCCATAATTTATCCTCTTGCACTCAAAGAATCATAGATATTATCGATGTATCTATATAAAATTAGTGAATTATATTTCGTTTTATTAAACACCATATCTGCTGCTACAGATACAATATTCTGTTTGTCTTTAACGTTTTCAGATTTCCACAAATATAATGTATCTGGCTTCTGTTTAATAAAATCTTTAAAGATTTTAATATCAGAATTCTTAAAAGAGCACATTATTTCATCTTTAATATCTGTTACAATATTTGATAATTCTAGATCTTTACCATACCATACAGCTGGCTCATTATTGGGGTTTATCACTGATTCTAATATCGGTTTCACAGATTGTATCTTAGAACAGATGTTGATCAATGGTAATTTTATTAACCTAATATTATCTGATATAGGATAAAGCATAATATTATTTTCTAATTCATTAGCTTCTTCTTCGGTATCGGCATTTGTTTTCCAAGCTATAATTGTCTTAGCAGACCTCATATATTTATCACATTGTATTTTAACTTTAAGTATTTGAAGTTTATTTTTACTTAAAGCGATTTTCAATTCTTTTCCACATATTACATATACGGAACTATAATAATATTTTTCAGAAGTATTATATAACACATCATTTCTATCCATATTATTAGGATACACTATAACACTAGGAGTTATAGTAGACGGAGTTTTATTATATATAATATCGCACATGTGATTCACTGAATTAGCCATAGATAAAACCATATCTCTATCATCATATGCAGTAAGTGTTATTATTGGTAAAAGAGTTGCTTTATCTACTATAAATTGCATAAAATATATTGGCAATACGCTGTATTTATTCATTAAAGTTAATGCGTTATTCAATGGTTTCAATATAATTTCTTCTAAAGCGTCGCCTTCTATTTCTCTAAAAGCATTTTCCATAATTAAAAACCTCACAAATACGTTATTAAAGATTTTATTTTTTATACTCTTGACATCATTATGATTATATAACTTTCATATATAAATCTATTTAAATTTGAGGTAATAATATGAATACTTTAAAAGTAGGAAGTACATATAATTTTTATACTACTAGAGGTACTATACTTGGACAAAAAGTAAGAGTATCAGGTATATTAACTTTTGATAGATGTTCTGCTATATCATATGACATGTATACTTTAGCAATAAATGAACGTGTTATATCAGTAAGAGATGAAGATCTCGGATCTAGAATAGGTACAGATAATATTTATTTATTGACTTCTATTAATCCTAACACAGATGGTACATATAACGAATATATTGTATGGGATTCTATAATAAACTACGATAAAACCGTTGCTCTCGATGAAACATACAAAGCAACTGTGTCTTTGAAAATAGACAATTCAACTAACTTCAATGTACAACAAATTCTTCAATCGTGTGTGTCACACATTAAACAAGTATATGGAAATTCAATTGATATTTCCTTCTCTACTCCATCAGTTGAAAGTAATACCGATACTAATAATGAATTAACTACAGTTTTAACAAAAGAAAAACTAACTGAAGTTGAAACAATTATTGATAACCTTAAAGATTTCGAAAACAAACTTATACCTGCCGCTCAGCAAATAGTTAGTTCAAATATATCTGCTAAGATTTCCAATATAAGTGATTCATTATCTGGTATAAAAAATGAAATATCATTAATCAAACGTGGATTATAAAAAATAAAATAGCAGCACATTAGTGCTGCTATTTATATTATGCATAGCTTGGACCAACTGGTTCGAACTTCTTATTTCCAATAAGATCAAACGGCGTAATACCGTTTCCTGTAACTGGAGCATAATGTTCTTTAGACGAACAATCAAATGGCGTAATACCGGCTCCATTATTCATCATACAACACATCAATGCTACATTATTATACATAGCAAAATATGTTGCCTGAAGTTCTCTTACAGGGTCTGATTCTCCAGTAAGATCAAACTCTTCAAACTTATGATCATCATCAATCATATCTGGTTCGAATGTTGAAATTCTTGCTGCTTCAATCTCCTGTTGGAAATTCAAATAATCAGCATAAGCTTCTGGTGAATCTGCTTCTGTTCCCAAACTGGATACTAATCCCCTAATATATCCAGTGAATCCAACTAACTGATCTACACTCAAATCTTGTGGATTTAAAGATACTCCATTAAGATCCGAAGCTTCAATCGGTGTCATAACTTCTGCCATTTACGGCCTCCTATAGGTATTTGAATCTGGAAGTCGTGCACAACTTTTACCCAGATTCAGGTTTAGAATATATAATCGTTAATTATTTTACGAATATGCCAATTATAGGCATAACAAACATAACTCCAAATAAAGCCAATAACAATAATGAACTACAAAATACCATAATAAAATTATGCATTTTCTTGTTTCGATTAAGCCATCTATTTGTTTCAGATTTACTACGGTTAAGTCTAGCTTTTCGTTGATCAATATGATAATGTTTCATCTAATTACTCCTAATATTTTTTAAATCGACAATATTTCAGCAATTTGTTCATCTGTTATCGATCTATGCAATACTTCATTAGCGTATTTAATAGTTATTTCATTGAAACTTAATCCATCGTATTCCTTAATACGCTGTTTTCGTTCCTCTGAAAGTTTTTTATCTTCTTCAGATTTAGATTTATCAATAGTTTTAGCTTCTTTATATATCGATACATTATTGAATTGTGTACAAGCTGCTACCAAATTAGAAGCTTGATTATCAGTAATAGTATCAGATTTAAAAATCTTGATTCGTAATGCCGTACATTTAGAAGATTCATCATGCAATTGTTTTATTAAGTTTTCTAAATTATCAGTATCAAATTTGTTGAATGATAAAGTTTTATATGTAAATGCATCGGTGTTTACTATAAATTCGTCTTTAATAATTTTCTTAGTCTCAGTATCATATTCATGATATCTAAAACCTTTATCTTCTTCTTCACCATGTCTCCAACGTTGAAATGAACCGCAGTATTGAACTTTATTTTCTTCCATAGGCATGTGAATATGACCACCAACAAATTTACCTATTATAATATTATCAAATTCTTTAGAATTAAATGATATTTTATGAATCTTTATATTGTTTTGCAAAGCATAAGAACCCGCAAAAGTAAATAATCCGTGGAAAAATCCCCAATCATATCTTTCAGTAGTCTTAAGATATTTATCATATACTGATTTATCTGGATAATATTCTTCAGGTATAACCAGATAATGGAAATCTTTACCATAATAATCATCACACACGGTATTATATATCTTAAAGTTTTCATTACATCTAGATGAAAGAATCTCTAATTGATCTAAATCGTGTGATCTAGTTCCCTTAACAATAATTATACGAGCATTTGGAAATTCTGAAACCAATCTATCGATGAAACCAATAGCCATCTTTGCCTCTGTGGAATTCAATGACAACTTCAAATGAAACAAATCTCCACAGATTGCAATTATATTTACGTCAGGATTATTCTTTTTTAACCATCCAATAAAATTCTTTTCTAAATTTTCAAAAGTTCTTATTGTGTGGGCTGATGATACTCCAAAATGTATATCAGCTATTTCTGCTATTTTAATTTTCATAAATTCCTCAAAAAATTATAACACAATATTACGTTAACAAAAAAATATATAAATAAAAAATAAACACACCACGACGTGGTGTGTTTAAAAAATCAATATTTAAGAAGGAATGAAAAATGTTCGCATTTTTTGATATCATATATGCTAGTGGCATCTATATTTATAAGATTATTAACTTTGTGCTTAGTGATTTTCTTTTGTTTATAACGTTTTCGCATTTTAAGAATATTATTAGCTTCAAATCTCCCAAAATTTTCACCAAGTAAAATAGGACTTTCATTTTTCTCAAACACTATTTTGGTTACTTTACCAAATCTATTGTATTTAATTTTCATGTTTAGTCTCCTTATATGATTTAATCTAGTAATAGAATATATAAAATAAATAACTCCTGGATAAAATCCAGGAGTTATTAAATATTAAACTGGGGTTTCTCTTCCTAAATTATCTTTAGGAATAATTTTCTTATTATCCATGAACTCTTCACCTTCACCAATCTGTTGCTTAGGAGAATACTTCCAAGCATTACGATATTCTTCTGGAAGATCAGGAATAGTAAGTTGAGGTTCACCTGTTGGATTATCAGGAGTACGATACTCTGGTTTTAATTTTCCATCATCACCATATTTATAGAAATTATATATTTCTTTATTTGAACAAATTGATTTATTGTTATCTTTATCAGATACTCTGAAACGAACTTCATTTACAATATCATTAAAATAATCAAAATGATTATGTTCAAGCTCTTCTACCATATCCCAATATCGTCTAGCCCAAACAGAACGTAATTTGGTTATATAACAGATATGTTCAGTTCGTTTAAATTCGTGGAACTCGGAATAACAACCACCGATACAATATGCACAAGCTCCTTCGTATTCACATTCCATACAATACTGTGATGAAATCTTTTCACGAGTAGCTTCTTTTACTCTGCGGAAATTATCTTTCCAAATAAATCCTTTATCTGCTGTACCTACGCAGAATTCATCAGCATCAGTAGTCATGGCTTCCATAGTATGTGGTAACCATCTGAAACAAGGATAAATTTTTCCATTTAAACCGATAGAAGGCATAGCACCAGAACCACACCATCCTTTCTTAATAGAAGATTTAAATTCTTCAACATTATCACTGCGTCTATTTAAACCTTGAGTATCAAACATTGACCAGTACATTTCATGTCGGTGTTCAAATAGATACTTAGAACATTTACGATACATTTCATTTAAAAGAACATAATCGTCTTCTTCGCATCCAGTATCTTCCATGATAAAGTTTTGATTAATGTATGTTATTCCTAATCCTTTCGGATAAGGTTCATGCATAAATTTTAATGATTTATATAACCAAGGAATTGAATTTTTCGAACAAGTAGATTTGGTTTGTTTAACTGCTTCTGGACTCCTTTCAGCTAACCATGGCCACCATTTCATAATAGTAGACATAGTTCCGAGTTCTTCACCGTTCTTTCCATGCATAGTGAAAATTCGATTAGCATCATGGATTTCAGGACATCCATCAATAGATACACCAATATTAAAATTATCACCATATTTTTTAATAATCTCTTGTACTCTAGGATCACCAAACAAAGTACCGTTAGAACTGATATTGGCTCTCCATTTATTTTTATACGGATGATCCAATATATTAGCTTTATAGATAAAATAAGACAATGTTTTATCTATAAGATCCGGTTGCATAAATGAGTCCCCACCAATGAAGTCAATAATAATTCCAGTTTTAGTGATCCAATCATCTTCTGTTCCAGCTGCTCCAATAGGATCAGCATCTTCCAAAATTCTATCAATGAATTTATAAATTGTGTTTTCATTAATACGAACAGCACGTTTATTCAATTCATAACAGTTATGAACTAATACATCATTTGCGATAAATGTTCTTGTACTAGTAGTCATATTATAGAATTCTAATTCAGGACCATTGTCGATAAATTCAATATCTGGGATATAAGCCACAAATTCAGATTCCCAATGATAATCTTCCACAGTTTGTTCATTTTGGAGTCTAACAAAAGTATAATATTTCTTACCAAATTCGCCTTTCTTAAAAATATCATATACTTCTGCTGTAGACAAGAACGAAAATTGCTTTTCTTCATTATTGAAAATCAACCACGGATGCTCAGCTGAAAGATAAAGATCACGTTTCTTTTCATGGTAATACGATGTTAAGCTTCTTGTTTTGGTTATATCATAAATTTTACCATCCATTGGCTCACACATTGTATTACCTGTTATTATGAACGCACTTATTTTATCATTCACTGTTAAATCTTCAATGTTCTTATACTCAGATACTAACTTTCCATCTACTTCAGATATCTTAGTTGTGATTTTAGTACCTTTAGCTATGTCGTATTTACAGCGAAGATTACAATCAAAGGTCGTGCAAATCGTTACATTCATACCATCAAATTGTTTACTAGGACGTATCATATATTCTCCTTAAAATAATTTTTACATTTAAAAGTCTTTATAGTAATAAAAAAGAAAAACCCCGAAGGGTTTTTCTAAATCCTAGATATCATAAGGCGTTATTCCTTCTCCTTTCATATCTACATATTTATCATTCTTATTAATATCATACGGAGTAATACCAGTATTATAATATCTAGGTGCATAGTATAATGATTGAGGATGTCCTGGGTTAATGATACCAAAACACCAATAAGACGGATTCATAGGATTATCTTTTCTAAATAATATATTCCAATTAGGATATTTATTATTACAATAATCTATATATTTCTTACAATCATCTTCTTTCCAGAATAATACTCCATTAGATAAACCGCATCGGTGTTTTCTTTCATAAAGATCATCCATATATTCTTTTTCTTCGAGAGTAAATTCTTTAGAATTATGATGAAGTTTATTATAAGGAAATATCATTTTACCATTATTCCAGAATTGAGGACCTTTCACTTCTACATAATTACCATTAATAATGAAATCAGGTATATAATGACGTACATTATTATACATGTCTTTATATTCAAACATATTAGTATTTCTAATAATAGGAATATTATTATCTATACAATATATCCATACAGCTAATTCCCATGAAGAATCAAAATATATACCATAATAATTATAATAAAACGATGGATGTAATGTACCGTATTTATTAATTATATCATTTTTCCATTGATCTGAACCTAAATAACTAGATCTACCATATTTATTCAAACACGTACTTTTTATCTTTTCCCTAACTTCATAAGTTGAAATGAATGATAATCGACCGTATTTATCCATCATATATTCTTTAAATTCTGGTGTACCATATTCCATCCAATTACTTTTTCCATATTTTTCAAGATTATTTTGTTTTCTATTTTGCGTAGATTTTTCTTGAACTTCTGGAATCTGCATGACATTTGAAACACCATATTTTTCAATAATCTTTTCACGCATTTTATCTTTTATCTTATCATTTTGCAAAGCATGTTCAACGCCATATCTCTTTTTCAAAGTTTCAACAGTTTCATCATAAATCTTTTTACTTTGCAATGCGTATTCTACACCATATTTTTCTTTTGTGGTTTTTCTAGCTTTAGCATTAACCTCAGGATCTTTAAGCGAACATTTAGAACCGAATTTTTCAAGATTAGTAGATTCTATTTTATCTCTAATTTTTTTATTAGCCATACCGAATCCACCATGTTTTTCTAAAACCCTATCCAATGCATATCTTTGTTTTTCTTTATTTTCGTACGTATGTGCATAACCATATCGTTCAATATTTAAACAATCTTGACACAGTAAGGTTTTATGGTTTTCAATATTAGCAGTTCTAAAAGATCTCGTTTGTGTTTTACCACAGGATTTACACTTAAACGTGTATACCATAAGATTAGTGAATACTCTTTTTTCTCTGATGAATTTTACCTTATCAGGATGATATCTGTCAAAAATACGAGTTATATAAACCGAGTCAAACATATCAGGGTCATCAACTATATAATTTTCATTATCATCTTTAGGTATATCTATATCATCATATGAATTATAAATTCGTTTCATAATTTCATACTCCTATATTATGTATAATATATTATTGAAATTTACAACCTAGATTACAATCGTGAAAAACAATAAAAAAGAAAAAAGCTCCTTTTTAAGGAGCTTTTCTTATGTTACTTTATTTTAAACACCTAAACGCGATGTATCGATTTCTTGTAACAATTTGTGTATTTCTGTTACATCTATTATAAAATTAAAATATATATTTCCGCTTCCGCCAAAATCATCTCCAGCTATATCGACACTGACGTCTGATATTATCGGATATTTTTTCTTAAGCAGATTCAATTGTTTTAAAGATTCATTATATGCTTTATCATAAATTCCTCCCCAACCATCATTACCATTATTCCACCAAGAATCTTCACTATCTGGAAGTTTATCTAGATCCACGCCTGTATAAAATAATGCAGTTACTCCGCTCTCAAGTTTCATCTTACCGGTCTTATTCTTAGCATATTTAACAATTTCTTTTAAAAATGATCGAGTTATTTTTTCAGGCTTAAGATAATCATCCAAATCATCAGCTACAGAAAAATCATAAGCATCATTAAGCTTATTGATGCTATCACAAATGTTTTTTGCATCTTTTTTAATATTTGGAATGTGTTTAATGATGGTATTATTTAAGCTATCTGTTAATAATTTTGTAATTTTTTCAACAACTACACGATTTTTCTTACAAAACACATTATATTTGCGATTATCTATCGCTGTTTCTATTCCAAGCGCAACACTTAATATTGCAAATGCTACAAATGGAAACAATACAAGACCAGTTAATATACCACCAATTATTCCTTCACTACTTTTTACTTCAGGTTTATTATTTATATTATCAGGTACAGTAATACTAATAGGACTAGTACCTTCTTGACTTATAGTTATTTTCATAATTAATTTACCTCATATAAAAAAGTTATACATTATAAAGTTATGATATTATAATGAGAGGTAAAAATATGAAATTATTACTTATACTTTTTATGATGATCTCTATACATTATTTATTCAGTATATTTTCACTGAATGCAATCGATAAATATAAAAATAAAGAGTATTTCGAAAAAACATTCCCTAAAAAAATGTGTAAATACGATTACATTAATTATCTTATAACTGATAGTTATTTGTGGTCTATGTCTATTTTATTACCGATAATAATAAATATAAACGGTTATATAACATGGGCTTCATTCATGGGAATAATAGTGAACGGAATAATTCGAGGAATAATAGAAGATCTAAGAATAAACAAAAAAATAATTAATGCATTTTCAGCAAATATTTGTTATATATTCCAAATATTTGTTACTGAAAGTATCTACGTTTTATTTTACAGAAATATTTTATTTAATTAATAAAAATATAGCTGGCTCGTAAGCCAGCTATATAAATTAAAGGAGATAAATCGAAAAAGATTATTTGTAAAATACCCCGTCTATCTTTTTCGACAAACGTACATCTTATCATATAACCGCCAGGAGAATAAATGTGTGAACAAAAAATGAAAATGTTTAATAACAAACCCTATTACAACAAATGACATTTTATTTCACGATTTATGATATCTTAATTTGACGTACGTTAGCAACAAAAAACAATTTAATTTCAAAATCATTTTAATAAAAATGATTAAGAAAGATCAAAACAAAAGTAAAACATTTTAAATAAGGAGAAGTTTTATGTTTCAATTTCATCTATATGTTATATATCTCTTTTATTTTTTATAAAAAAATGAGGAGGCCCGTAAGCCTCCTCATAAAACACAAAAAAAGGTCTTTTATACGAATGCAAAAGCACATAAAGCACTCGTATTATATGACTAAAAAAATAAGGGAGGAATTCATGTTTATTTACGAGAGTAAATCATCATTGTTCTCTCAATATAATGTTTAACTGATATATAAATTAATAAAATTAATTCCCTACCATTACAGGTAGGGAATTAATCATTTATTCTTTATTTTTAAAGTATTCTTCAGCTATTTCTTTTCCTCTCTCAAATAATATCTTAGAAAGATAACCATTTAAGAAAGTACTACAAACCATTCTGTTTAGAACACCAATAGTACTTTGAATAAAGTCGATAGTATTAAACTTACTCTTGCTATTGATTCGATAAGCACATTCATCTTTTTCCATAGTTTTATTGATTACTGTTTTAAGAGCAGGCATAAGTGCAATCTTATCACCAGGATGTCTATCTTCAACATGCTCTATATAATATTCAATAACTATACTACCTGTCTTAGGATTAACAAGAACACCATTTAAACGATTCTTCATAGAATTTAATGGCTTAGAAACCCTTACTTCCATTCTTCGTTTACTTGGTGTATTTGTTAGGGCTTCTTCTTCTTTAATTTCTTTATTGATCTTCGCTATATATTGCTTAACAAATTTTTTAGCAGATTCACCCATTAAATCAGGATCTATAGTCCAATACATTTTTATATCGTGTATTTTACCAGTGTAATTTGCACCTGAAGAGTGTCTAGCAATAGTATCAAGAACATCATCATCAACATCACCTAATTGATCAAGTAATGCCATATCAGAATCAGCATCTTTAGCATCTTCATATATTAAAAGTGGATCCCCATAAGTTACATGATCACCAACTTTAACACTTGAAATTATATTAGCTGTTGGATTAAGAACAATTTGTTTTCGTTTAATAATAGTTGTGGCAACTTTCTTAGCTAATCGCCATGAAATAGCTGAAGAGTCTTCCTCAGTTACTTCACCTTCATGAATTGCTACTCTAGCTAATGCCCCTTGTGTGTAAATTAAACGACCCATAGATTTTTTAAAGTAATCTTTATTATGAGTTATTATTTGTCCTTCTTTTATACTTTGTCCTTCTTTAACATCGACTTCAATATTATTAGCTAAGAAGAAATCCGAATTCTTAATATTTCTATTACCAAAATCTACTCTATCAGTAGTTCCGTCATTATATTTTATAAGCACGTATTTGTTCTCTTCATCAACCTTAATAATTTTACCGTTCTGTTTAGCTTTATATCCAAAAGTAGACGATACTTTATAAGGTACAGTACGTTCCATTCCAGTTCCTACCATAGGAACGTCAAATGCCGCTCCAGCAACAAGGTGTTTTGTTTGGGAAGATAAGAATCCTATACGTTTAGGATCATTATAAATACCGTATGGAACACACTCTTCAAAAGCGTACAACGATGATGCCGACAGATTCTTAGTTTCTTTAACTGTAGTAGATTGAACAAATCCGTAAGTATTAACTATTCGAGGATTAGCAGTTAACTGTCTGTTAATACCAATATTACCATTATCTGGACCAGATATTGCTTCTGTACCAATATTACTTATAGTTTGTCCACGTTTATCCAACGTAAATGCTCTATCCATATTGATACCGTTAGGTCCTTTAAATGTAACTCCTGATTTTTCTCGTAATTCACTACCTGGAGATGTGGTATCATAATTAACTAAAATAAAAGATTTATTAAGCTTATTTATAATATCTTCTTCAGGTATAGAAAATCCTTCTCTAGATTTTCCTTTTTGCATATAAATACGATAATTTTCAGAAATACTATTATATAATAAATCTGGTAATACTTCATAGTCTCTGATTCTCCAAGAACTAACTTCTCCAGAAGGAGTAAATTGATTATCTTGAAGTAAAGAGTTTGCATATATCAATAATTCACATAAATCTGTTGGGAGATGTAATTCTTTTATAATCTCTAAAGTCTTAGGATCTAAGAACAAATCTCTAAATGCTATCCAACCTTTAATAAGGTTTCTAGTTTCAAATTTATTATAAGTGAATTCGATATATGTATTTAAATTATCCAAATCTTTAAATTCCATCGTACTTAAAGGAAGCATACATAAACCGTTAAGCAACATTGCATGATCTAATGGGAACATTCCATAATACAAACTACCATCAGCAAATTGTAAATAGTTAGAATTATTCGGATCGATAAATGCTTTATCTTCTTCAGACAATTCTGAATGTTTAGTTCCTTTAGGAATAAATAAAGTTTTAATATTTCCTGCTTCTAATACTTTTTGGAAACCAAAAGTACCAGATAAGAAAATTATTAAAGGTATTTCTTTAGACTGTATTTCAATCTTAGAGAAAATTTTCTTTACATTACCTTTAACTGAATTAATTGTCTTATCTATCAGAGAAATAAGATTTGGATTATCTGTAGATTTTATATCTTCAAAAATTAATTTTGAAACAGAACTATCTAGTTTTACTTTATCAAGTGTTATAACTGAATTATCTGCACGTATACCTACAGGTATTTCGGTACTATCAAAATTAAATTTAATATGATTATTAGTAATAACATCATGTATTTCTTTCTGATTAAAATAATAAATAATTTCTTTAGTTGATTTAGGATTGATAATTATTTTATCATACATACATGCTAATTCATCATATTCGATAGATGTATCGTATTCAAGATTTATTTTTGAGTTATTACCGCGATATATTTCGATGTCTTTAATATAATTACTTGCTTCTTTAGAAATTTGAGAAATAAATTTACTTAACGCAATAGATAATTTATTTATTTTTTGACCGCTTCTAAAAATACGTACTTTATTGTAATTTGATAATACGTACACTTCATCTGGTGATGTTTTAGTTACAGGTTTTAAAATCCATTGCTTTTTAAGCATTTTAGTATTTCCACCGATATACATAAATCCATCATCATCTATTTTTGGCATTTTAAATGTGATATTATGACTTTTACCAAACTTATCTTTAAGTTCGAATCTATATCTTTCAAGTTTATTAAATTGATCAGATATATCTTCTTTTTCAAATTTGACAATAGCCATTTGATTGGATTTATTTTCATCAGAGAATGCTTTAACGTTTGCAACTATATCTTGTGCTAAAGTTTTCTTTACATAACTCTTTGTAAAATCTGTTAAGATTGATGTATTGAATGAACTATCTGCTAAATCAAGTTTTTCATCATGATTATCTATACTTACAGTATTTGCTCTGTTAAGTACATCTTCAAGTGTTTCGTTTTCATTAAATTTAATACTTTTGTATTTATCTTTAATGCTATTATAATATGCTTGTTGTTTAGCAGAAGTTTTTCCTTCAAGAGTTTCTCTTACACTATTTATAATTGCAGTAGTTGCATTAGATTGATTTTTCTTATTGTGTTCGTCCATGAAATCTTCATCATCATCAGAAGATTCATCTTCTTCAAAATCATCCTCTTCTTCTATATCGTCTTCAGAAGGTTCATTATCAGAAATATTTTCATCAGGTTCTTCAGTTTCATTTTCATCTTCATCATTATCATCACCAAAATCCCAATCATCATCAGGATTATCTTCATCAGTAAAATTTTGGACTTTATTTATAAATCCGTGTAATTTACTGAGATTATTTATTTCTTTTTTCTCATCTGAAGATATAACTATATTTGTTTGTTTTTGTTTAGATAAATCGTTTTCAGTTTTAAATCCTAATTCTATTTGTTTATCTAAACGAAGTTTTGCTTCAGTTAATAATTCAAGTGTAGATTTATTATTATTTTTAGGATTATTATTCTTAATATAATCTAATAATTGTTTATCAGAAGCTTTAAGTTTAGAATTAAAATTAGAAATATCAGATTTTGATGTGATAGTTTTTTCAGCTTCAATAATAGGTTTATTAATGTCTTGTATCATCTGTTTATTAAATTCTTCATTATTTGAAATCGTTGAATTTATATTATTTGAAACTTCTTCACTGTCTCCATCAGAAGAGTTAATCATTTGTGTTACTAATTCATCAACTTCATTATCTGAAATTTCAGAATTATTAAGACCTATAAGTATTTTCAATGAAGATTTAATAAATCTAAATGTAGAATCAAAACGCATTCCTTTTTCGATAAATTCTTTATAATCTACATAAAAAGCGTGTGTTTCATTATAAAAAATGAATGTAACATGATCCATTTGTTTAATATAATCTTTTAATAATCTTGATATTGGACTATCTTCGAAAGGAGAATCATCTAAAAGACCTATTACAAATTTTAAAATACCTAAATGACTAGATATTTCAGGATCACGTTTTAAAATATTTGATGTCAATCTAAATTCTGGATTTATCCAAATATTAGGAATTCGTTTATCTTTGCTTGTTATTTTAAACGGTATTATTATATTTTTAAAATTATCAGCAATTGGAGGAAGTGAAGTTATGTAAGTTGAAAACAGTGGAGATACTTCATTGTTATTACTGAATACTAATCTCAAAATGTTTTGTAGAATAATTGTTTCAGATGTTCTCATAACAGCTGGTCTACTACACATTTTTAAATTAGGTAATGTTTCGTTTAAAATACCAGTTAAATCGAATACTGTATTTTTAAGATTTTTAATTATATAACTTGGTAATTGTGTTAAACCTGGTAGATATTTATTCTTAATTTGAATAAAATCTTCAGGTTTATTTGTTTTTATAATTTTTTTGCTGCCAGGGATAAATGGGTTTTTATAACCCATTTTTCTTGGAAAGACATAATTAAAAATCATTTGTTTATACATGTTTTCGCCAAAAAATAACTTAACAGTTTCTGCTACTTCACTAGAAGTATGAACTAATGGCAATAATGCAACGTTTGATTTTTGACGAAGTAAAATTCCGTTTTTAGGAAAATCAATTTTATTTTTTCTTAACCTAAATAATTTTCCGAATTTCATCACAGGTGGAAGTAATTGTGAATATGCTTCCAAACCAAGAATTTCGTTTGGTGAAGAAATAAATAAACTTTCACCAGATTTAATTTTACTGGCTCTTAATTTTTCAAAATTGTCAATTGACACGTCGTAAATTTTTGTATTGTCACTGTTCATAATTTTCTCTTTGTTTAAAAAAATTTATTGATTTTAAACTGTGATTTTTAAAATTTTGACGTTTAATTTCAATCATGAAAATGTTTATTGGGTTTATTAAAATTTAAATTTTTTTTAATAAATTTTATTTAAAATCTTGATTTCATTTATATATAATTTATATTAATTATTATTATACGAAGTATAATAATAATTATTTTATTAATATTATATATCTAGTTATTATATAATATTATTATAACTAGTTATTATATCTAGATATTAATATTAGTTATATAATAATATTAATTATAATTAAGATATTATATTTAGTTATTATATCTAGTTATAATAACTCTGTATTATTGCTAAATATAATTAAAGTGATATAGCTAAAGTATATCACTTTAATTAATTATAATATAATATTTAGTTATAATATTTAGTTGTAATATTACATCTCAGGATTATATCTCTCTCTTAAAATATAAATATTACCTAACAATACTGTGTACATTAAATTTTAGTACTTGTATTATAACTAAAAATATTCTTGTAAATTATAGCTAAAGATAACTAAAATTTAATATAAATTATATATAAACGAATTTTGGATTTTGAATAAAATTTTGATTTTACAAATTTTAAAATTATTTTTTACAAAAATAAAATGACTTAATTCGAAAAAGTTTGTAACATAATAATACAACACGAAAAATTAAATAAACGATTTTTTAATTTTTTGACACTAATTGTCCTACCCGCATTATTAGATTCATGAAATGTGGTTGTTTACATTGTCTGTTGATTTTTCTAACGCATTTAACAGATTTGAATTTATTTATTTTTTCCGTGTAACACAAAAAATAATAAGGGTTACTTGTTTAGAATCCTTCGAGATATAAATCCGATTTTGTTTAGTTATTGTCTGATATTTCGGATAAGACAATAGAGTTTGACCAATGCAAACCTGAAAGCATTGGAATAACTAAACGACATATAATATTTTCTTAACGCATTTGTTAAAATGCGATTTAATATATATTTTTTTAAAAGCACGTGTACTTTTAAATGGTGCTAAATAAAATTGTTTTTAAAATCTCTTAGAATTTATGGATAAATCGACGGATCTTTATTTTTTAGAGATTTTAAAATATATTTTAATAAAATTTTAAAATCAGATGAATGCATTTAACAATGGGAGTAATCGTAGGTTTTAAATCTTTTACATTCACGAGTCTTAAACGGATTGCGTAATCCTAAATAAGATATTTACATGCAGACTGTTGATATCATTAAAGAAAAATAAAAGACCGTAACTAATTGATTTGAAATCGTAGATGATAAAACGTAATTGTTAAAGACAAGTTCAGCGGTAAAGACAGACTCGTTTAAAATCGATTTTATTATTTTATTTTAGTTCTTTGACATTTATAAAAAAAATAACGCCTGGGCTTATTCCGCCCAGGTCGCTATTATTTAATCCTAATCCTCGAACCACCTATCGTTCCAGTCGGGGTTCTTTTCCCCGTATTCTTCGATCTCGTCCATCATTTTCGAGATCTTTTTATTTGTTTTATAAACTTTAACAGGATTGATATCCTTATTAAAGTTTCTGTTGACTAAATTGACGCCAACGGCGAGACCTATCATAGACCCTACCGCAGCAGCAACTCCACCGATTATTTTTAATATAGTTGATCCTGACATGACATTTTCCTCCTTTTCTATTTATTCAATAATATAATATAAACGTTTGATTATAGATTGATTAAAATATGTATTAATATTAAATACAAAACAAAATAATGATTGGAGGCGAATATGTTTGAAAATATGCCATGGTGGGTATCTGCTATTATAATTATTCTTGCGATTTGTGTTGTATTTGTATTTTTATTAATAGTCATTAAAAATAATAAGGATATAGATGCAACTGCTGAAATAGGAGATAATTCGTTCGGGTTACAGGTTCAGAGTAGTAGCAATAATAATCAATCTATAAATGAAAAACCCCATCAAACTTCATTATTTACAGAATATGAATTTATTAAAAGTTATATTATGTCTATATTAGATTCACATTCGTTGATAACATCGATATTCACGATGATAGCGAATAAAGAAGATATAAATGACAAGATATATCTAAGAATTCTAAAAAACAATGAAATTAATTTTAAACATTTAAATATTAATGTAAAGATTATACAAAAATTGTATAAAAATTATTCGTTGAAAATTAAAGAAGAATTATCAAAATCTGTTATAAATATTAAGAATAATTTAGAAGATATTAATTCCGTATCATTAAACATAGATAAATTCTGTATGCTATTCGAGTCCGATAGTTTTATAGATATTATAATTCAGGAGTTTAAAAATAAAGGTTTTAAAACTGAATTATTAGATGGTGATTCTTATTCGGCATCTATTGAAACTCTAGATGATAAAATATTCAAATCGTTTAAGTATAAGATTCGTAGACATTCTGTTGAATTAGTTAGCGAAATAAAACTAGCTAAAACTCGATTGATGAATACTGATGATAAAATTATTAAATTATTGTCAATTTTATATTGTGTAAATTCTACATACGATGCTGTACTAAAACACTTATATGAAGTGTATTTTGAATGCAAACCTGCTGTCATAGGAGATAGCGAAGGAGTGTAAAATGAGTTTAAATGATGCTATTTATGACGATCTTCTAGACGAATCATTTCAAAAAGATTATGACAATTTTTATAATGATGACGATTGTAATGATTACAATGACGATGAAGATGAAGATTTTGATGATTTTTCTTGGGCAGTATCATCCGATAGTTGTAATCCGTATAGTATTGGTTCACCATATGATGACGTTGACGATGACGATGATTATTATGATGATTTATTAGATTTTTGAAATAAAATAATCCTACCCATAATAGGGTAGGATTATATTTTGTTATTTTTTGTTTTTAAAGAATTTAAAAGACGATAAATCAATATTTTCAGCAAGTTTATTACCATACCTAGCAAATAAATATGCAATAACGTTTGATGTTAAACCATCAATAAACTCATTAGTTCCATATTCTGGTAAAATTAATATCTCTTCTATATTCTCTTTAGGCATATTAGTAAATCTACTTTTAGTTATAAATTCGAAAACTATAGCAACTAATGTGATTATACAAAAAGATAATAAATACCAAAATAAAATTCTAAGTTTATATGCTGGAACAGGTGTTGACGTATCTACGCCAGTTTTTGTAAGACTGCGAAATCCTTCAGCTAAACCGATAATTACTATAAACACATTTAATGTATTAGCAAGTTTTGATATATCTATACTTAATAAAATTTGATATTTATTGAATGATATAAACATATAACTTAATGCCGCTAATGTAAATGTGTATATAACATAAAAGACGAATTTTAAATCTCTTTGATTTAATTTATGTCGTTTTTTCATAAGCATTTGAGATTCAGTTAATTCGTCGTCATCTATGATTCCGTTTTGATTTATATCTTGCGATATATCAAATGATTCTTCAATAGTTACTCTATTCATCTATTCATGTACCTCATTTATCTTCATCGTATTCTTATTAAAGAATATTGAATTCATTAAAGAATGATTATTCAATATACTTCCATCAAGAGATGAAGATATTATTCTGTCATAGAAATTCATTTCTCCTATCAAAGCACACAATGTAATACATATTCCGTACGCGTTTTTTAATATTCTTATTTCGAAATCTTTATTGTTTTCGTTTACTTCTTTATCGTTAACATTCACATCGTCGAAGAAATTGAATATTGCATCAAGGTTTTTATAGAACACATCTATAAGATCAAATTTGTTTTTTATAGATAAATTTACGTTGGAAATTGAATAAATTCTTTCACTAGGAGTTTCATACGGATACCCTTTTATACAGAATTGAAATGCTGTATAATTAATTATGCTTCTAGGGAATAATTGATTTGTATTTCCTGACATCGATGTTATGATATCTGAAACAAAACTTCTGAAAGAATTTTCTGATACAGTTAAATATGCGCTTAGATTACTTAGTTCACACAATTTAACTATTAAATCTTTTACGTTTTTAAGTGCTAAGTCTATAAAATCATTACTTTTTATTTCATTTCGTAAAGAAGGAAATGAAATGTATGATATTTTTGATTCTGCGGGATAATGTCTATCAGTGTCGTTGTCTGTTAAGATATCTTTATTGTTTTTATCAACTAAACAATTGTTTATTATAAAAGTTTCAATCGTTCCTTTTTGAACGTTTTTATCGCTTTTAATTAGCGATACATAAGGTTTTATGATCGCGGATAAACATTTAGATAAATCTGAAATCGATTGAAAATATTCTTGTCGTTTAGATTCTTTTTCTTCAAAACTTAAACTGTTATTATTTTCAGAAAAATTATCTTTACATGTTGAGAATATTTCATCAAAGAAATTATTTGGAAGCAATCTTCTATAATCTTCACTTATTGAAATTGGTAAGAATTTTTTCACAGATGAAAATGTGGTAATATCGTTTCTTAAATAATATTCTTTGAATTCAAAAGATTTCACGTCGTTTGTTACGTTGATAATTCGATGCTCATTATGAATTGAAGTTCTAGATTTAATAGAACCGCTCATAAAGGCCTCCAATTAATATAAAATAAATTCGCTCATCATATTCATGTTTTTTTATAAAGTATATTACATTTAATTGATATACTTTAAAATATGGGAGGCCTAAAATGGCAAAAGAAGAAACACGTAAATTGAATATAAATTATTCAAATAAAAATCGTGGGTTTAAGAAAAAGTTTTCTAAATCAACATTTAAGTCTGGTGAAGAAATTTTACATGATTCTGAAATTTTCAAGAGTGGCGCATTTAAAGAATTTGAAATTGGAGCAAAGTATTGTCTTCCAACAAATAAATTAAGTGATGAACAGCTTGCAGAAATTAAAGAACTATTTGGACAGGGAGAAGATAAACGTAATATTGTTTCATCTTTCGGCATCAATGATTCTGGTTGGATTGGAACAACTGTTAAAACCGGTGATATTTGTAGAAATGATCCTGTAAATACTATCGATGTTGTTTCACCAGCTATTGATAAGTATCGAGGTTTCGCTGAAGGCAATAAAGAACTCTTTGTTTCAAGTTATGGTTACTTCAAAGCAACGATTGATTTTTCTAAATTGAATATGCTTAGCGATCCTTATACTGATGAAATTTATTATCCATATGGAGCAATGTTTTTCTCAGATAATAAGCATATGAATCAGTTTGAAGCATCGGTAGCATGCATTCCTAAGAAATACGATGGTGTAAAAAACAAGAAGAGCATTAAACCTGTTACTTGTGAAAATTGGACAAACGCCGTAATTGAAGGAAACTTTACTCGTCACGGATATCTTGTGATTTTCTATGTAAGTGAAGAAATAGTTGAAAATGACAATTATAATCCAACAGTAAAAACTGTAGTTATCGAAATTGCTGCTAAGAAAGATTATAAAACTTCTAAGATTGAAGATGTATATATTGGAAGAGTTAAAACTTCTTCAGATAATACTTCTGATCTTTGTGGATATATTGTTGATGAAATTTATAAAAAATATGCGACATTTGTTGAAAAATCAAATGTTAAATATTGTATGATTGATTGGATTTTCTCTGTAGGAAATAATCCTAAGAATTATGACCTTACACTTGAAAATAAACCTAAAGATACTAAATCTCCTGATTTCAAGAGCAATTTAAGTATTGGCAACAAACGAAGGGTTGTTGTAGAAAATAACGAAAGTCAAGTTGATGAAGCAAAGGAAGAGGAAGCTAAAACAGATTGCATTTGTGAATGTGAAACAATTGATGAATCTAGCGTGAGCGAAGCGGATTCTGAAGAATCAGAAGTTTGTGAATGTGAAGCTGAAGCCGAAACATCAGATGCTGAAGTCGATGTTGACTCTGATAGTGAGGATTAATTATGGCCGTAACTAAAACCACTACAGCTAAGACAGCTGCAAAAAAGTCTGCACCTGCTAAGAAAGCAGCTCCTGCTAAGGCAAAAACACCTGTTAAGACTACTGCTAAAGTAGCAGCTAAACCTACTAAAAAAGCAGAAGTTAAGAAAACTACTGCTAAAACTGCAGCAAAGAAAGCTACTACTGCACCTGCTAAGAAAGCAGCTCCTGCTAAGGCAAAAACACCTGTTAAGACTACTGCTAAAGTAGCAGCTAAACCTACTAAAAAAGCAGAAGTTAAGAAAACTACTGCTAAAACTGCAGCAAAGAAAGCTACTACTGCACCTGCTAAGAAAGCAGCTCCTGCTAAGGCAAAAACACCTGTTAAGACTACTGCTAAGAAAGTAGATGTTAAAAAAAAGTAGAAACTAACAAAAAGCCAATAATTAAACACATGCCTCCTAAAGAAGAAGTTAAGATTATTCGTGATCATCTAAACAGAGTAACTAAAGCGGCTAGTGATTATGAAAAACCAGTTGCTAAAGCTGCATCTAAAGTCTATGACAATAGTAACGAAATAGTCACATCTAGTGTATTCAAGAAAACAAAATCTATAGCTCCTTCAGGTAAAGCATGTGATATTGGTGAGAATCTGTTGGATTCTTTCAATGGTAGTCTAACGTAGATTCAAATAAACTGGTCTTATATAAGACCAGTTTATTTTTATTTAAAGGAGAAAAAAATGGAATCAAAACAATTGTTTTTAGTTGAAGGTCCCGATATGTGTGGCAAAACCTTCATCTGCAACCTTATGAAGGAAATTATAGAAGTAGATAAAACTATTAAAGATACTTCTTATAAATATTTTAAATTCCCACAATATGATCAAACGTTTGGTGATTCTATAATGGATCATTTGATTAATTTTGATCCTAAAAGTATACACATGTTTGAAAAACGTGAAAAAATTTCAAATGAATTGATTATCAATAAGATCGATAGTCTTGGTAAGATATTGGATGAAATAAATAAATCAACAGAGAAAAATACAGTTATAGTGTTTGATAGATTTACTATGTCCCAATTAGTTTATGATTTGGCATGGACAACTAATCCTAGATTCAGAAACCACATAAATGTATACAGATATTATGATATTAAAAATAAATATGCTAGTATAGTGTATAATATGTATAAAAATGCTTTTCCTAAAGAAACATCTATATCATCTATATATTGTAAATCGTCGGTATATATTAAATGTGTATCACAAGTTGAAAAAGGTTTACGTAGATTAGATTCATATGATAAAAATAAATTATATCAAGATACTGTTAAGATTTTGTTTCGTTTGATGTATGAAGGTTTGACTTTTAGGGAACTTCGAACTTGTGTAAGCGGAAGCACGTTGTCTAAAAGATATTGTTCGATACGTTCTATGAAAGAAATAATTTTTGAATCAAAATATACTAAAATCCAACAACCGTATTCGGAACAAAACGTTCGTGTAATACATCCTGATATTATTTATTCTGAAATTTATTCATCTATGGGAATTGAAAAAGTAGCTAAGGCCATATTAGATCAAGATGAAAAATGTATAGTCAGATTTTTAACAAACCCGGCAAATGCAGACACTATTAATGAAGCAAAAGAAAAGTATATCTCAGAAATTAAAAATATTTTAACTGAGCTAATAACACAAGGAGTTTAATTATGAATAATATAGAATTAATTTCTATTGGCGAAGATTCTAAGGAATTGTTTTTAAAAAAAGATAAAAACTGTATTGTTAAATTATCGGAAAATATATCGAAGTTGAAAGATGAGACTAAAAATATTCTTAAACTTGATCCAGATTATACCAACGTAAAGAATGTTATTGATGAAATTGATTCTTTAGGAGTTAATTTTAAATACATGTTAGATTCTTATTCAGAGTATTATAAGAGTCAACATGATGGTTTTGTACCAGATTCATTAAGATTACCGTATTCGTTATCTAAGAAAGTTTTAGGTTCTCAAATATATTATAAGAAAGCGAATTTCAATTATAAGACTAATGATTTAGTTAAAGATACCTATGGTGTAGATTTTGGATCTAGATTTACATACATATTTGATATAGTTATTAATCTCGTTAATGATAAAACAATTGTTGAAGATAACATTCCTGAAGTGTACGAATCATTTAAATGCATGTTATTTGAAGCAGCGAATACTTTACATCCAAGAGCATTTGCTGAATGTATCGATAATATGATACCATCTATTAAAGATACTTTTGGTGAAAGATGTGAAGGAGATATCATTCAGATTTTCGAAACTTTGGTTATAACTGAAGGAAATAATTTGAATAATAATAATTATATCGATACTATTAATACACGTGAAAAATCAAACTTTGTATTTGATATTCTCAGTAAACATGTGTTTACGGATGTTCATGAAATTCTTGATGATCCGAATCATCACAACTGGTTCAACACTATATTGGCTAATTCTAATTATGAAAAATATAGAAAATCGTTTTACACAAATGCTTTGTTGGATTTAGTGATTGATTATGGTGAAAAAATCGATAAAGATGATGTTAAACAAAATAATATGATCTATGCTAATAGATATATTAGACAAAGTGTAACTAATTGGATTAAGAATCCTATAATTGCGGATCGTCAAAAAGAACCTGAAGTATACGCTTATATTAATATTCCTGAATATCTTGAAGCAATTTATAGATATGGTGTCTTCTTTATTGGTAATATTGATGATAGAATTAATGAGTTTGATAAGATCCAAGAGGATTTAACAAATGAAATTAAAGAAATTGATGAAAAACTCTTACATGATAATACTAAAGAAGAAAACAAAGATTTGAAAAAGGATAAAGAAAACCGCGTTGAATCTCTTGAAAAATCTGAATCACAGAGAAAACATCTTTTAAAACTAGAATCTCTTATCAGTTTCTTATTTATAGAAATATTGTCTAATGAGAAATTAACATACATGTCGTTTGATGATAATTTTATATATTCTATCTTTTTACATGAGCCAAATGTAGATAATGCAATGCATAGTACATTTGTTGCTATATCTTCATTGTATTTTAAACGCGATTTTATTGGTGGAATATCTATATCACCTATTAATCCATACTTTGTACATAAAGGATTTGATTCTGATATAGCATCTGATGAAGCAAAATTCATTGCTAAAATGTTGTCTGTTAACGTTAATTATAACAATAGTAGTATGATTAATGGTGCTACGTGTGTTACTCCTAGAGAAATTTCGAACGTTATGATTTCTTTAAAAGAATCATTGAATAAATTGTATTTCCACGTTAAAGGCCATACTGTAAATTCAATTAATTTCATTTTGGGAAATTTACAACAGTCTATAAATGATTTAGATACTTATGAAGATAAAATTGCAGATATTATCGGAAAAACTAAACATCATGATATTTGGGAAGCATTTAACTCTGCAGAAAAATTATTACGTGAAGTATATCACGAAATATTTAATACAGATAGTGACAATGATAGAAATGTGGTTAAACTATTCATTGAAGGAGTAGATAAATTAAATAACAAGTTTAAATCTATTAAGGATTTAATTAATTCATGTATAGAATCTGTTTCTAAACAACAAAATAAAAATCTGTTACTTACGTTGTTAGGTGTCGGTTCACCTTATAATCCTGAAGGAGATATAGATAAATATTTTGATGATAGCTACTTTAATTATCTAAATAAAATAAATGTTTATTTGGAATATCTTAAAGAAGCATACATGGGCACAGATAATAGTTTTAAAGTTATCAACGAAATAATGGATAATTTTGAAAAATGTATCATGGGGTATTTTGATGATGAAGACCTCAAGACATTATGGCCCGTACTAACTCAAGTAAATATTCCTATCAATGAAGAAACAACTGTGTTAGATGATACTAAGTTTAAAGATATTAAACCTGGTGATATTAAATCTGGAAGATATAAACGAACAATTACTAGATTCAGTACATCCAGCGCATGCGATTAATGATTGATTCTATAATAGATAGACGGAATTCCGTCTATCTATTTTTATTTAAACAGATTTTAATTTTCATAAATATGAGTAGGGTTATTTTTTTTTTGATATAAAATTATATATTATATCTTAAGAAGGAGATATAAATTATGCAGATTAAACCGTTTGAAGCAATAGCTTCTGGATATTATGATAAGGATACTATTAAGTCTATAAGAGTAGATATGCACTATATTCCTAAAACCGTGACTTATGCTAAAGCTGGAAAAGACGAAAATTATTCAAATATAGTAGGTAAGTTGATTGTTTCTAAAAAATATTTAATTAAATTTGAAAATATTGGAACAGTATTTGTAAAAATTATTTATATTTATCATCATAAAAACACTTCGGAAATAAATAATGTGGAAGAATTGAATGATCATAAAGACACAGAATTGAAATTGACTGATATAATCACGTCGATGTATGATGATAATTATCATCATTATTTTGGAAATGTAATATATACCTTCACAGGTTCAGGTCAATTAGTTACCACGGTATTTGAAAGTAAACAAAAATATGCTCAAGATAATGATGATTCGAACAGTGCTATAAAAACATTTAATAATTTTGATAAATGTTTATATGCTTTCATAGTTTCAGATAATCCGTTAAAAATTCACATAGATAAAAACGATAATAAGATATTTAATTCTAATGGTAAGAGTTTTAATGCTACACGCCAATTAGCTAGAGATGAATTATTTAAAGAAACTACTGATATTGGTGAGTTATTAAATAATAATTTTGTTAATTTAGAATTCAACGGATATAAATCTACTATGTATAAAGACATGAATACGTTTAATGATTCTAATCTTTTAAATATATCACAGGGTTATATTACTGCTGCTATTGAGGATGAAAAACATTTAGGTCATCCAATATCTCGTGTTTTATCAGCAAGAGATAATAAACTTGGTGATATGATGATATATTCCGAATGTTTAAAGTCTATGATGCTAGAATTATTTAAAGGTTTTAAAATGTCGATGATAGATAGGATAGATATGACATATACTAGTGATGGAGATAAATTACATATCAACAAAGTAATAACGCCTTTTGATAAGCCTCATGTGACGATGGAATTAAATGCGATGACATCAATATGTGATAGATTTAGAAAAGCGGTAGATGATATACTTACGATATTTGATAATTGTATTATACATATTTCGATAAATGACGTTTATATCTTTGTTAGGATTAAAAATAAAGACAAAGATGAAACAGTTGATAAAATGGTATTCATAGACGATTTAATAAATGATTTTGTTTATTATAATTTTAAATCTAAACGATTTAAAAAGAATCATTATAGTAACGTTATGAAAGACAATATGCGAATGAGTACAATGATGCATTATTTTGATAAAGAAATTGAAGATATACCATTCTAAAGCAAAATATTGTAAAAAAATATAGCGCATAAACATATTTGTGTATTAGAAAGAAAGCTGTGTTGTAATGTCATATTCTACTAGACAGAAATAAAATATTGAATCTTCTGTCTAGTAGCATTTGATTCAATACAGTTATTCTTTATATATTATGCCTATGTATGGAGTTATGGAAAAGTTGGTTAATTCGTCAGCTTGTCACGCTGAAGATCCCGGGTTCGAGTCCCGGTAACTCCGTATAGTCTCCCGGATCGTATAAAGGTAGTTACATCGGCTTTTGGTGCCGATTGTGGGGGTTCGAGTCCTCCTTCGGGAATAAAAACGATTCGAGAAAAAGCTAAACCTATATGCTCATAATTCGCAGCATTTAATTTGCGGCGCGAGGGAATAGGGAGATTGAGAAGCATAAACTCGAATCGTTATTAATGTGAAGGAGCGTATCAGCGCGGTCTTATAAACCGTCCAGTATAATGCTTGTAACTGGTGGATGTGGGTTCAAATCCCACCGCTCCTACTCGGAATCCGTTTGGATTCCATTCTATTCTGTATTCTAGTAATGTCCAGTATGGATAAGAATGTGTTGTTACGCGTATATGTTACGCGTATAAAGTTATCTTAAACACATATCAAAACAGATCATAAATGAATGAAAGGATAATTTGTGATTTGGCATGAAGAAAGGATCAGCAGTTATGAACTTCTGAAAAAAGTTGGAACACGTCATGTTAGGACTGAAATTCCGTCACTTTCAACAGTGGGTAAAGTCCGAGTATTGATCAACCGAGGCGATTGTCGGTTTCGACATAACTTCATGCGTTGATTTTAACGTGAAATACCGAATTGAAAGAAGTGCTTAGTTTTATGGTTTTCTAATGCTAACTAACTCTGATTAGGGATGCTGTAGAACAGGAGCAACGTTTTTAATAGAGCTTGATGAGTTAGACAAAAAAGATCGAGTTACTAATCACTCGGTTGTAGATTTATCAGATGTTAAAGTTATAACCTTTCTTAAATAACAACATGACACTGAAATGAATCTATTAATTGACCACTTAGCTTGTTTAGCTGTTTGGTGGGCGATAACAAAAAGCGCTCGTAATCCATGCGAGATGCAGAGCTCGTGCATCAAAAACGAATCTATTGATTCTTAGAGGAGGATTACGTCACTTTATGATTTTCTACGTTGGAATTTCATAAAGTGGTCCAGTACGAGAACCTGGTATGGAGTTATGGAAAAGTTGGTTAATTCGTCAGCTTGTCACGCTGAAGATCCCGGGTTCGAGTCCCGGTAACTCCGTTTTATGCTGAATTCTAACAGCCGTTGTTCGATTTAATATAAACGATAGAAGATATATAAGGGTATATGCACTGTCGTTGTTCAGTCGAATGATAAAATGGAATATTGTCATTGAGAATCAGTGAATCGAGACGTATATGGCTAATCATTGTATGCGTTTTTAAACTATAAGATTAGACGGCTTGGAAATACCCTAACTTGTTTCCAGGTATTCGTGGCGGGATGGCGGAATTGGTAGACGCCCAGGACTTAGGAATGAATTTGAGCACCTAGATAGGAAACTTCTAGTGTGAATGCTATCTAAACGGAGAACTCTGTAAAATGACAACTTCGTACTAACTGAATTAATTCAGGAATGCGTAGAGACTATACGGTAGCCACCTAAACAGAAAAGCATGGTGAAGACATAGTCCAGACCACCAAACGATGTTCTTTACATTGGTAACGAAAGTTATAGTGGTATGAAAATCCTGTGCTGAGTAATCAGCGTGTGAGTTCAAGTCTCATTCCCGCTACCTATGGAAGTGTGCGCAGAATAGTAAATGCGGAACGCGAGATAATATCAACCGCTCAAACGGTAGCTAAAAATTGGCCCGGTAGGAATTAACCTTTTAATTGAGGGTGCAACTCCCTTTACTTCCTTTAAGAGATAGTCACCAAACAGGAGAACTTGATATTGATGAATTTCTATGTACTGATTACGCGCGTGTGGTCAGAGATTAGTGTTCATCGAATCTTGTTCTGCTCTTTCTAGAGCAGATAGGGTCTGGTCAACTCTAATACGTGGTGAATATTAGAGGATTTTATACGCCTGTCTTACTGTGACTCCCTAGGGAGTCACTATCTCTTTTTTATTTTTTAAGGACGGTTAAGTAATGAGTGAAGAAAAGAAAATTACAACCAATTATCCTATACCTGTAATATCTATTTCTAATGTAAATCTTGAAAAAATTAGACCTGCTGAGTATTTAGCAACTATGTCTAATAATTTATTGAAGTTTTTATCAGAAATTAATAAAAGTTTTGAAACTGTAAATTTTCATACTGAAGGAACCGATGAGTTAGTAGATCGTACTACGAATAAGACTGAAAGCAGATTTATGATAAATCTCACAAGTAAAGATAAAAAATATAAATGTGAATTTATTACTTGTATTTTTAGACACGATACATTGACTCGAAATAATGATACGATCTATGATATAGAACTTACTTCGTGTGAACCTTTACCCGTAACAATATTACCATATTGGACAAGGATGAAACTTTTACGTGAATTTAGAAATATCATATTTAAGGAAATAAATAACATGATAGTTTATTAATATTATAAATATCCTAGGCAATTTGCCTAGGATATTATTTTTATTTAAACGGATTTTCGTGTTTATATTATATTCATGACATAGTATAGAAAGAACTCTATGGGGTGTATAAATAAAAGCCTTACGATAGATAGTAATTCTATACGAAAATACTTAAAGGTGTAAAGGAGAACACTATGAAAATTAATTACAATCTTAAGGGTAGATTCGGATTTGACAACAACAAAGATACTGGTTCAAAATCAGTTAAAGGTTTCAAGAAATTCTTCGCTAAGAAAGAAGAAGAAACTACTGATGAAAAACCATCTGTAAAAAGCGAGTCTATATTTAAGAATGACACAATGGGGTTTGGCGGAAACTGGCTCTTATCAGGATCAGTAGAGCTTACTGTTGACGAGTTAAAAGAACTCGACCGTGAATATAGAGAGCAGATCAAGAATGGAGACGTTCTTGAAACTGCTAAGCAGACAGCTGGTGGTCTTAAAGAAATCTTAAGTGGAATGTGTGAAGCATTTGTTGAAAATGCTGAGCCAGTCTATGACAAGATTGAAAATCTTGTTCAGCGCTATGCTGATAAGGATCACGAATTTGATATGCAGTCAATTCGTGAAGAAGAAGAAAAGAATGCCGCTCGTCATGACAATCGCATGAATGAACTTCGCCGCGATTCAGAAGCAACTCGTTTAAGAAAGCAGCTTGACAAAGAAGAAAAAGCTCTTGATGAAGAGTAATCTGTCTTAGTCCAACCCTAAAAAGAAGGAATCTGTATAAGGTTCCTTCTTTTTTTCTTGATTTTATATGAAAAAACATCCTAATGATTTATATAGTAAATACTTTAATTTTCTTGTTTAAATAGGAGAAAATTATGAATAAATTATCACAAACTTTAACTTTTCAGAGGATTTCAAAAGCTTTACCTTCGCTTAAAGAGCAATTGAATCCTGCTAATTTTCCTAAATATACGATACCTATCAATTACTACGATAGTTATTTTAATATTATCGGTGTTAAGAAATATCCATTAGTACAACCTACTATCAAAGCAGCTAAAGCTGGAAAAATTAGATTATTGAATCATTCTGATCCTTATAATTATAATGATAAAAAATCTATTCTTTCAGATGCATTATCTACTTTGGTAACACCATCTAAAGATGGAGATTATGTTGTATATGTAAACGCAATGAAAAAAACCGGATATATAAGAAACGTTGATAAAGAACCTGTTGGTTTAAAAATCAACGAAGTTTCTTTACACGCATATCTTCAATCAGGATACATTAGTTATCTATTTACTAAAAAAGATGCTGAGATAACTAATAATGTTAAATTACAGACTCTTATGGCCGAATTTTATGCTTCTGCAATGAGTTATGTCATTGATAAGATTTATCCTATATCTGGTGAAACAGATGCTCCTATTAGATTAAATTTTCTTTTAGGATTATATTACTTACAAGTAATGTGTGGATATGATTTAGAAAAAGCATTGAAAATCGCATTAAATATTAAAACCGTGGATGCTGTAGTCGTAGCTAATCAGTCTAGAGCTTTCCAAAATGAACAGCTTGTTATGAAAGATTTTGAAGATTTCTTAGAAGCGTTTAAAACTGAATTTCCGTTTGTTAAGAGAGATTCTGTTACGTTACATAGTATAGTAGGTGCTGTTCAGAAATACTATGGTTCTTCGGCTATGTATGCTGTTGAACATTCACAATCATTCATGAATATGATTATGCATGCTAGATTCGGTTCTGGTATATATTCAGATAAGGCTATAACAGGACGAGTTCCTTCTCCATTAGTTAAAAACGTAGAAAGTATTTTATTACTTATAAGTGGAGAAGTATAATTTGGAGGATTTATATGTCTATTATTAATGACAAAATCGCATCCAATGTGTTGGACGGAGTTATTAATGTACATGGTACACGTAGAAACTTAGATGCTTCTACTGATGAACGAAGATGTATGAGATTAACTTCTGAAGATATACAGCATTATTTATCTCAGTTTAAATATAATACTGGGACAGTATCGGATGGTAAAAATATAGTAATAGATGAGTCTGTTATTTATGTTAGGATACCGTTAAACATGTGTTTAGTTGAAAGTAATAATAATACTGAAAATGAACACGAGAGTTATTTATATAACGTGGAGAATCGTTCTATGTCTAATAGAGATTCTTTGTCAGTATATGTTGACGGTTTTAAAATACCAGATTCGGAAATAAGGTTTTATCCTACTATATCAAACGTTGATGTATTTATACCTACAAAGTATTTAACTGTAGATAGAGAACATGAAGTTATAATTGAAGAAAAACGATACGATTTATTTCCATATATTCATTATTATGAAAAGAAAAGTTCTAGTCAGCATATAATTATTCCTATATCTCAAGCAGTTAAAAATAAAATATCAGGAATGTTAAAAGGAAATCTAGAAAAATATTTTCAAATATATTTAAATAGAAGATTGTATAATAGTTCTAGAACAGTAAATATCGTTGGAAACAATATAGAAATTTATATTACGTCTGAAGTAATTGATTCTGAAATAGAAATAATGTTTGATCCTTTTATCGTTTGGTATTTTCCATCAAATACATCAGTATATAATGATACTAAGAATGTTTGGAAGGTATCTGAGGAATATTTGGACTCGATACATGGACCTTTGTCTAAATTTTCATGTGCATTCTTTGTTAACGGATTACGTATAATGAATGACGAAGTTGATCAGAAAGGTAGACTTCATTTTGAATATGATGGTGTATCTACTTCTGATAATGCACTTTCTTTTTATTTATCAGACAGAGGTTATATAACCGATGAATATCTTAAATTGTATGGTAAAGATTATTATCTGTACAATTTCATCGGGTGTGATGCTGTAAATAACGCGTTACATAATACTATTAGCGGTTCTCCTTTTATTGATGAGGGTGCTAATAAAATAATACCATTTTCAGTTATGAAGTCTATAGGTTCAACCAAAGTCAATTTATCTTTACCTAATGGTGTAAGATATCATGAAGATGGCGTTCAAAACTTAAAAATAAAAGTATATAAAACCCGATCCATTGGTGAAAACAGATATCAGGTTGATACTGAATTAACTGAAATAAACAGAGATGATTTTGAAATAAATTATTCATCAAATCCTGTAACCATTGCAATTAATGCTCCATCTTCATATATGGCAAACGGTACAACTACTTATGGATTTATAGAAATAGATTCTTGGTTTAGTTGGGATTACGTATTGAATGATAATGGTTCATTATTTACTAGATCATCTGTTGATGAAATAATTTCTAAGTTTGAGAAATCTTATGACCATTCTGAAAAAGTTGCTAATCTATTAAGAGATAGACCGTATTTGATGAGAACTTTCTTAGAGAATTTTGGTTATAAGAATTTTGATTCGCAAGTAGAATATAATGGAACAGATGCTTATGTGTATTTTGGTATACCGGATGATATAGGTAAAAATACTAAAAAAATATATGATATCTCTATAAACAATAAACATATTCCTAATAGTAGAATTACGGTCATAAACAAAGATTTAACTGACGTTTTCAAACTTGAGGGTAAATATTTTGAAAAAGGTATAAATGACATATCTATACAAATAATAGATAAAATACCAATACAATATAAGAAATATACGCAAGATGATATACGTGAAATTGATGGTCTTAGGATTCTTGAGGTAAAAGGTTTTGAAAATTTTGGGAATATTGAAAACAATATTATTGTTCTCGAACAGGTTGATTCCACCGATGAATCAATACAAAGATTTCCGACATCAGCAAATAAGGGATATAGATTATTTACCGATTATGAATTCGGTCAATATGATGGAGAAAATAATATAATAAACTTAATTTTCACAAAAATACCTGAACACGATTTCTTAGTGTATAATAAAAATTTTTCAATGTCTTATGCATATGTAAAACCTGCTATATCTACTGTAACTGATGTAGTTATACCGCTGTATCATGGTCAAGAATTTGATCCTATACCACTTATACCTAGAGGAAAAATTTATGTATATTGTGGTAATGATAAATTCATTGAAGGTGTAGACTATTTTGTTAAAACTCCAGAAGATGACCCATCTATAGTAGGTTCATATATTATAATGAAACGAATTGTCCTCCCTGGTTCACAAGTAGATATATATTTTTCAAACCATAGAACCACTTCTATTTATAACAAAACAGGATATTTTAATAATAATAAATATGGTCTTTTTTATTTGAATAATTTAAGATTCCCTTTTTCTCTTAAATATATGAATTTTTATATTAATGGAAATAAATTAAGTGAAAATGATATCGATATTCTTTCAGATAAATTGATCCGTGTTCATTCTGTTCCGATACCAATGTTTGATTTGGTTGTTGAAAGTGTATTTACAGTAGATGATAGTGAACTTGAACCTTTTATAATGCAATATCAGCCAGATGCATTTGAAAGATATTTGGCTAGATTATTTGTTGGGGCAAATTATGCCGGAGCATATCAAGATTCTGGATACGATATAAATGAAATATACGAATCATTCATCGATACGGTTGATTCAGTCAATAAACGTCCTAATCCTATATCTAGAGATGACGAATGGATACCTTCATATAATGATGATGAAAATAAAATAGGACCTTACAGTGATGGTAGTGTATTAGACGGTAAAGATATTCACACTTCTCTTATAGTTGGTAATATCTATATTGTAGCTGGTGACAAAGGTAAAGTTGCTTCATGTAATTTAGATAATGAATTATGCAGATGGACTAAATGTAATGATGAAGTTCCTTCGTTCCAAGGAGCAATTTTCAATGACGGTACTAATTTAAACAATGAAGATATCGTTAGCTCAGTTTTATTTCATGATTATATAATTTTTGGAACTAAAATTGGACATCTGTATGCTTATGGTGTAAATAGTAAACGTTGGTATAATTCAAACGATTTATCATTTTTAAACATATCCAATTCGTGGGTAGAAAATACTTCTATAAACGGATTCGTTGTAGATCCGGTTTCAGATGTATTATATATGTATGGTGATAATGGAACAGTAGATGGTTATTCAATAGCGGATAATAAATGGTTTGGAACATCTTATTCTAAATTTAAGCCTTATAATTATTCGGTTGGAACAACTGGGGTTATGGGCAACATTTATGATGCGTTTATAACTAATGAAGTCCCATATAGAACTTTAGTCGTTTTAGGTGAAGATGGAAAAGCAGCTTCATGCTTTATAGACTGTGATAGTAGTAATAACTGGGTAAAACCTGATTCAACTAATCATTTAGATTCATCCGGTTTTAAACCTAAAATATATTCTGATGGTAATTATAGAAATAACTCAACAATCCGTTCACATTGTGAATATTTTGGATTTAAAGTATTAATTGGTGATAATGGTGTAGTATCATATTTCGACGGTTCATTTTTTATAAATAACGATAGTTTGCATATTTGTAATGATGGTTCACATCTTAATAATTTGATAGCATATGATTGTGTTTCTTATAATGAAAAGATGATTGTCGTCGGTGGACAAAACGGAAAAATATCGGAATATGAAGGTGAAACCAAAAAATGGTTTAATTGTGATAGCGGAAATGGAATTTCTAGTGATGGTATATATATGGAAGGTAATGATATTTATACAATGCAGTTGATAACAGGAAATATTAATTATATAATATTTGCTGGAAAAAATGGAAAAGTCTCTTCATATAACATATCATTATCTAATGTACCATATAGATATAATCCGTTTAAATCTGCTTTTTTGGAATGGTATACTACACCAGGAAATGCAAGAATTGCAACTAAATGGGAAATACCAAAAGAAGTTTCTAAAAAATTTGATATGCTTTTGGAATCTAACACAGATGATGCTTCTGGAAGTATTTGTATCAGGGACGGTGATGATGATCTTATGGTAGAAATACTCATGAATGATAACGGTGATTATCCATGGGAATTACCTAAACGTCGTAAAATTCTAGCAGATTTTATACATAGTTTACCAGACGGATTATATTCCATAGACCAAATATTTGAATTATATAAACAATCTAATATTAAACATTCTTTATATGAAGAAGATCTTATATGTCTAAAAGACGGTGATGAGATAGATTCAGATGAAGATATAAATATAACCCAATAAACCTAAAAGGAGATTACACATATGGGATACAATAAAGGTCGTTTGATACCAGATGCAAGACCGTTGTCTGAATTTAGACAAGAAGACTCTCGTTCTCCTTTTGATGGAGAAGTGGTATTTGACGATACTGATAAATCTTTAGATATAGGTGTATGGGTGAAAAATATGAATAATGTCTGGGAATGTCACATGAGAACAAAAGAAATACAAGAAATTATAGATTCTTATGGTTCTTCAGGAGACAATACTTTTCAAAATGCTACTGCATTTTATGAATCAGGCATTATTCATAAATTTTTCTTTTCCCAAAAAGGTCAAAGAGTTTGGTTAGATAGTTCTTTTGATATTTCGAAATTTGCATATTATGCGATAAAGACTATAAACACTGAACGATATGTTACTGGTTTAGTAGATTCAGATGGAAACGATTATTTAAAAGCATTGATTCCTGTTTCCATGAAATATGGAAAAATAACTTCTGAAATCCGCATTAATACTTGGTATACTGTTGAGTTTTATAATGATAAAAAAGATTTAATGCATTCTATAAATTATTTATCTCATCAAGCTCTAACTATGCCTATAGATCTCATTAATGAGCCTTCTGGTAAAGAAAATACGATAACTAATGTAAAATTGACTTTTGACAGAGTCGATAGTGATGGTAAGGGTATTTTATATAAAGGTGAACGCCTATCAGATATACATCCACATTTGCGTTTAACTATATCAGATGGTCATATCGTTATAATTGACGATATTGAGAAAATGAAATTATCATATAATGAATTAGATACCGATAGGGTCGGTGAATACAATATCAAAGCTTCATACCCGGTTTTTGACAACGATAATGCTTCACAACGAAAAATATTTAAATATTTTAAAGATATAATTTTCTATTACGGATACGAAACGCAGAAACCATATATCAGTATAGTTATGCCGAAAATTGAAAATGGAATGTATAATCGTGAATATAAAGAAGTTCGTGTTAGAGGAATTGGTAATGAAGATACCCAATATATAACAGATTTTGAAATTGTACAAAATGAAAATGGTAATGATGTAATATTAATACCTCATAAATATTTTAAAATTGAAAAGAATTCAGTATTAATTTATTTTACCGAAACTACTGATTCCAATCTTGTTCATTCTGATTCATTATATATTCCTGTTGAAAATACCGTAAAAATCATTGAACCTGAAATATACGAATACGATGATTTTAAAGCTATTGGATATATCGTTAATGTTGGTGGTGAAAATAAAGTAGCATATAAATCATACGTTATACGAAACGGTATAGTTGAAGAAATAACTAATTTAGTAAGTTATGTTTATCCACCAGATTATGAATCTGGTAAAATAAATAGAATAGTTGCTAAATTTAAAGGACATGAAGAAGCGTTTTTTAGTTATTTCATGGACCCAAATGTTTCAGGTAACACTAAAATTCTTACATCTAAATCTAGATCAGATTTAGGTTTGACACCTGAAACATTAGAAACGCCAGTATTACTATACTCTACAGGTTATTCAGATTTTACATTAGGAATGGGAAACTTTAATAAATCTAATCCTGTAAATTTTGATGTTATATTTAATATGATATCTCCTAATGTAGATTTGATTCGTGTAAGAAACGTTAAAGTCAATAAATATATGACACATTATGTAAGAAGTAATTCTTTTACATATATGCCATCGCATAAAACTTTTGTTCGAATACCAAATAAAGCTAAAACTTTAAAAGATGTTGTTTCTAACGTGTTTACACCAGATAATTATTCTGTGTCTTATAGAATAATAAAATGTAAAAATAAAGTTCTAACTAATATGTATGGTACTAGAACAGTTAAAGAACTATTACAAATGGTTAATGAACCATCTGATTCATTTGGTACATTTATAGGATATTCTTTAAGTAATGGATGGATTATAAATGATAGTGAATCTGAAAGATTGATTAATAATGGTGAAAAATTATATTATTATGAATGGTTTGCTTTAGAAGTTGATAATATTAATACACCTTTACCTTTAAATTTTGATGGTTTAGTTGAATTTAAATATACTTTAAATCGAATAACCATTTCTAATAATGATTGTTTCTTAATAGAAGGATACAATTCGACTAATAAGGGCAAGTGTTTAGGAAGTATAATAGCACACGCTGCTGTTAAGATATAAGTTTAAGGAGTTAAGAAATGGCAAAGTTGTCTATGGGTTTAAACCCTATTTCTAAATATAGAGGACCTAATGCTGCTGTTCCTATAGAAGGAACAATGGCATATGATGATAGCACCAAGGATATATATTCTGCACATTGGAACGATGTAAAGAACGAGTGGGAGTGGAAAAGTAGAACAGCGGAAATCCAGAGATTTTTAGATAATCTTTCGTCTGCTGGTCTTTTTGAGGCTTCTGCAGCATTCGTTAATAATAGAAAGATTTTGAGATTTTATTACGATACAGATAACGGTATCGTTAGACTTAATTCTGATTTACGTTTCGATGCATCTTACAGATATTATGCTATTCGAAGTATTTCTAAAACTGCGAATGGCGGATATGAATATATCACTGGTGAAACAAATCATGATGGAAACATCGTTAGTTCTCTTGTAAATATGGATCTTGTTGATTCTGCTGTAGCAGACGGAACGCAAGAATCTAAACCAGGAACAGGTAAACTGTATGGTGACGTAATTGATGGTAACGCTTATATTGTAGAGTTCTATGATATAAATAGAACACTCATTGATGTAGAATCTTATCAAGCAGTTAAAGTTAGAACAGCTGATACTGATTTGTGTCCTGACACAGCTATTAAAGATTTACTTGTACATTGTAATCAGGAAAGTAATGGAGCATTTTATTTACATCAAGGTCAAAGCGTAGATGAACTTGCAATACAAGTCCTTCTTGATTACGGTGATGATCTACTTAAAGATGTTTCTCATGAAGAAACTAATGGTGGAAGATTAGCTATTCAAGGTTTAGATGAAATAGATACTTCTACACTTACAGCTGATTCAGGTGTTCAACAGAAAATAGTTGTTGCTTATACTATGATACGTTCAAATGCGTCATACCCAGTTCAACAGTCTTATAACTCTGAAACTGGAGCTATTATTTCACCAAATAGTAATACTATATATAAGGAAATACCTATTAATATTGTAGCTAATGATAACACTGATTTAGTTGAAGTTATACCTGTTGGATATATTCTTCCTACAATTGAAAATGTTTATGATTCTACAACCGGTGCTATTATCGGAGAAAAAAGTGTTAAGAAAATTAAACTTAAGTTCTTTGGTCATTATTCTGATGGTACATTGTATGATATTACTCGTCTTACATCCATTAACAATGATGTTGAACAGTTTAACGATGAAAATATTATTTCTCCACAAAATATTGTAATACAAGTACGTTTAGGATACAGTAACTATAAGTACAATACTTATCAATTTACTATATATCCATTTGGTATTGAATCAAACGCTGTAACTTTCAAAAATGGGGTAAGTAGTTATGTATCATTTGATACTACTCAGAATGCTGGTGGTATTTATTCTGGTTCATTTGTAGGTTTCACATACAATGGACAGTTACTTGATCCTAGTGAATTAATAAATCAGGACGCAGCTAAATACGGTGATATTCAAGCTAACTATATTAGAATACGAGACGTTAAAGATCCATCATTTTATTACACTGATATAGTTCAGCCTTCAGATCAGATTTTCTATAAAACAAATAGTGAACATATTTTAACTAAAGACACTCCTTTATTAGTTGAATTCTACAGAGTAACAGTAGAATCTTCTACAAATAAAACAATCAATATTTTTGCAACAGGTGCAATGTTATTCTTTGCTGATACTAGAATTACAAATTAATGGAGGAATTATAAATGTCAGGTACTGTAGGTGAAATGCTTAATAAGATTAAAACATCGTGTGATCCTAAAACAATGATGTTTTGTTTTAAAGATACTAAAATAGCTAAAGCATATAACAGAACAGTATTATATACTCCTTGGGAATCTAGAGTTAAACCGATATCTAATTATATAAATTATTCTGAGCAGAATGTTTTTGAAAGTTGGAAACAAAATGATATTTTTGCTGCTGGAAATGTAGCTTTCGATTCAAGAGAACATTCTTCCAAAGTAGTAGTTAAAATAGAATATAGTGGAAATCCAGCAGATTCTTCTACTAAAAAGAAAACTACTACAACAGTAGAAACATATAATTTTAATGGAACGATTACTACGACAATAGAAGTAATTTATACGTATAATAATAAAAATTATACAACTCCTGTTGAAGGTAGTTTAGATAGACCATTATTCGGTGTGGCAGTAGATCAATTTACTACTTATAGTGAAGCGTTTACTGCTAATCCGAATTATTTAAGAGTATATAAATTTGTTCCAGATAATATTGGAATTTATTATTGGGTAGAATCTCCATATTTTTGTGAATTTAAAACTGAAAGATTATCGTCTGGGAATATAGACAGTTATTATGCGTATAAAAACGAAGATGATACGTATTATATAAAAGATATTCTGAAACGTTCAATACGTAAACCTTTATTAAACGTTTATTATAAAAATTCTCAAGGCATTTGGATTGATTATAATCAATGTATTAGATCATACCCAGAATATGATGTTGAAGAAGCTAGTAAGATATGGACAGAACGTTTACGGGTAGATAATGATATTTTACCTAGATGTGAATATATTGATGAAAATAAAAACAGATATTTCATAGATAACGGAGATGGTCAAGATACTTATGTTGAAAACTGTACTAGTATAGAACTTGATACTGTAAAAGCTATAACTGTATTATCGAAAGAATTAGAATTTAATATCGACACTGAAATAGATGCTATTACATTTTTGAGTGGCGAAATTGTTCCTCGTGTATCAGGATTTGTATTTAATCACTGGTCATGGATTAAAGATGGTGCAGAGATTACATCAATGTCGAATAAAAATCTTAATCCAGGTGATGTGTTAAAAGTTTACGCCGTATATTACAGATCTACTGGTAAAGTATTATATGAACCTTATTCATTAGATGATCCTACTATTCCATGGAAACGTAGATTCATGTATGATGATCTAAAAATTACTTTACCTGAAGGATATAAGAAAGAGCAATTCTTAGTGTGGTTGAATGGTGCATTTGTTCCTTCAACTAAAGATAATACTTACGAACACGTTATGTATCTAGAGAATGCTATGACCATGATAGGAAGTAAATCTGTAAATCAGAAACTCGGTTCAACTTATACAAATGGTGATTATGGTACAGTTATAACATCTGAAGAAAATGATGAGTATAGATATGATATCAATTTAAGATTATTTGGTTGGAAAGGTGTAAAAGTTTCTAATTTTTATAGACCAGTTAGTTCAACAACTACACCAATAACTTATAATTTTGAATCTATTTATCCTCTGAAAACATTAACCTTCCCAGTAGCAGTTAATAAATCTGCTCATTTAATTATGTGTAATGGTAAAGTATTGGATTCTAGTGAATATTTTGTAGATGAAAATAATCCTAAGACTATAATATTGAAGAATGTTGAAGCTGATGCTAATATTCTTCTTGACGAATTAGTTAAGGAAATAGATGAAAATCTTGATTACTATGAAAACGTAAATCCTTTACATTTATTACGAAGTATGATACTTGAGAGAACTTATTCTTTAATAAATTTTGAAGCAGAAGATCCTACTAAGGTAGTAGAACTTCATAATTCAAATGCTTGTGCGGTAGATTTTCCTAAAAAAGGAGAAATAACGTTCACAAGATTAAGAATAGGTGATATGGTATTGATAAATGGTTTATTCGAACCTTATATCTGGGTTCATCAGAATACTATAAAGATACCTAAGACTGCTAATACATATAGTGACGGCGTTGTCGATAAATTGTATGCTGAAAATGTCATTAGATACTATTTCGTATTAAAGGATAAATAAAATAATAATCCCCTGAAATTATCAGGGGATTATTTTAATCTATCAGTTTAACGATTGTATATTCTGTTAGTATCTATAGATAAAATATGGGAGGGCCATATGGTCAGAAAAAGTAAAAGGCAGATAGATATAGATAAAAATCTATATCTATCATTTGTGGAGAAATCGACTCGTGAAGAATTAATTTCTCTAATGGAATTATTGGTTTCACGAGAAACAGTAAGCAATAATTCGTATGAAACACCTTTAGATGATTTGATAAAGGAAGTTGATGCGATTGCTGCCGCATGTGCTGATTTAGAAAAACGTACTGCTACTACTGGTGCTTGCATAAGACCGATGTTGCGAAGAATGTCTCAGAGAAGTTTTACTGAGACATGTGAATTGATGAATGACATAATCGAGAAAAACATTTTCGACTGTCCATGTAACAAGATGAAACATATCGTCGACTTTAAGAATAAGTTGAATGAACATGCTCTTGTGGACTATGTTGATATCGTCGATTCTATAGCAGATATCATCTCACAATAGTAAAACTATGGACAAAGAAGAGCGCTTTATGCGCTCTTCTTTTTTTATTTATTATATAATACTATTTATATATTGTATTATTGATATGGCAGAGTAAACTCTTTAATTATTTTAACCATATAATAGGAAACATAAAATGCAAATTAAATATGATGATCAAGGACGACTTAGTGAAGTGATCTTTGCCGAAAATGATGATCAAACTAAGTTTTGGGATGCTTTTAATAAAGCTAATGAAGAAATTACAAACAGATGTAAAATTCTTCAAGAAGAAAACACTGAAAGATGTAAAATTCTTCAAGAAGAAAACACTAAAGTGATGCAATTCATCACTAAAAGTTATTTAGGCGTGATGGATTAATTCAAGTAAAAAGAAAGAAGTTATAAATTGCTTCTTTCTTTTTCTTTTTTATCAAAATGTAGAGTTCTGTAAACAATCATATGAACTCGTTTTTTATTAAATTTATATATTATTTTTTAGTATAAATAGTGCTTTAAAAGGAGATAATAGCATGAAACGAGGATACTCAACAGAACCAAACACTAGACCATATGATAATGGAGCAATATCAGCAATGCAATCGTTATCGTTTGCTATGATAAAATCTATATCAGATTCTACAACAGTACAATTTGATATAACGATTAAAACTGAAGGAGTTAGGGTAACTCTTATTAAAAAAGAAAAAGATAATTCTTTAAGAAAAAGAACGGTCGAGTGTGATAATGCTGAACTTGGTATGTTGCCAATGAAGATAAATAATGCTTTATCAGAAGTGACAACTGGTTTGGCACACTTATAATATTGTAAGGAGGTGGGAAACGTGAATCAACCTGTTCCACCTAAACATTTTAACAAATTAGTTGAAATGAATCCTAATATCTCATATGCTATCAATACGTTGATAGCAGAATACGATATACAACGTTGTCATCCGACATGTATGTATTTCTTAAAAGGAAAAGAATTTTATGATCAATTAATGAAAATGCCTAAATTTGATAGTAATGTTCTTATTGGAAAAATGATGAAAGAGGATTTAACTTTATCCGATAAGATAAGTAATTTGAAATTAAAATTCTTTAATGATTTTTGTAAGTTAAACAATATTAAGGATTCTAATTTTATATCATCTACAGTAGATTCAATGTTGTTGGTTAATAAGAAACCGATGAAAACTAAACTTGAAAATGGAATTGTTAATTTCAGAAATAAGGATGGAGAATTTACTAGTTACATAAGGTTATCTAATAATAGAATTATAGAAATCTTATTTGATGGTATGAGTAATAATATTAGAATTAAAGGCGTGAATGCTGAATACGTTGATAAGAATAATGTGTTTATACGATTATTCAAACAGTATTTAATATTGCTTGAAAATTCTAATAAAATGCCAACTCAAGATATTTTAAGAAAATTAAATCATCTTAGAAGTAAATACATTAATTCTAAAGATCCGATGATGTGGGCAAGTTTATTGGATGGTAATAAATATGCGTATATTATTGCTGGTGAAAGAATTTTATCTGATGAATATATGCAGGAAAGTGAACAAAATATTTTGATAAAAACTGATAATTATATGACCTTCATTTCACCGCTGATTAAGCTATATTTTAAGCCACATTAGTGTGATTTTTGCACATACCTCTTTTCCAACATGTATATGATTCTTTCGAATCAAACTACTTTATAGAGAAGAGGTATTTTTTTATGTATGGAAGATTAAAATGCATAAAGAAACGATCAGGATTAATACAAGATTTCGATATTTTAAAACTGCAAAAAACTATTTTAGTTACTATCGAAGAAGAAAAAGAATTTCAGGAGCCATTGGCTGTTGCTAAAAATTCTGCCTCTAGATTATCTTTTGAAGTCGTTACTGAAATTGAAAAACTGATCAAATCAGGAAAAGTAGACCCATTAGCAATAGATGCTGATGTAATACAAGATAGTGTAGAGAATGTATTTTATAATTCTGGTTATCATAATACAGCTAAAAACTATATGAAATATAAATTTGATAAACAATTGAAACGAAAAGATGAGTACATTAAAACTCTCGAAAGAGAAAATAAAGAATTAAAAGATATGAAGGAGAAATATATCGACGATAGAAGACATGATATTTAAATTCATTGTCGATATTGTGCGCGTTATGAAAAAGAATGAAGACGTTGTAATTTTACCTATTACTAAGAGAGATGGTAAAATTGAAGAATTTAATATTGCTAAAATTGTAAATGCGATTACTAAAGCAAACGACTCTCTTGAAAATAAGAAAGATAAAATTTCTAAAAAAGAAATTAATAATGTAGCTAAAGAAGTTACATTAAATTATCTTACGTTTAAAGAAAAAACTGTAGAAGCAGTTCAAGATAACGTTGAAGATACGCTTATAAAATTTGGTTATATTAAATTGGCTAAAGAATATATTAGATATAGGGCTGAGAGAACTCGCATTCGAAATAAAGCATCTGATCGTATATCGGAAGCTATTGAATTAGCTCGTGAATCTGCTGAAAAATCTTCATCTAAAGCTGTGGATTTAGTAATTAGACCTAATGATGATCCTGAAGTTGAAGATCCTAATGACCCAGTAGATGGTACTATCAAAAAGACTCCGCCTAAAATGAAAAATATTAAGACCATTTCATATGATCCTATTAGAGAAAAATTATACCCTAAAAGAGCTGAAGCTATGAATGCTAATCTCGATGATAAGTCTTTTGGCGGTATAAAAGGTGGAGTTGATTCATACGTTTTAAAGAAATTCGCATTCGATGAAATACTTTCAGAAATAGATGTTATTGACCATAAAGAAAATCGTCGTTATAAACACGACGCGGATTCTATTGCATTAGGAATGCATAACTGTGATAGTGTTCCATTAGAATGGTTATTATCACATATTGTATATGTTAGACAAACAGCAATTAGACCTGCTGGTAGTTTAAATACCGCTTTACAATTAATTGCTGTATATTTCCAGATCCAATCATTACAACAATTCGGTGAACCAAAGCGTCTCTGCCGAAGTAAAACCTTGTGGACCTATAAATATAGGGTGTCTCTTAATTATAAAAGAGGCTAACGGTCAACTAAATCGAAAGATTAAGGTGGTAAGAGAGTCTAAATCCTTGAAAAAGGACAAGATAATACCGTGTTAAAGAAACAATTAATAGATATAGAATTATGTTTCTTTAATGTATCGACTATCGAAAGCATAGCTATATACATATCGCTAATGTCGGTATGTATATAGTGAAGAAGCGAGTAGAGTACACGAATAGGTGAAAATCCTACGTGGAAGTGCAAGGGTGTATTTTTTTACACAAGATATAGTCAGGCTTTATAGAAATATAAAGATGGTGACGGGAGTCGCCGCAACTGCTATTGATTGGTTGCTTGTTCCATATTTCAGAATGAGTTTCTGGAGACATTATTTCACAGTTGTAGATATTCTTCCTTTCTTAAACGTAGACAAGTGGAAGAAACGACTTGGATTTGATAAATGGGAAGCTAAGAAAATCAGTATTTATGATGAAAAATATACTGGTAAACGTTGGTGGAACATTTTACATAGATACATTTCAAAGAAAGCTTTGAAATTAACTAAACGAGAATTAAATCAAGCTGTAGAAGGTTTGTACCATAATTTGAATTCACTTCAGAGTAGAAGTGGCAATCAGCTAGAATTGGTGGCTGCTTAATATAGAAATATATTAATAGGAATCGGACAAAATCGGTGAAGTCTAAATGAAATTAATATTAGTAAAATACTGTTGATTCAACATATATAATGACGGAGTTATATATGAATTTTAAATTAACAGAAGATTTAAAAGATAAAGTTGTCGAATTTTATTTATCTAGACCTATGAGTTTAGATACTGCATCATACAAATTTAGAATATGTAAGCCTAAAATTGTGGAAATTCTTAAATCTAGAAATATTGAAATATATACTAAAAATCAAATATTTAATCCGAATTTTGATGAAAGATATTTTCAAAATATAGATTCAGAAATAAAAGCATATTTTTTAGGTCTGATATTTACTGACGGAAACGTTTTTATTAAAGAAAACGAATGTTCTAAGAAAATAACACAAGTATCATTAACATTGAAGGATGAAGATAGATATATTTTAGAGATTCTTAGAAAAGAATTAAAAACTAACAGAGTTATAACTTCTGATAATAGAGGTTCTTTGACTTTAAGTGTTAGAAGTAATCTTATGGGTGAAGATCTTAAAAAATATAATATCGTTCCGAATAAAAGTTTAACGATACATTTCCCGGAAATCGATGAAAATCTTAAAAAATATTTTAATCATTTTTTAAGAGGTATTTTTGACGGCGATGGTTCTATTCAATTTAGAATAGGTGATAAACGTGTTAAATATTCTGTTGGATTAAGTGCTGGAAATCCTATAGTATTAGAACAAATTAGAGATATTTTAGTTGATGAATTAAAATTGTTTCCTGTATCAGTTTATGAGTATTCTAATAAATATACTTGTATGCTTACATGGCAATCAGCTAAAGATATGTTTAAGATATGCGAATACCTTTATAAAGATTCCACAATATATCTAGAACGTAAACGAAAAATCTATGACAACTTTAAACAATATTATTTCACAAGATAATACCGAGATAATTTTAATAGTAACGTATTAAAATATTGTAACGCGTAGATAGTGAAACTGTTTTTATAAACAGAATATAATCTATCCAAGAGTGCCCGACACTGAGAATACAGTTCTCATTAACTGCAAATTCACAGTTAACCTAACGTTAAACGAGGGTGAAAATGTACGCTGAACTCATGAGAAATCATGAGAACTAGAGGATAAAAAGCCCCTAGGATAACAACAGATGAGTATGACCGTTCTCATCAATCAACTACGGTACATGTACATTACCAGAAGGACAGATGATTATAGAATCTATTCTTAATGGATGTATCGCAGGTACTGGTCCACTTGGACAAACAGCAATTTTCCCATGTGGAATTTTTAAGGCTGATAAAAATATTAACCTTTATAAAGGCACACCTAACTACAAACTGTTCAAATTAGCTATCAAATCTACATCAAAACGTTTCTATCCAAATTATGCTAATAATAACTGGTCTGTTAATGAAGCTGCTATTAAATATGATATAGATTTGAAAAACCGTGTTCTTGCGGATATTAAAGAGAACCATAGGGATTATTTTGATAGATTAGTTAACGTATTTAAAGCCAATATTGATCTTATGCGTGAGCTTAGATTGGAAATGGTTGTAACCGAAGGATGCGTTAACGATTATACTATTGTTTCTGATGGTAAAATCTATCCTGATTGCGAAACTAGTACCATGGGTTGTAGAACATATAACGGTTACGATATCAATTATGAAGAAGTGTTCCGTAGAAACCTTGATTGTGTTGTGGGAGCAAACGGACTTGCAATTAATGATATTGAACCTTATTTTAGTGCTGCTCAGAAAGATGGTAGAGGTAATATCTGTCCTGAAACAATTATTCTTCCAACTCTTGCTATGGAAGCAAAGACTAATAATCCTCACATGATTGAAGAATTTAAAAATTTCAATGTTGATATTGATGTTGAAAAAGCTAGCTTAATTGATAAGTTTATGGCTTATCTTGATATTGAAATTGCTAGAACAAGAGATTCTTTAATTAACAGATATGAATATATTTGTTCCCGATCACCAGATGCAGCAACGTTCATGTGGGTAAATAAAACAATGGTAGGTTATATTCCTGAACAAGGATTAGAATCTGCTATGAAACACGGTACGTTAGCAATAGGTCAACTTGGTTTATCTGAAACTCTTAAGATTCTTATAGGTGTAGATCATACTACCTCAAAAGGAATGGAATTAGCAAAGCGTATTGAAAATCTATTCAATAAACGCTGTAAAGAGTTTAAAGAAAAATATAAGTTGAATTTTGGGGTATACTATAGCCCTAAACATAAATTAAGTGGGGCACATACAAGTAATTGTATGATTAAAAACTGTGTTAAACGGGCGTAGTGTAATAAACTGGTAAGAAAGGCTAAACCTATTAATAAGGCAAGCTAACCCCGTAGGATGAATTAAAATTATAATTATGGTTATATATTATAGACGTAAGGAGTTATATAATATATGGCTAGACGAAAATTTACAAATAAACTCATTGACAAAAATACTATTTCTGAGAAAATTAAATTGATCAAAGGCAGTACAACGGATTATATATCTGAATCTGGAAAGGTTTATAAAGATTATGGTGATGGAAAAATGCTTCCTAAGCATATTAAACCTAATGTAAATAACGGATATGTTTATGTAGGTATTACTATAGGTAATAAAAATATCAGTAAACGTGTACATAGATTAGTTGCTGAAGCATTTATACCTAATGATGATCCTAAAAACAAAACTGTTGTAATGCATAAAGATAATAATAAAACTAATAACAATGTTGAAAATTTAAAATGGGGAACTATTTCAGAGAACACAAAACAGGCGTTTAATGACGGTTTAGCAGTGAATGATAAATCTTGGGATGATTCACAATCTATACCTGTTAAAACCATTGATAAAAATGGCAAAACTATTGACGCTTTTGGTTCAATGAGAGAAGCTTCTAGAATTACAGGTGAAAAACTTGCTATAATACGTTATCATTGTAATGCTGAGGTAGATCCTAAAAAATTAAGAAAATGTAAATATTGTTTTAGATATATAACAGAAAAAGATCATATATGTCAATGTAAAAAGAAATGATTTTAATTCGTTCTCTAACGACTATCGAAAGCATAGCTAAGAAGAAATATCTTAGTGAAGAAGCGAGTAGAGTAGAATCAAGTGATTCGAAATGCACAGCTCCCACGATTTGGTAAAAAGAATCGTGGGATGATGATATAGTCTAATCCCCTAATAAATATCGGGAAACCGAGGGTATAAAATACGAATAATGGCTGAAAGTTTATGTTTTACTGCTATGACAGCATTTAAAGATAAATATGGTGAAATTCTAGGCATAACAACTCATACTGATGGAAGTGAAAAACTTTATTTCACTAATAGTATGCATGTTCCTGTAGAAGTTAAGTTATCTGTATTTGATAAGATCGATATTGAATCGCAACTTACAGGATATTCTAATGCCGGTTGTATAACTTATGTAAGATACGGTAATACTGCTAAGAACAATCCTCGTGCTATTGAACAAGCTGTAGTTCATGCTATGGAAAAAGATGTTCCATACTTTGCTGCAGATATTGATTCTGATATGTGTATGGATTGTGGTTATATTGGATCTATTCCTGTAAATCATACTTGTCCTAAATGTGGTTCTGACCGAATTTCAAGAACAGAACGTGTAACTGGATATTTGAATCCTAACTGGATAACTTCTCCTGTGTCATCAGGTGGATTTAATTTAGGAAAACAAAATGAAAATCTTCATCGTGAAGATAACACAGATCTTTTCTGTGCTTATGAGGAATAATGCTTATGAGATATGCTGCTATTTTAGGAAATGACTGTTTGAATGCAACAAACGGTTTTGCTGTAAGTCTTTGGACACAAGGTTGCCATTTTCATTGTAAAGGATGTCATAATAAGCATGTTTGGGATTTTAACGGTGGTAAAGAAGAACCGATAGAAGACGTTACTCATAAGATAAAAACTTTGCTTGTTGCTAATGACGTTCAACGTGATTTCAGTGTATTAGGTGGAGAACCATTGTGTAAAGAAAATTTACATGATGTTGCTACCATTATAAAAGATATAAAAGAGGAATTTCCAGATATAACTATTCACATTTGGACAGGATACACTATTGAAGAATTACTTGTTAGAGAGCCTGATGAAAGCGATTTAACAGATATATTTAGATACACTGATATCATTATTGATGGAAGATTTGATGAAACTAAAAAAGAATTAGATTTACCTTTTAGAGGTTCAACTAACCAAAGAATTTTAAGGAGGGGATATGATTTCTAAAAAGGTATTATTAATTTATCTATTTAGTTTTATATTGTCAGTATCAATCTATTGTCAAAGTTATACAAACAGAGGCACGGATTTTTTATATACACCTGATCCTATTTTAAAATTAACTGGTGAAAAATCTTCAGTTATCAAGGAAAAAATTAAATATAAAAATGAGGATATTGAAATATACGTAACGTGGTATTCTCAATATAATCAAGGTATATTCACTATAAACATCCCGGAAGATATAGATACGAAATATGAAGAAGGACTAGTTGAAAATATTTTTTATGAAGTTATAGAAACTTGGATAAAAGATATTAATCATCGATATTTTTCATATACTATCACTAAAAGGAGTGTGTTTTTTAGTAGAAAAACATCTGATAATTGTGAGTGTGTTTCTACTGAAATAAAGGTGAATTTTTTAAAATAAACAAAATATAGATTATATATTTTATTTCTGTCTAAGTAGAGTAAACTAATTCGGATTCAACTGATTCTATATTCCCTCCCACCCATAGAATTTGTTTGAAGTGTCCTTTCTCCAGTTTTACTATACTTAGGCAATTTTTGATGTAGTAGTTTAAATAGTAAAACGAAAGACATTTTTAATTAATATAGTTTTCCATAACTCGTCCATGTTGAATGTGTCTTTTATACAGGTTCAAGTCCTGTCTACATTAATACAGAAAATGGTGTTTTCTGTAAATCAAATCCTTTAAGCATTGAGAACCACCGAAAGGTGGTTCTCTTTTTTATTTAAATTCGATTATAATCCTGTGAATAGGGTAGGGTGGTATTTTTTTATTTGTTTTTAAACTTAATAATACATAGGTAATTAATATGGAAAAATTTAAGAATTATAGAATAAGAAAACCTAAACCTTCAGAAAAAGATATTGATGATGAGGAAAAAGGTGTTCCTGATAAAGATGGTTTAATTCATGTTGATGAAATACCTGATCCTCAATTTGATATGAAATATTATGAGTACGATGAAAAGATTGTAAAAAAGATAGAAATGAAAGTTAGAAATTCATTTGAATACAAAGGATTATTTCAATTTATAAAGATTTATCTTAATGTCGATCATTGTTCATACTATGAAGGATACTCTATGCAAAACGGATTGACAATTGAATTACATCATTCGCCGTTTACATTATATGATATAACTGAAGCTGTTCTTGCTAAGTCTATTCATGATAAAGGATATTATGAAACTTATAGAATAGTTGAAGAAGTAAATATGCTACACTATAGTTATAAAATAGGTTTAACTCCTTTGAATCCTACTTTACATAAGTTAGTTCATTCTGGCGTTGTTCCTATTCATCCAGCTATAGTATTAGGAAATTGGTGGGAATTTTATACTGAGTATCAAGCTTTTTTAAATCCTTCAGCTGTTAAGAAATATGAAGATTTCTTATCTCTAAAAGATAAGAAAAACCCTAGTATACCTCAGATTTTAAACTTCTCTCCTACTAAGATAGTTAGTCCTATTAAAATACCATCATTCAATGAAATACAAAAATTATTAGTAGATTCAAAGCTTAAGAAACTTGAAAATTTCATTGCATAAGACGAAGGAGTTTTTATGTCAATAATTAATATTATCTTTTATATTGCAATATTAATATTGCTATCATTTATTTTATATTTTATCATTAAGCGAAAACCAATTGTTAAATATGATGTTTCTGAAGTAGATGTTAATTTAACAGATCTTAATAAATTTATAAAACGAGAAACATTATTCCAAATAATCATGTGGTTCACTAGCAAATCCAATGTTAAAAATATGTCATCTTTTGAACACGCGTCAGTTATTGTATCTGATCTTAAAAACACAGATGAAATAAAAAAGAAAGTATCGGTTATAACTAGTTTAATTGTCGGTAATTTATCTCCGCTTCTTATAGAGCAATTTAAACGAGTATATAATATAAACGCTTATAGTAGTCCTGTTGATGCTTTATCTATATATGTGAGTAGGATGGTTCTTTTTTATTTTAGAAAGATCAATACTGATATAACTATGCTAATAGAAACTGATTCTAATAGATCAGTAGATAGTATTATTAAGATGTATACTTTATCTATAGAAAATGAAATCTATAAAGACAATAATATAGAGACAATAACAAAAGATAATGTTGAAAATGAAGGAGTGAATGAATGATTAATTTAGTTGGTGGAAGCATGTTATTGAACCAAATGTCGATGCTTTCAGGTGGTTCGAAAGATGATTTATACGATATTGTTCCAGCAATACCTACGAAGTATACTATTTACAACGTGTATTCTGGGCAGATGGAAATGGGTATTCACGGATACCCAGTATTGAATGGCGGATTGTATCCTAGAATTGGTAATATCATTGGAGAATCTGCCACAGGTAAAACTACTTTATTAGTAGGTTTATGTACTAGTGCCGTAGATTGGATTAGAAATAGATTCGGCAATGGCTATAGTGAATTATTTTATTTTGATGTTGAAAAGAACCTTAATAAGAATCGTTTTTGTGACGTTTCTGGTTGGACATTAGCCGATTATCAGACAAAATGTAATTATTCATCTGATGATATATCATTACTTGATTTAGCGAATTTTATTATGAAAATCGTTGATATCAAGACAAAATATAAGAATGATTATTTATTGCCTTCTGGTTTACGTGATATAGATGGTCGTGAGGTGAAATTTCTTGCACCTACATATATCTGCGTTGATTCTGTAGCAGCAGTAAATCCTAATGGTGTAGAAGATCTTTTGGCACATGATAAATCTGGTGAAGCTAAGGAAATTGAAAAATTAGCATCCAATACTGATGGTATGACTGATGCTAAAGCTTGGACAGTATTTGTTCGAAAAATCAAACCATATCTTGATAAAGCCAATATCGGTTTATATTGTATAAATCATAAAACTAAAGAAACTAAGATGGATATGTTCCAGAAAGAAAAACGATATCTTCCATTCTTGGCTATGGGTGAAAAACTTAAAGGTGGTTCTGAATTTATTTATCAGTCTTATAATATTTTTGATTTACAGTCTGGTGAAAAATTTGATGAAAAGAATCCTGTATATGGTCCAAATATTAATGGATTCTCAACAAGAACACGATTTGTCAAGAGTAAGACAAATATGGAAGGTGTTCAATTTCCTATGGTATTTGATCTTAATAGGGGTTATTTACCTGAACTTTCTGATTTTGAATATCTTTATCAGAAGAAATTTGGAATCGATGGAAGCATTAAGATGACGTTAGATGTATTACCCGAAGTTCAATTTACAAGACGTACATTATTGGATGCTATCGATGAATACCCTCAATTAGCTAGAGCTATTCAGTTTACAGCAAAATTCCACGCATCAAATGATATGATTTATCGTTGTGCGCCAGGTGGATTAAAAGATTTTGGCCAGAATGTTCCTCTTGAACAGAGATTAGCTATTCTTTATAATTTCACTACCCCATATAATCGAATTATATTCGATGACCCATATAAGAATTTTGCAGAATTAGCTGCGGCTAATAAACACTATTTTATATTCGGAACAAATAATGTTGATCATAGTAATGATCTCGTTAAAAATGCGAATATTGATCAAGCAAGTAAAGGATACACTTTCACATCTACAGTTGGTGTTACACCATACGATGTTGATAAAGGACTTGCTGAAACTGATGGTCATTATGTTACTCCGATAGCAACTGTTCAAAACACTGCAGCTTAAATTTATATAAAAGAACCGAGAAGTCTCGGTTCTTTTATTTTTATTAGAAAAGATTTAAACTAGATATTATATTATTGGTAATATTGAAATGGATGTCGGTATTATTTTGGTGGTGGGCAGTATCTAAAACGGATGTTAGATACTGTATTTTGGGGGAATAAATGAAGATAAGTATTTTAGAAACGTTAGTAATAATGCTTATTACATTTATCGTATGTTATGTAATAGCATGGATACAGAAGAAATATTACGACAAAACGTTTTATAAAAAGTTGCATGATTCTTATGAAAATAAGAAAAAGCAACAATCTGAATCTTGATTAAAAAAAGAAGAGACAAAAGTCTCTTCTTTTTTTGTTAAATTTAATATTTCTATTAACGATATTATGATGTAAATTATTAATTATATTTTTATTAATATATTTATCTTATAATGGAGGATATATTGTTTGTAAAAAAGAAAAAGCAACAAAAAAATAAAGAACACCAGATAAATGACAAGATGCGTTCTAAATTACGATATAGTTTTTATGCCATAATGTTCATTTTTACAATCGTGAGTATAGCATGTTTTAAACCGTTATGGTTGATGATAGTTATACTGATATTGACAATATTTATAATTAGATTAAATCTTTTTGAATAAGGAATTATAATAAGTGATTTGGAGGAAATATGACAACCGAAAAAGACTTGGAATATGCTAATGCTAAATTTCCTAAAGGAGAAGAATACAAGATTCAACTTGCTGGAAATCTTACATTAGCGGAATTTGTATCAGGAAACCGAAGTCAAATGTGGTCAACGCAGATCGAACAACATGTTCCGTTGATTTCACCTGAAGTTCAAAATATGGCAACGAGTTTTGAAAAAGCTTATGGTAAATACTGTGATAGCTATGCTGTAGCACCAGCAGATTTTAAAGTGATTGCAGTTATACCGAAATTCTTAAACATATCAAGATTTAATTATATCTATGTAGTTCAAAATATGTTGACTAAAGTATTTGACGTTATCGAAGTTAAACATTATGCATGTTTGTCTGAAGACAGAGGATATTTGCGTCCATATACTAAAGGAGACAGTTTTAAAGCTGGTGATGTTATTAAGAAAGGAACAACGATTTATCGTTCTAATTCACACGATGAATATGGTAATTATAGATATGGTGTAAATCCTAAATGTGTTTACATTTCATTACCAGAGGTTGAGGAAGACGGTATTGCTATTAGAGCTGGGTATAGAGAAAAATTTTCATTTTATGATATGAAAGAAACTCCAATAGCACTAAACAGAAATCAAGTTCTTCTTAATCTTTATGGTGATAATGAATATAAAGTTATTCCTGATATCGGTGAAGAAGTAAAAGACGGAATTCTGTGCGTTAAACGAAGTATAAACTATGCAAATATTGCAGCAGAATGTACAGACAATATGCTCAAGACAATTCTTAGTACTGATGAGGTTGTTAAAGGTGGTGGAATTGTTGGTGATATAGATATATGGATTAATGATGTTGAAGAATTTGAAAATTCTGGAAATAAGAGTCAAATTTACAAATATTATTGTGCATGTAGAGATTACTATACTAAAGTAATAAATGTACTTGGACCGATAGTTAATTCAAGAGAAAATGTTCAATATACTCATAAACTCAGATGGCATTATGAAAATGCTAGAGATTATATTGATAATAAAGCTATATATATGAACAACAATAATAGCATAGAATTTGCTTATATTAAGATATTTACATATGAGAAAAAATATGCAACAGATGGATATAAAGTAACTGATAGATTTGGTTCTAAAGGTGTTATTACTTATGTCTGTCCAGACGAATATATGCCTCGTGATGAATACGGTAATGTAGCAGATTTGATATTGTCTCCTCCTGGAACAATTGCTCGTGCAAATCCTGGTCAGGAATATGAAGAAGAATATAACTTTATTGCAAATGAAGTTGGTAAGAAAATAACTGCTCTTCCAAATTTAGCAGATAAAGAAAGGCTTCTTGTTGATTTCATAACTACTGTAAATGGTAATGAAGGAATTGTTCTTAAAGATTTCTTAAATAAAGCGTCCCTTGAAGAAAAGATCGAATGTTTTAATGATATTGCCGAATATGGTATGAATCTTGTAAAGGAACCTTTTGATGGTACAATTTCTCCAGAAAATTTGGAAATGCTGTATAAAAAATATAAAGTAGCTCCTACACATGTATTAATTTGTAGAGAGTTCAAAGATACGATGACTGCTCTTCCACTAGTTAATGTGCTTAAAGCTAAAGTAAGTGCAGATGGAAAATTTGTTGATACCGGTGATTATATCGATATCAACAAACGTCAAATTGTTACAGATGAAAATAAGGGTATTACTCCATTCGATGTGAAGAAAGGAGATAAATACATCAATTTTAATAACAGGAAAGCTATAGTTCCGGATTTTGTTGGCGGTTTTGATTCGGTAGATTTATTTAATTATAGAACAGAAGATCATTTAAATGATATTGACGTTATTAAGAATAATGAGCCAGGTACATGTATTAAGGCATGGATTAATGAAAAAGGAAGATTGGTGAGACAATATAAAAGTATAGATAAATTAGTAATCGGTAAAAAATATTATATATTGTTGAAACAAATGCCTGATGAAAAATTTTCAGCAAGAAGTGTCGGAAGTACTAGCCAAGTAGGTATTCCAAATAAAACAGGTAAGCAAACAAAGTTAACTAGTCCATATGCTAAGAACGCTATTCGTTTATGTGAAATGGATAATGATGTTAACTTCTGTCGAATTGATCCTGAGATTGAAAACAGATTTATGGCAACACATTCAGTTAATCCTGAATTGTGTGAGGCTTTAGGTGAAATGTTATTGACTGAAGATCCTTTTAAAGCTCATGATTTACCTATCAAAAACGAGGATATTAAAGATAATGTCCCAGCATTGTTGGTTCACTCCGCTTTATATTCTATTGGTAGAGAGGTTGGTGATATTTACGAGGACGAAATATCATAAATTAAAGGTTTAATTGAAACCTCCCTAAAATATTTTAGGGAGGTTTATTTTTTGGTATTATTATGAATAGTAAAAATAAAAAAGATGGTATCTGTTTGATATCGTCACCTACTAAAAAAGATAAACGTGATGGATATAAAGATTGTCTTAGTAAGAGAATAAAAACCGTTCAGGTTATTAAACTTTATTCTGATGATATAACTAAAGATGATGAACGGCAGATGTGTTCTATTCTTAGAGAAATAGATCCAGAAAAATTTTCAACAATACAATATAGACCAGATTATGAACAAATATTGAAAATTGAAAAAGAATTAGTTGACGGCAATATGCCTGAAAATATGGAGTTATTGTTTTTATCAAAGACACAGTTATTAAAATCAATAGATAATAATAAACTTGATTTGATTATACCTGTAGAAGTATATGTTTGTGGAACAAATCCTAATTCGACATTTTATAAATTAAATTATGATGACGAGTATATGAGAAAACAGGTGTTACATAATATAGTATCTTTCGTTGTGGTTAAATATTTAGCCACAATATCGGAAAATGATTATATTGTAGTTTATAGATTAATGGCTGATGGATTGATTGAATCTATGTGTTATGAGGATAATGAAGGAAATAAAGTTCCGTTCCTTATACCTATAAAATGTAATAAAATTATCGATTTTATTGATAATGAAGATCGTGATAAAATGGAGAAATTATATGGAAAATTATATACCTGTTAGTAATTTAACTGAAAAAATTCTTAGTAGACGTAGAGATGATTTCAGAGTTGAAATGATGTATGATATCATGTTTGATGATAATATTGGAGGTATGCATCCTGAAAGAACAGTCACATTGATGTCGGATAATGAAAATGAAAAACCTACACAGATAACACTAGAAAAAGCTAAATTCCTCGATACTTATCAATACAATAAAACTAATCTCGACGATATGAAAAGAACCATTGAAGAGAATATAGGAAATATATTAACTCTTAAAAGAAATGGTGCTGGGTTAAATGGTATGCCACCAATTAAAGACGTGTGGTTATTCGTGTTTGCTATGGATGAAAATGCTAAAATCATACCTAATACGTATCTTAATCCTAATAGTCAAGATATCGGTGATATATTACGCACAGATAAACCTATAATCATGTGCGGTTTTGTTCTTTCACATCCTACAACATTTAATGGAGAAAAATTACCTGAAGGATATCCTGAAAACGTTAATGAATGGATATTCATTTCGCCAGTTATGGAAGATCATATGGATGAATATAATAAAATAACTGAAGAAATCGAATGTGAAAAACTTAAGCATATGTTTATGTTAGATTTTAAAGAAATTAAATAATTAATAATTTGAAGACACCTTACGGTGTCTTCAATGTTTTAGTTAGTTTTTTGTTAAAAGAACGACATTTTAATAAATAGAGGTATTTTTATGACTATAAATAAAGATGATACTGCTTCACATACAACAGATATTTCAGAAATGATGTTGGATTTTATATCAAAAGAGGGTTCAAACAGTTATCCCACAGTAACAGTTTTATTGAATCGTCTTTTAGTATCTATAGATGATTTCGAATGGAGAAAAAATAGTGAGATATCAGATGCTTTACCGGATTTAAAGATTCATGACGATATTCATTGGTATAAGCTTAAAGATATGTATAGTAATGTAAAAAATGCTATTATTAATAATAGCATTCTGAGTAATTCAACTATTTTTATTGATGAAAATTCGTTTACATTAAAAAACATATCTAATATTTTTAAAACTGATAATGCGAATTATATATTAGATGAAAATAAACGTTTAAATAAAGTGGATGATACGTTTAATAATATAATTAAAACATATAAAAACACGTCCTCTTCAGATAGTTATGATATCGTTAATGTTAAAGATATGTTCTCGTATGAAACGTTCGATTTTGTTTTATGTGATCATAAGATATATCGATTATCTAATGATGGTAGTGTTAAATTGGTTTATGATTATCCTACACATATATTGAATGCTTTTGCGTTAGTGAGTAATGAAATAATTGTAGCAAGTAATCATGATGGTGGTTTAATATTCAATAACATAACTACTACATTTAAATTAAGAAAATCAGTTAAATATAAGACGGGAGTGATAACTCAACAACCAACTACTGATCCAAATAATTCCGGTGATAATTCTAATGATAATCCTACGTCTTCCAATCCTGGCGCCGGTGCTTCTACGTCAGTTACTATAACTAATAAATTACCGATAAATAATAATTGTACTTTTGTTTATCCTAAAGGTGAAAACGAATTTTATCTAGGAGATTCGACTACATCAGGTTCATTTGCGTTAGATGATAATTTCGATGTTGTTACTGAAGATAGACCTATAGGTATTTTACCTGTAGATTCGAATCGTCATTATAATAATAAAAATTTTGTCCAACTTCAAACGGAAGTGGAATTCGATAAAATTAAATATAACGTAACTAATGTAACATATGCTGCTTATACTGAAAATTTAATATATTTTATAACTTCAGATAATTATTTGAATGTATTTATTAAAGGCAACGCAGATAGTCTTATTAAATTTAATAAATCTAATGGAATAAAACATAATCCTAAATATATATTTATTAGAAATGACGATGTTTATCTATATACTGAAGATGGATGGTTAAGAAGCATTAATTCTTCTGATAACATTGAACCGACTTTTGCGTTTTTATTGTTCGATTTTAACTGGGAAAGAGATAATGATAAGAATAAAATAAATGTACAATATTCACGTATGTCAATAAATACATTACTTTCTTTTGTAACGGATAAAACTAAATATGATAAATATTTAGGAAAGATTAACAAATCGAATACTACGTTTATGGTAGCTTTTTCTAGAAATAAAACGTCTGGAAAAACAGTATTTAATTTATTTGGAACGGATGATAGACGTAAAAAGGCTGAAGAATTAAAGATATGCTGTAACGCATTTGATATAGGAGAATAATCTTATGTCCGATATCAATAAGACTGAAATGGTAAATATGAGTTCGGTAACTAAAGATAATGGTAATATAATTGTTGGTGTTACTGGTAAAGAAAAATTCATTCATTTACCATTTAATAAAAAAGATAAATACTTTATGAATCCTTTAGATTTCGTGAAATTCGTGAAAGCAACAGAAGCTACCATTAGACATTCGGATGAATATGCTAGATACATAGCATATTTGAAAAATGATGTAGGTTTAAAACGGTGTGCTATGTATTCAAACATAGATTCTGATTTAGCATCTATAGAAATGCATCATTTTATTTTTACATTATATGACCACGTAGAGATACAGATTTCACATTTATTCCATCAAGGAGATAGAATAAACTCATCGAATGTGACACACAATGTGTTAAAAGACCATTTTGATAATATTATTCTTATAGTTCCTTTATGTGAAATGGCACATAAAGCATATCATGCACATCTTTTATCTAAAAAGAACGGTCAGGGTGACGGTAAAGATAAAGATTTTTTCATAGATATAAATAGTGCGTGGGGGGATTTAGGAAAATATATTGAAAAATATAAAGATGACTTGACATCTTCTCATTTTATGAAACTTAAAGAATATTTCGACCAATACAATAAATATTCTAGTTCACCAATTAGACCTTCTATATTTAATGAATCTATAACTCGGTGGTCGGATACTTTCAATTTCAATAAAGCTAAAGAGGCAACACATGATGACAATTGAGTCTATTCTCATAGCTAAAAACAGAGATCAATTCAATAATATAATTGGTTTTATGAGGAGTTTAATCTTTAAAAATGAAACCGAAGCTAATGAAGTTGAAACTGTTGATACTTTAGAGAATTTTAATAGATATGAATATGCTTATATTCAAAAAGATTCTTCTTTGTCTTATAATTTTTCAAAACAACAATTAATAGATTTCGGTTTTACAGAACAGCAATCTAAAAAATATTTTGAAGATCCTAGATTATTTCAAACTGAATATATGAATGGAAATGTTTTATGTAAATTATTTCTAAATAAATTACGTAAACAAAGAGTTGATGAATATATTGAAAACAATCCGTATTATAGACAATTTTGCGGTTTACCATATGACGAATCGCAATATATTTCAGTATTAAATAATGATAGAAAAGATGAAAATGAACCTGAAACAATATATTTACATGAAATAAATGCTAACAAATATCCAAATACTTATTCTAGATTATTTTACGAAAGAGAAATTGAAAAAATTTATAAAGAAAATAATTACATGTATCTTATTTTTTTAGAAAAACCTATGAATCCCTATGATATACGTAATAGAAATCATTTTGATATTTGTTATTACGATACGACTTTGTTATCACCATCAGAACTACAATATTGGTTTGAATGTTATGAAAAAGCTAGAAATGAAATAATGTTAAACGATTATATCGAATCATATAATACAACATATAAAGCATATGATAATATCATGTTAGTGTGTATCTTATCGTATGCATTCAATTTGTATTGTAGTAAAATGCTTGAAAAATTTGCAGTTAGAGATTATACTGACTCTGAAATAATGGATATTATAGAATCTAATGATCTTAATGAACTCAAGTCGTTAAATATGCCATTATTGCGACGTATAGTTCAACGACTTCCAGATTTAAAAGCATATACCGGAACAGATAGAGTTGTTGATATTATATTTGATATTGTAGCAGATGCGTCTATAAGTGTAAAGCGATATTATATTAAAAAGAAATATAATATAGATGCTCGAGGTAATACAACTATTGATAAGAACCGTTTATACGATAAAAGTGTTGATTTAGTTTTTCAAGAAAAAACTATTAAACGCGGAGCAGATTCTACAGAAGCGTTAGATCAAGAATACTCTTATGATTCCGTAGTTATGTCTGATGATACGTGGGGAGCAACGCAAAAAATAGCATCATCATCGGAGAAATTGGCTATAAAAGAAAAGATGAAAAAAGAGATACTTAAATCTAATTTTTCATCAATAATGACAAAATATATTAGTGTAAGTAAGATTATTGATATCAACGTGAAGATGATAGATTTATCAAACAAACTCGGTTTATTGTATCAATATTGTAATGAAAAAGGTAATAAGATTGCTAATGATAGTATTGTTTTTGAGGGAATAGAAACAACTGCTCTTTCAATTTTTGCTGCGTGGTGTATAGTCTATGGTAGTATTAATGGTTTAAGTGACCCCGATAAAATTCCTTTAGATAAGACAATTATAGAAGGAGTTATGAAATTAAGAACTTCAGATAAATTGAATCTAGAGATTTTGAAAGTTAAAAATCTCTCTATAGATTTAGGTAAGGGTTATTTTTCTGAAGTAGAAACGTTGACTAATAATACTGATAACGACATTCATTTATCAGATTTATTATCTGATGATTTGCCTAATATACAACGCATTAAATCTAAACATCCAATTTTTTCACATTTTTCTTTACAAAAAGGAAAAAATGATCCTATAAATTATAAACTTAATTCTATTTCATCATATGGTAAAAATACTGATAATGAAACTTTCGCATATGATTCTAGAATAAATCTTAAGCACATTAAACAACTTACCAAGATTGATATTTCAGGAAACACAAAAACGTATAATGAAATAACTGAATATGGGTTAACTGAAAATAAGACTTATATTGAAGTATTGCATGTAGATGATGGTTTTGACGAAAATAATATATCTAGTACACATTCCTATTTAGAAGATCAATATGTGCCTAATCCAGATTATAGAAAAGTTTTCAAATATGACACTGGTATTGAACATATTATTTCTATAAGTGGAACACGAAATATATTATTAGAAGATATAAAACCAGTATATATTTATAACAGTGAAGATCTGTTTGATGGATTGATTGCATATGATGGAAATAATTTATCTGGCTATATAGAACGAGTTATACATGAAGATAGTAAAGGAAAAAGACTTGTAGAAACTAAAAAATACGGATATAATCTTACTTCCGCACTTCCTGTACTTATTGAAAATTTTTCTAATATGGATGAAGGATTTAATATATCAGATCCTCTAGTCGTTAGAACCGAGGAAACCGAAAATATAAATAATCCAGAATTCTTAAAAATATACATGTATAATAATGGAACGTGGGACGAAGCTAAAACTGCTTGGGTTGAAACCGATTTAAAAGTTGATTCTTCAAGAGAAATAATTTTACCTGCTAATTCTACATATGTGTTATATTCGATTTTTAAATACGCTAATACTGTGGGTGATTATTTAACTGATAAAGAAATTGAAGACAATTTAGTTGTATTTAAACCGTTATCCACTTTAACAATAGATGAATTGTATGCTGAATATGATAAGAACTACGAAATTATTGAAGCTATAAAAAATAAAATTATTAAGGCTTATGATTTTTCAGAATATCAATTATGGGATACTGTATATAAAGCAAATCTTACTCACAGTACTATGTATGAGTTATTTAAAGGTAGTCAAAATTATAGCGAATATATTTTATCAGTTTCACAAGATTTATATGATTATTTGGATTCTAAAATTTCAGCAGCAACTACTCCGATTGAATTAGTTGGATTAGAAAAAATGCTATATACTGCTTATTCAAATTATATTAAGAATATCTCAAACGATTATGCAAACATTTATACTAATGAAACTGATATCGCTGGTGGAGAAGATTTAACACAGATAGCGTTGTTATTCAAACAATTCGTTTCATTGTATACACAGTTGTATAAATCGTCTTATAATATTTCTTATGATGATGCAGGTGAAAATTCTTTAATATTACTATATAGTATAGTTAGATCATCGTTTATTAGTAAAGGATATGATATACTTGAATTATCGTATAGTACAATTAAAGATGTAACATATGCTAAAGGATACGATTATCTTATATTGGAAGAATTTATTATTGATAAAATCAAAACTAAAATCTATGAATATCTTAGTTTAGATATAGGTGTGTATAACGATGAAGGTGAATTTATACCTGATATGCCTTTTAAACAACTGTATAAAGATATTGATAGAGAGTATTTAGATTTAGAATATAAAAAACATAAAGATGATATAAAATTTTCATATAATGATAGTATCTCATTAATTATAGAACAGCTAGGAGCTAAAACAAAATGAATATTTTAAACGGAAAAAATCATAATATTTCCCGAGAATCTTGGGAAGAATTCTTAGATGTAGTAGATAACGGCGGTCCAGGTATATATACTTTCATGCAAATCCATGATAAGAAAACTGGAAAATTATTATTCTCTACACACAATACAACTGTTCTTAGTGGTAGAATCGCTCTTATTGAAGAGATGTTCGGTCTTTCAAGAAATAAAGAACAACATCTTCTTCTTAATAATATGCTTGGTATTAACCATTCTGAGACAGATAATGTTTTGAACTCATCAACAATTAAACGTGAATGTAACTATTTTATGGTAGGAAATGGAGCTGCTAGTACAGAAGTTCCTGGTAAATATTTTAGTCCTAAAAATTATGAGACTAAATTGTATAAACCGATTCCTTTTAGAATGGTTCCATTATCTAATGATTTAAGTATATCAGAACAAGAACAATATCGTTTTAGAAAAATAGTAAATATTAATGGAACAGATTACGTATGTTATTATGCTAAGAAGTTTACACCTAGTTCAGTGTTCCTTGAATATAATGCTGGATCATATAAACCTATAGAATCACATACTACTCCTGTAGATGAAAATGATTCTACACACCCATTACGCGGTGGTTCCGTTTTGGTATATACTACATTCTCACTTCCTATCGAAGAAGAAGAATTGAAAGAATACTTTAGAATCACAAGCAATATTACGGATTGTGGAACTAGTGAAACTGGTCTTATTTATGCAGCAGATCTTCCTAATGCAAATGATAATAATCGTTCAGAATTAGCAGCTGCTGAATTGTTCACAAAAATGTGTTCAAATAAGATAGATCTTTCATCTGATGGTTCATCACGTATTGTAACTTATAAGGTTTATGCTAAATAAATAAATTAGAACCAGGTTTTAGCCTGGTTCTAATTTTATAATAGATTTTTATTAATATATTATATGAATAGAGAGGAGATTAAATATGGATATAGTTAAAATTCCTAATTTCGGTATAAACAAATTTTCATATTCTTTACGTTTTTATTATTGTGGAGATTTATATCAGAAATTATTTGGATTAATTAATCTGAAGGACGTTAATGAATTAGGTGTTCTTGTAAATGGTGATAAAACATTTTCAGATAAAAACAGATTAGTTATACCTAATGAATATATTGATAAACTAACTATAGATTTTTCTAAAGACAGAGTACTGGGTACGGATGATGAATTTAGATCGGCATTTCGTAAACGATTCGGATTTAGATTGATAGATGTTATTAGACCTTTAGTTTATAGAGCTGTAAATAACATACATATCAAATATCAATATGCCAAGAGTGAAAATGGTATTAAATATTTTTCACCAAGTGATTGTGAATACCATATTGAATGTAATAAGATTAAATTTGAAAGAGCGGATTGCTTTCTATATCTTTCAATTATAGAACCTAATGATTGGAAAGATGGAGATATAGCAGTCAATTATAATAAGATGGAATATTTTGATTCTGATATATACAAAGAAAAAATGTTCATAGATAATACGATACTTAAAAAATTAGATGAAATAGGAGAAGATTCTTTTCAACCGTTATTGTTTTAAATAAAAAAGAACGAGATTAATCTCGTTCTTTTTTTAATGAATTCGCATAGAATTTTATATATTGTATATTTGTAAGGAGATTTAAATGACTAATGAAGAAGTTTTTAATATAGAGAGTAAATTAAACAATTTGATCAATATCATTAAGAAACTAGAATCTGCTAAAGAAATTAAAGGCGGTTGTGAAGAGTATGTAATACCTATAGAAAGCGTCAAATTTGATCTAGCAAATACAGTTTCAAAACATCCAGTTTATGAATGCTTTTTGAAACACATTAAAGGCGTTGATTCGATAACTGCTGGATATATTTTAGGAAGCATTAATTTTTCCAAAGTCGAAAGTATATGGCAGATATTTTCATATTGTGGAATTATAAATACGAATCGGAAACACAATGTGTTTCTGTATAAGAAATTGTTGAACGCTTCTAAATACATGATAAATAAATATAGTCCATATGCAATATACTATTATCAGAATCTTAAAATTTGTAATTTTAAGTCTAAAGATAAAAATAATTCTGAATTTATTTATAAATCTAAGATTTCAATGGTAAGTATGTTGTTATGTGATATATATGAAGTGTATAACAAGATTATTTTACAAAAAGAAATTAATTCGATTAATTATATGGATAAGACTAGATTGTTCGATTATCGAGATTATGTATTTGATTCATCTGAAGTCGATATATTTCAAACTTCAAAATGTCTGAAAAAGATTAAAAGAATTGAAAAACGGATGGATAAACGAATCCACAATATTGAATAAATTTACATCATATAGTTTTTATTTAAATGTGATGCTAATATTTATATTATAATAATGGAGGAATAGGATATGCATTTGACGAATAAAGATCATCTCGATCTTTTTAACGGGATCGACTTCAGAAACGTAATGTATGTTTATATGCCAGTATGTGACATAACGCTAGATCGTTTATCTAAATCTTTAGGATTGTCAAAACAGACAATCTGTGAATGGAAAACGAATCCAACAAAAATTACAAAATGTCAAGTAATCAGTCTTCTATTGTATATCATTCATATGAATGACAAATCGTCATCTAGAATTAAAGAAAACTACGACGCCTTATACAAGGCGCTGTATGAAGAAAATCATCCTGATAGAAAATTTACGTCTTTTAAGGATATTCTTAATGAGTTGATGTTATTTACAGAAGATGATTGATCTTAAAAAATGGACGGATTTACTCTCCGTCTATTTTTTATTTAAATGCTATTATTAGATTTATATTATATTATTAGAGAAAGGAGAAAATTATGATTATGGAAAACATTTTTACTATTATTTTAGCTTACCTCATTACAGGAGGTATGTTTGTGCTAATTACTTTGTTTAAGGTAATTAGATTCATCGTTAAGTCTGATGATAAGGACATCACAGCAGTTATAGCTGCTAAAAAAGATCTCTTCAGTCAGATAGGATGGAAGATATGTGCATGGATATATGCACCGATATCTTTCGCCTTCGTGCTATTGGCGTTTTTGATAGCGGCGATATCGTCGTTATTTCGTCGTCGGTAGTAATGACCTGAAAGCACGAAAGTGTGAGTAGGGTTATTTTTTTATAAAATCCGTTAAACTTTATCGTGTATATAACTTTTGTTTTGATTATATATTTGTTATAAAATAAAGAATAAAATAAGGAGAAAATATAATATGGCTAAAAAAGACACAGATTTTGACATTGAAGAAATGGTTGATGAATCTATGGGGGAAGAATTAACCGATACCGAAGAATCTGATGTAGAGGATGAGTTAGAATCTAAGAAAGAAAAGCATAAAAAGATAAAAGATGATGCCGATGATGATCTTCCTGATGGTGGAGATTTTGCTAAAGATTATTTGTTCTCTGAAGAACCTGATTGGAAAGGTTTTAAATACTTTACGCTCTTAGGTTCAAATGAACGAATATTAAATATTAAGTTCAGTAAACTTTTCGGTAAGGAAAGTGAAGATTATGAGAACTTCAGAGTATCATGTAATAAAAAGAAAGCATATGCTAAGATAATGCATTTGATTTCTCACACAGCAAACGTATTATTAAATCAGAATAAACAAGTTACTCAAAACTTTTTATATAGATATTATTGTTTAAAACGAGATTTAGATAATGATAATATAGAATCTTCAGAACAGTTTACTTGGGCTATTGTAAATCTTTTTGATACTGCTATAGTAAATGAAATTCGAAAGTTTGTAAATAGTCAGTATCATGAAACTGGTGATATTAAATATCAGCAAAATAAAGATAAATTCATTGACTCGATCACGTTTTTGGATTATCATATTAAGATTATTTATGTTGTTTCAAGAATGACTCATTTGATTATACCGTTGTGTATAGAATTCTTGTTTACGCATTTTGAAGCTGATGCTAAGACGTTGTTGTATAATACATTCACCTCTTTATTTACTATGGCTGAAGCACACGGACCTGGTATAGTACCGTTATCAAGCAATGATAGAGATACTGATATCTGTCAAAAGATATACGAATTTGTTGAATCTAAAGTATCCCCAACTATTAAAAGTGATGAACCTATGTGGGAACGTCAGTCGTATTTCAGTGCAAACCCAAAAACAACAATTGAAGTAATTATAAATAAATTTATTGTTGATATTATTCCTGAAATATCATTTAATGGTAATGCGATAAACATGTTCTCAACTGTTGCTCGTAAAACTGTATTGGATTATACTTTGAGAAAGAAAGATTCATTCAATATAAATCTTTTATCTGACGTAGATAATGCTTCGGATGATAACGATAATGCTGTTGTTTCTGAATCTGACACATTCGATTCGATGAATGCTAAACATGATGCGTTTGGTGTATTGATTAGACATACTTTTACAACAGATACTGTTGATAAGATAATTGAAAGAAGCGGTGTAACAGTTGAGCAATCTGATGTCGATTATTATATGAAAAACATCCATTTCCATAAGTTCCAACAATTTGCTATTTTCAGCAGTTGTATCTCTGCATTCAGAGGAACAGAAAATTTGTATGGTCTTAATAAAGAAAACTATATACGTTTGATGCTTGCTTTATGTAGAAGATTGGAATCAGTTGGATTACAAAATCTTTCATATTACATATCTGGTATAAAGAATAGACATTATATCAGTAAGAAGGAATCTAGGATAGCACACTCATTGTTGATCCAAGATCCATTATATCAATATATCGTTGAGAATAAATATAATGGTATTAAAAACATTATTGATACTAAAAATAACTTTATTAAATCAAGAATTGATTTCTTACAAAATAATGAGTTTAGATATAATCTACCAGATAGTGATTTAAACGATACTATAATTGTTAGAGACGACAATACTATTCGAACATCTGTATTGCGTTTCTTTAACGAATTTATATTGTAAATAAAGATAGTGCAGTTATTGAACTGCACTATTTTCTTTTTTATTTTTTCTTACACATCAATATGATATGAATTATAACAATGTAGACATTAAAACTTATATTAAAAGACAAGATATAATAAGTGCCACATATATATTAGTAGTTTGTGAATATTTGATAAATAAATTACAGAATACTAAAGAAAAACTGAGATTAAATGATGTAGCTTTTGAGGATGAATATTTCATTGAACGTATATATCAGAAATTATGGAAAAATGATGTATCTAGAAAAATGATAAGATATTATTTAGAAATATCTGATATTTGGTTAGGTGATAAAATAATGACGGATTTTATAAATAAAACTAACATAAGATTTTATAGAGATGAAATATTTAATTCTATTGTAAATAGGAGAACTGGTGTAGTTTCTAAAATAAAAAAGAAAGTTACGAGATTAGATTCAAGAGTAGATAATAAAGATGAAATTGATTATAATGATCTACAACCTATTATAGATTACATGAATTATCTACGAAAAAAATATTATAATAAAAATTGCATTGTTGAAAGCAGTCAAAATTATGATTTTGAAAAAATAAAATATGATTAGGAGAAAATTATGAAACAAAAAACTGTGAATGAATATAAATGTCCAATTTATACATTAGAATCGTACCTAGATGAACCTGAAAAAATACAATTAGATAGTAAAACAATGCAACGTTACAAACGTTATATGAAAAAAATTGTATCCAGAAAAACATCAGGATTAAAACCGACGCATTTTACAGGATTTAATTTTGAATACGATTTTACGCCTAAAGAAAAAAGAGTGGTTTTACTTAGTATGAATATAAATAATTATGGTTGTGATTTCATTATTCCTAAGGGTTATGTTAAAGGCGTGTATAATCATAGATTAAAGAGATGGGATATTATAAATAATTTAAAAAAGGGGGATAAATTTTTAGTTGATGAAACGTTGTATCGGATGTATCCCTCTTTCTTTAAGGCTAATGAAATTTATACATTAACAGATGATATTCAGATTATATATTATAAGTTCAACAACAAACAGGATTTGTTAAGATTGTCAAACCATATCCTGTTTCAACAAATTAAAATGATTTATAGGTATCAGAATGTCTCAAAAAAATATAAGAATAACTAAATTAGTTTTGAAAAATTATGCTCCATTCTATGAATCGATGGGGATTAAAAATTTTGAATTTGATAGAACTACTAGTAAAAATAAATTAGTATTAATACTTGGTTCAAATGGATCAGGTAAATCGTTTTTATTAACTGAATTATCGCCTGAACCGACTGAGCATATTATCGGTAGAACTTCTAATAGATATATTAAAGATGAAGAAGGACGAAAAACACTCACGTATACAATATCTGAAAATGGGAATGATATTTTAGAATATACTTGCGATATAATATTTTCTGCTGATAGGAGAAAAACGACGTGTTTTCTCACTAAAAAAGATTTAATAACTGGTGAAGAAGTTGAATTAAACTCTAATGGAAATGTGACTTCATATTTGGAAGCTTGTAAAATTCATTTAGGATATGATAAAAATTATAAGAGTATAGGTTATTTGTCAGAAGATATGAAGAATTTGGTATCGATGGGTTTCACAGAAAGACAGCAACTAATTTCAAATTGGTTACCTAATACATCAGAATTTTTACAGGCAAGTAAGATAGCTCAGAAAAAGAAAAATCAAACTCAAAAAGAAATTGAAAATCTTTTAAAAGATATAGCGAAAATATCCATTGGAAATATAGAAACTTCTTTAAAATCTGAAGAAGAAAATCTAATTATTAAGAATATTAAGCTTGATAAAATTAAAGACGGTCTTTCTAAAAGTAATTTAATGCTTTCAATGTTGAATAAGTATAATAAAGAATCATTGATTGCTAAAAAAAATAAATTTCTTGATGACGTTAAAAGATATAATGATTTGTGTTCTAAAAATGCTGATTTACTTAAGATGTATAATAAATATCTTAAGTCCGAAAATGGAAGCGAGCAATTATCTAGTGATATAGTTGACTTGGATATTAAAGAAGAAAAACTTATAATAAATGAACAGAATATAAACGATGAAATATTGAGATTAACCTCTACAATAGAGACCATGAATTCTTCAGTTTCTAAGACAAATACAAATAATCAATATGATGATTTGGTTTCAGTCAATTTGGCATTAGATAAAAATAAATCTGATTTAGATCTTATTGATCAAAACATAAATAATAAAATAAAAGATAATGAAGAATTGTCTAAATTTAATAAATTTTCTCCTGAATTAAAAACCGCTTCATCATCGACTATAAATGCATTGATGAATATTGCATTGATATCTACTAAAATTTCTAATATGTGTGGAGATTACGAATTCAAATCGATATTCGATTCAAAAGCAGGAGACGATATTGTTTCACAAATAGATAACATCAAAATCGTCAATAGTAATCTCGAACAACAAAATATCGAATATGAAAATCAAATACACAATATAGAAAGTAGTAGTATAAATTATGATTCTTTGAAATCATACGTTCCGTCAAAGTGTGGCGAAAGTACCTGTTCATTGATACGGGCATTAATAGAACGTTCTAGTAATTCTTCAACAAATAAAATTTCTGAAATAAGACAAAATATTGAAATAAATAAAAGTAAAATTATTGAAAATAATCGTCTTATTGAAGAGAAACAAAGAATTTGTCAGAATCTTCAAAATGCTCTATATGATATGACCCAAGTTACTGATACTTTAAAGACATTAGATGATAAAACTTATTATCTTCCAGATTCTTTACGAGAAGAAATAAATAGTCCAATACCATATAATGTATTGATGAAATGTAGTTTATTACTTGATGAAAGCAAGAAGTATGATGAATATGTTTCATTGCTTGAGAAGAAAGAATCTATAGAACAAACGATATCTAATCTTAATAATATTTCGCACGTTCTATCTCTTTCTGAAGAAAATAAACGGCTCTTACAAGAAAGTATAGATAGACGTAGGGAATTAACTGAAAAGTTAAAAAATATTAAAGACGAATTAACAACTATTTCTAATGAAAAAGAAACATTGTTGTCTTTGAAAGATAAAGTTGATTCTTTACGAGTAGATTTCAATAATCTTAATCTTGAAAAGAATAGATTGATTGATTTAAAGAAAGAAATATTAGAAGATAACGAATGTTTGTATAATAAAAATATCATTTCTTCTTGTGTTAGAAAACTTCGAGAATTAGAACGAAATCTAACATCTGATATATCCAGTATTACAGCTAAAATAGAATCTTATAAAACTCAAATGATATCTGTTGAAACTTTGAAGAGTAGAAAAACTGCGTTAGAAGTTAAAAAGGATTTATATGAGTTGGCATATAACATTTGGTCAACTGATGGTTATCCATCATTATTAATAAATGATTTTCTTGAAGAAGTTACAGAATGCACTAATAAAGATTTGGATAGTTCTTGGGGTGGTATTCTGAATATTAAGAAACCTGAACTGGAATCTTCAGCTTTAAAAATACCTGTAATACGAGGAAACTCTGAATTAGATGATGTGAGTGAATGTTCTAAAGCTGAAAAAGCAACATTAGATTTAGCTATATCTTTTGGAATATTAGAAGTATCGACTATGGATTCTAAATTCGGAATTATAACTAGAATTGACGAAAAAGATTCCGGTATGGATGTAGTCAGAAGACAGAATTTCTTAGATTTATTACAAGAACGTTTAAAAACTATAAATTGTATAAATGCTTTCTGTATAACACATTCTAACTGTTTTGAAAATATAGAAGCCGATGTTATTTTACTTAAGAATTACGAATCAGTTACTAGTGAAAATGCGTTAGATAATAAGAATATAATTTATAGATTTGATAAAAGTGTGTAAAAAGATAATATTATTTTTAGTTATATATCATTTTAATGAAGGGGATAAAATGATAATAGGTTTTTGTGTAGATAATACTGGATTAGGAAAACCGATAAATTATACTATATCTAAAAATAATAAAAATAGTAAACCTAAGATAATAAAATATTCTAAACCGTTATCAGATAATGCCGGATTTACACCTTTTGATATAATTGATATTGCATTATCTAAAGAAGATACTATTGAAAATGATGAACTTAAAGAAGATATTTGTAAAAAATAAATATTTAATTAACACATCAATGTGGAAACTGATATCATTCCACTAAAAAATTTACCTATATATAGGAGGCCAAAAATGGCTCAGAACAAAACTGTAACACGTCTCTGGGAGGACGTAGTAAACACAACTTGTGAAGCATCAGGAATGCCTAAGAAGCAGGTAACAGAAACTGCTGACGCTATTCACAAAGCAATTCAATCAGAACTTTCATCACATCAACCAAAACGAGATGGTGACGTTCTTGAAGTAGAAACATTGTATGGAAAATATGTTTCTACACGTGTGAGCGAACAAGTTATTACTGATGCAGCAGGTAACAAATTTACTAGACCTAGCTGCTGTGCAATGAATTTCTCAATGCCTACAGATTACATTTCTGCAGCAAACCTTGGTTTGGTAGATGATGCAGCTATTGAAAAAGATGGCATGAGTAAAAAGAAAGGCGCATAATATTATAAAAATAAAAGACACAAACTTGATTGGTTGTGTCTTTTATTTTTTATTCTACAAATAAAAAAGAGGTTTATAAATGAGTAATAGAAAACGCTCGGAATTAATTGCTGATCATATCGCGTTTTTGATCATGCAACATCTTCAACCTATCACTAAAGCTAAAGATGATGCTTTAGACGATTTAAAGAAAGCATTGTCTTTTTTAGACGAAAGTCCTGAATCATTAGCTATTGATGAATTGGAAAAAATCGTTGAACGAAAATATGGTAATGGTGAAACTCTGTTAAATAATAAACAGGCTGAAGAAAAGAAAGAGGAAACTCCTGTAAAAATCGAGGTTTATAGAGGCGTCGATAAAGGAGGAATAACTTATTCTAAAGCAACATTGCCTGAAAAGAAAACTGCTAATGCCACAGGTTATGATGCATTGGCTTGTTTCCCTGACGGATTTGATAATGAAATAACTATTCATCCTGGAAAAGTAGCTAAGGTTCCTCTCGGTATCAGTATGAAAATACCTGAAGGATACGAAGTACAAGTTAGACCTAGAAGCGGGTTATCTGCTAAAAAGAATGTACACGTTATTCTTGGAAGCATAGATGAAGATTATCGAGGGGTATTATCTGCAATAGTCGTAAATAGCAGCGATGTTCCTATTACAATCAATGATAAGACAGCTATCTGTCAATTGGTTGTAGCTAAGAAAATTCCATCAGTTATGGTAATGATGGATGGTGAGATTGACACAAACACAGAACGTGGAACTGGTGGATTTGGTCACACCGGTAACATGGGCGACAATTAGATATAATAAATAGGCGGAAATTTCCGCCTATTTATTTTTTATTTAAACGATATTATTAGATTTATATTATATTATTAGAGAAAGGAGAAATATAATATGGCAACGACAGATTTAGATTTATTCCTGAAAAATAATGGATACGAATATGTATCCGAAGTAGACTCAGGAGTCTATACGACAGACGGCGGAAGCTGTCTCGGACATTGGTTTGATATAGAAGCTCATGTTCTTGGAACAGCAGGAAACATGAGCCGCAATGAAATAGTTAGAGTTTATAAAAACGATGGCTATGTCATGGACGGTTGTAAAACCGGCGATCTCAATCCTGATTGGGAATGGAGTTTCTAATCGAATTAAAAACAGAAAACTAAATTAGTTTTCTGTACCGGATTGCTACGGTTTCTTTTTTATTCAAACGAATAAAATATCATTTAATGATACTATAATAACAAATATCACCATCATCCCAATCTCCAGAATCATCTAATGTTCCAGAAAGGCCAGATTGCTGTATAGAAGTTTTTAATTCGTTAAATATTTCATTATATTTTTCCATAAATTCGTTATAAGCATCTTCGTCTCTCGCTCTATTGTCGGTTCCTTCCCAGGCATTCCAACTAATTAGATTTAATACGGATGATTCACCATATATAAATCGTTTTAACGAGCCATCTTCATCATCAGGATTCGATAAACCTATACCTTTATAAGATTTAAATTTGTTTAAAATCGTTGTAGTTATTTTCTTTAAAATAGCAGCTTCTTGTTTTCGTTTAGATACTATAGAAGACATATCTCTTATAACATAATTTATTTTATATTTTTTAGCAAAATTTTCAACAGTATCTTTTTCGACATTAGTGATTGTACCATTTTTAAAGAGAAAACCATATATGTCTTTAAAAACTTCTTTATTTTCTTTAATATCAACTTCTATAAATTTAAGCTCATGTGTTTCTTTTAATTTTGAAGCATATTTTTTATCAATAAAGAAATTTCCTTTTTCAGAAGGATTAGTTTTTCCGCCGGATTTGTCGTCAACAAATCTAGCGCCGGTTACATCTGCAAAAAGGTGTCTTGCAGCTAATTCAAGTGTTTTATAAGCAAATTTATCGTTGTCGTAAGAATAACATAAACGTTTTTTATTTCCTAGACCAAATAATCCTTCATTGCTTCTTTCAGGTACAGTAACACTAATAGGACTAATACCTTCTTGATTTATAGTTATTTTCATAATATTACCTCATAATAAAGAGTTATTCGTTGTAAAGTCTTAATTTATAAATAAATTTTGGACATCATAATGACTTCTTATATACGTGTTTATTTAGGAAGTTAAACTAGTTTAATTTCTTATTTTTATTATAGGAGGATTTAAAATTATGGCAGATAATGAAATTACCAGCACTAATTTTAATGTCCGAGGATTTCTTGATGTCAGATTAGATTCTGTTTGGGCAGAATTGTCTCATTATATATCTGCTGAAGAATATAATTTGCTAAAGGCTGATATAGTCAGAGTAGCAAAAGCTAGAGGTATAACTATTGCTCAGAATATTATACCTAGTGATATTCAAAGTGGAAAGACCGTAACAGTAGATGATCTGACTAAATTGAGAGCCATGACAAAAAACACCGTTCTTTATGATGGTGGAAAGAATGTAAATGGAAAACTCGAAAGTGAATATAAATTCTATGATGCTGATAAAATATCTAAACCATTAGCTGCACTTTATAACGAAGTAAGACAGGTAGCCGTCGATATGAAAAACGGTGGCGGTTGTGTAGATTGTAGTACTACTTGTAAAACAGGTTGTGGAACTAACTGTTATAATACATGTCACACTCAATGTGGTAGTTCTAACTGTGGTGCTTCTTGTGGAACATCTGGTTGTATGACTAGCTGTGATGCTGCTTGTTCTAATGAAACTTGTGGAAGCAATTGTTCTGGAACATGTGGTTCAGCTTGTAAAGGCGGATGTTATACTACATGTACCGATAATTGTACAAGTTGTACAGGTACTTGTTCTATCTCATGTGGTGGAAGTTGTGATAATACGTGTACAGGTACTTGTTCAGCATCTTGTAAAGGTGTATGTGGTTCTTCACAATGTACTGGTAACTGTTCTGCTACGTGTGGTTCTACATGTGCTAGTGGATGTACTAATGGTTGTAAAAACACTTGTTCTGGTCATACATGTACAGCCAATTGTAGTAATAATTGCGGAAGTAACTGTAGTGCATCATGTAAAGATACTTGTGGAAATACTTGTGGAAATAACTGTACTACTTCTTGTGCAAAGGAATGTAGTAAAACTTGTTCTAATGCTTGTACTGGAAATTGTGATGCTTCAGGTTGTAAAGGCACTTGTGGTGCTAGTTGTTCGGGTAATACTTGTTATGGTGAATGCACAACAACTTGTGTAGGTAAATGTTGGGGAACATGTAGTACTGGTACTTGTAGTGGTAAATGTCATAGCGCATGTGCAGGAAGCTGTGCATCTGATTGTACATCAAACTGTGGTGATGGTTGTAAAAATACTTGTTCAACAGGTAATTGTAAAGACAATTGTAGTGGAACATGTGCTAATGGATGTAAAGATAGTTGTTACAACGTTTGTACTGGACAATGCGGTGCTAACTGTGCAAGTAAAACTTGCTATGGTGGTTGTGAAACCGTTTGTACTAGTAAATGTAGTGGAACATGTAGTACTGGTACTTGTACTGGTAAATGTCATAGCGCATGTGCAGGAAACTGTGCATCTGATTGTACATCAAACTGTGGTGATGGTTGTAAAAACACTTGTTCAACAGCTCGTTGTAAAGACAATTGTAGTGGAACATGTTCTAATGAATGTAAAGGTAGTTGTTACAACGCTTGTACTGGGGATTGTGGCAGTAGTTGTTCTGGTAAAACTTGCTATGGTAGTTGTGAAACCGTTTGTACAGGTAGATGTAAAGGAACATGTGCAGCTACTTGTACTGGTAAATGTTATGTAGCATGTGGTGGAAGCTGTGCATCTGATTGTATATTAAACTGTGGTGATGGTTGTAAAAATACTTGTTCAACAGGTAATTGTAAAGACAATTGTAGTGGAACATGTGCTAATGGTTGTGAAGATAGTTGTTACGACGCTTGTACTGGGGAT